CCATGAAGTGAGATTTCTTGCTGCGCAGACTAAGGACTCTGACAAGAGAAAGGCTGATACAGCTAACAAGCCTAATGACTTTCTCTTTGATGGTGACAATATCAAAGGTGGAAGACTTCTAGTTCTGTGCGAAGGCGCATGGGATGCGATCAAGATCAACTCCGCGATGATTCCCGGAGTGTCGGCCACGGCATTGTACGGAAAAGTGCTGATGCCAAAACAAATGACTAAGCTAATTGAAGTGTCTCAGGGCTATGACAAAGTGGCTATTGGTCTGGATAAAGACGCCTATGTAGATTCATTGAAGTTGCGTGATCGACTGCAATGGTATGTGCCTTCAGTGACTATAGCAACTCCAAATGACAAAGACTGGGGAGTCATGAAGCAATCAGACATAAAGAAGGACTTGGTGGCCGTGTGTTAGACGCAATAGAAGAGAGTAATGAAAAGGAAGTGAAGGCTAAGAAGCCTAGAACCAAACGCGCTTCTGCAAAGCCTAAAGAACCTAAGTTGACTGATGATGACTTGCGCCGTTTGCAATGCGAAGCATGCCCCTTTCTGTGTTACAAAACACAAGATGATGACACATCCAATGATGCACTAGACATCCTCATTGTCTCAGAAAACTACATGCGTCCAATGACGTATGTGTTTGATCAGCATGACGTAAGGGTGAAGCAAACACATTTAATTGAGTGCCTTCCGTATGGCGAGAAAATACCCAAGAAGGACCTGGACAAAGGCAGCACATGCTGCATGGGCAGAAAGCTATCCCTGATAGAAGCACACAAACCCAAGCTGGTTCTGAGCGTTGGCTATGACTGCTACAAACATCTAGAGAAAGGATTAGGCAATACCCCGAGTGGTGTGAGCGACTTTATTTTGATGCCATCGTCCTATAACGGTCATCTCTTTTGGCACTACTGCATACCTGAGAAAGGGGCTCTTCTGTACGCGCAGGAAAGTGTCAGCACGGTTATAGACGCCCTGGATAAGGTGCCTTCAGTAGAAGAAGGGAATGATGGCGGCATTGAGTATGTAGTCCTGAGTGAAGACATTGATCCAGCCTTCGATTGGTTCGAGCAACAAGAGATAGTCACGTTCGACATAGAAACTACAGGGTTGAATCCTTTTCAGAAGAACGATGCGGGCATAGACCCAACGATCCTTAGTATAGCTATAGGCACAAAAGATCGTGTGTTTGCTTTCCCCTTGTTCCATCCGCAAACACCGGAATCTTTTGATTCATACAAAGTACTTGAGCGATTATGGGACCTTGCCACAAAGGTTCCTATGATTGCCCATAACACCCAGTTCGAACTTGACTGGATTGGCAGCATACTTCCTGACTTTGAAATGCTGGGGGTATTCCACGACACTATGGCACAGGTCTATCTGCTGACTCCGCCCAAAATGCCAAAGTCTCTGGATGCATGCGTGCGCCGCAACTTTGGCTTTGGACTGAAGATAATTTCTGGCATAGACGTAACTAATTTATACAACACCCCTCTTGAGCAGGTGTTGGCTTACAACGCCCTAGACGTGAAATATACCCATAAGCTGTATGAAATGCAAGAGGCTCAGCTAGTACTGGAAATGCTTTGGGACCTATACATATCTCTTCAGCTTCCCTTCATACCAGCCGTCACCAGAATGCGCCGAAAAGGACTACTGGTAGACCAAGAGTTTGCAAAGAAGGTTGGAGAAGACCTACAGGCACAATACACAGCAGCGGAAGAATCCCTGTTCAACATTCCTGAGGTGGCGAAGTTTATCAAGGATAAGGGCAGCTTCAACCTAGACTCGACTACTCAGATGCGCGAACTCATGTACAACTATGTGGGAGTACCAACTACACAGACAAGCTTTGACGAAAAAAATCTAGCTAAGATGAAGCATCCTGTGGCTAAGGCTATAGTTGCGGTACGTAAGATTAACAAGCTTCACTCTACATACATCTTGCCTTATAACAAGGCGGAGGAAGGAGGAGGCCGTGACCTATGCGAAGACGGTCTTATCCACAGCTCCATAAGTACGATCAGGACGGTTACAGGGCGGCTGAGCACGTCGCCAAACATTCAGAACTTCCCATCCCGTGGTGGCAAGAAGAAGTATCGCAGCATAATCAAGGCTCCTCCTGGTCATACCATGGTGGAGATTGATAAATCTCAAATTGAGTACCGCTGCATAGCGTCTATATCTGGGGACAAAGAGATGGTACATGCCATCAATAATGGCTTGGATGTTCACATGTATTGGGCAAAACGACTGTCAGAAGAGTTCAAGTATCTGGTGAAGGACAGGGATGATCCAAAGCAGATGGACGATTTTAGAAGTGCTGTTAAGAACCAGTGGACATTCCCTCTATGCTATGGCAGCTTGCCCTATAACGTCGCAGGTAATCTGAAGCTGAAACAGAAGGACAAGAACAGACTTATTGAAATTGTTGAAGATGAATTCTGGAGTCACCATACGGGAGTTAAGCAGTGGCACCAAGACCTTGAGACATTCCTTAAAGAACATGGATACATTACCTCTGTGTTCGGAAGACGGTTCAGACCACCTCTCAATTTCAACGAAATGATCAATTATGGCATCCAGAGCGCTGCCCACGATATGGTTGCCGCAGAGTTTACGAGGTTAGCCAGAATGTCATATGAGTTGGACGAGCCCGCACTTTGTCCCATAAACGAGATTCACGACGCGCTAGTGTTTGTCATTCCTGAGGAAAAGTTCGACGACCTCATTCCTGTAATCATTGAAGTCATGGTTGATGTACGTAAATACGATTGGGTAAAGGTTCCAATTGATGTTGAAGTTTCCGTGGGGCCAGCTATGGGATCTTTAGTGAAGTCAGGAACATTCAGCAGCGCAGAGTGGGAGTTTGTTTTGTCATGACTAACCCCTCGTGGAGAAAGAAAAATGGCATGGAATAAAAAACACCATGGACAATGCTGCGGGGACTGCAACAAATTACACACTCTTCCACAGGATGAGGAATCCGCTAAATTCTACTCCATTCTGATTCAGCACCTACCATGTTTAAAGAGTCCAGGAGTCAGAAAGAAGTGTCAGCGTAAAGCAGACATCATTGCTGCATGCAAGTGGGCCATTGAAGTTCTGGAGGCAGCGGATCAACCATCTAATGACTCAGATATGCAATCATTGACAGCATAAACGCACTCACGCTATTATTAAGGAGTAAGGAATAAATGTCCTTTGACCAAACAAAATACGATTATTTTAAAGCCTTCCTCGACATCGACAAAGACAATATGCCAGTCGACGAAGCAAGCCGTAAACAGCCCGTATTAAGACAGGAGGTAGGAGAGTTCCAGGCCGCAGCCCATAAGAAAATGGAAGAATCTGCTGCCCTGATCAAACCACTTAAAGCTGCACTAAATCTTAGCTACAGAGACAATCTTACAACACGTGGTGAGAAGTTCACTGAGTCCAAAATTGAGTCCTTGGTTGAATCTGATCCAGGTTTGGCTGCGGCTGTACAAGATGCTATCGACACTAAAAATGAATACGAAAGATGGGAAATTTTATACAGTCAGTACGAGTCGAGAGAGCGAACAATAGCTAATAACACTCGACTTGTAGAAGGTGCATTCATTGAATACAACCGCGCTGCTGGTCCTTAGAAATAATACAAACTGATAAATGTTAAAACAAATAACTGGAGAAAGAAAATAATGAGTCTGAAGAGTAAGTACGGGATGATAAGCGGCACCAGCAAAGAGAAGTATGAGGCCAACGATCCTGAAAATAGAAAGAGCAACAAACACACATACCTCAGAAGTGACATCACTCTCTATAAGCCGCCCGAAGACAAGAAAGACGACACTAGAGTGCGCTTTATAGCTAATCCCGTCAAGGAGTATATCTTTGACGAAATACGAGTGCATTTCCTAAGCACTCCTCCATTTGAATCTTTTGTCTGTCCTAAGTGGGCATTCTATTCAGAATATGAACTAGAAGGAGCTGCTGCTCATTGCCCTCTGTGCAATAAAGCAGACGATATCTATAAGAAGAAAAGAGAGTTGAGCAAGGAAGACTTTGACACGGAGAAGCAATTCAAAGACGCTGGACAGAAGCTTTCTAAGGAAGCTGGTGAATACAAAGCTACTACCTTGAGCCTTGCATATATTGTAGACCGAGCCAACCCTGATAAGGGCGTGCAGATCTGGGCTATTTCAGGCACCAAGACACCAGAGCGTTTCCGACTCCTGCATAAGGATTCTGAAAATGCCGGTGGCATCATCAACTTCGAAGATCCAGACGATGGTTATGACGTGTTTTTCAATCGTGTAAGCAACGATAATGGAACAGGATTCCCTGGTTACACGATCATCAAACTAGCCACTAAGTCTACTCCTCTGTCAGAGAGTGAGAAAGAGGCAGTAGCTTGGTGGGAATACGTCAAGGCCCATCCTACAAAGGAAATGCTTCGAGTGATGTCTGTCAAAGACATTGAGAAGAGAATGTACGGTGCTCCTGCGGATACCTCCTCGGATGAAGACGACTCTGACGATGACGACGAAGAAGAGACTGATGACGACACCCCGGTCAAAGAAGTGGAGAAAGAGTCAGCCCCTAAAACTGAGAAGGCTGCTGAGTCACCTGCTAAACCACAGAACGAAAGGTTGGCTGCTCTGAAAGCAAAACAAGAAGCCCGCAAGGCAGCTAGCTAGTCGCCCTTTTATAACCATAGGTGTTCAACATGTCCGACAAACAGAAACCCGCTGCCAAAACTATAGGCAGCGGGGAAAGTGCCGACCGTGATAAAGCGCTCAGCAGTGCTCTTGACGCAATCAAGAAACAGTTTGGAGAAGGTTCCATTATGAAGCTAGGCGATACTCGCCATGCTGAGATGGAAGTTATACCTACTGGGGCACTCACGCTGGACTTGGCCCTAGGAGTTGGAGGTCTGCCAAAGGGAAGAATCATAGAGATCTATGGCCCTGAGTCTTCTGGTAAAACAACTCTGGCTCAACATGTCGCCGCCCACGTTCAGAAGAAAGGCGGAGTAGCTGCTATTGTTGATGCTGAGCACGCTATGGACCCTGTGTATGCTCGTGCGCTTGGAGTGAATGTAGATGAACTACTGATCTCCCAGCCTGACACCGGAGAACAAGCCCTTGAGATTGTGGAACAGTTGGTACGGAGTGGTGCTGTTGACCTGGTTATTCTTGACTCAGTGGCCGCTCTGGTGCCTAAGGCTGAGATAGAAGGAGAGATGGGTGACAGTCTACCAGGCCTACAGGCAAGGCTCATGTCACAGGCGCTCAGGAAGCTTACAGGCATTGTAAGTAAAACCAATACTATGGTAATTTTCATCAACCAGCTGCGCCAAAAGATTGGTGTTGTTTATGGCAATCCTGAAGTGACCACTGGCGGCAACGCCCTTAAGTTTTATGCATCCATTCGCCTAGATATCAGGAAGATTGAGAGCCTTAAGAAGGATGGCCTGGACTATGGCAATCGTGTCAAGGTCAAAGTAGTTAAGAACAAAGTCGCACCACCATTTCGTATAGCTGAATTTGACATTATTTACGGCAAAGGCATCAACTCCATAGGCTGCTTAATTGATGTGGCCGCAGAGAAGGAAATCATCAAGAAATCTGGGACTTGGTTCAGCTATAAAGAAGAAAAGATGGGACAAGGAAGGGACCAGGCAAAGACTTATTTAGAAGGTACCCCAGACACTTTAGCTGCTATAGAGAAAGCCGTTAGAGCTGCCATAGAGACCGATTAATAAACGGTCAGGGTTTTTGCTAGTTGACTAAAACTTTAGGAGGGCTGAGTATGAAAGTACTCATCGTCAGTGACCTACACTTCAGCAGTCGGTCTCAAGATGAATATTTCTTTGACTTGTTTGACAAGGTGGACATGTTGATAGACGAACACAAGATTGATGCGGTGTTCGTGCTAGGGGATCTTACAACAGCGAAGGATAACCACAGCAGCAAGCTTGTAAATAGAGTGACCGAAGGATTGGTCCAATGGTCAAAGAAGGTGCCTGTAAAAGTGCTTATGGGTAATCATGACCTTCAGACTGCTGGCAACCCGTTCTTTATGTATGTAGGACTATACCCACGCATAGAGTTCATAGCTACGCCCAAAGTAGATGATGACTTTCTGTTTCTGCCGTTCTCTAAAGATTTAGATGCAGACCTAGATACTTATGACGTTACCGGCAAAATAGTGTTTGCACACGTTAGTGTCGAAGGGTCCGTCTATGAGAGTGGAGTGAAGGCGGAGGGAGGAATTGATCCTGCCAGATTCGACAAAGCTAAGATTGCGTTCTCTGGGGACATACACAGTCCTCAGGAAGTAGGCAGCGTGATCTACGTTGGTTGTCCATACAACATTCGTATGAATGACGTGTTTCAGGGTAACTGCGTTATTCTTGACACCAAGACTCTTGAGTGGAAGAGAATCCCTATGGACTTCCCCAAAAGACGCACCCTAAACATTAGTTCAGTTGCAAACTTAAAGGTGCAGCTAGAAGACCTTCGCCCACGCGACCAGGTAAAAATACGCTTACACCTGGATCAGCAAAACATGGGGCTTTGGCGACAGATCAAGGATGAGTCCATGTCTTTACTGAAAGAGTCAGGCATTGTCCTCAGTGCGTTTGAGACCCCAAGGGATAAGCTGGCCCCAGTTGCCCTTAGTAAGACTTCTGAGGTTCGGTTCTCGGACTATGACAGTTACACCGCTGCTCAATCAATTAGCCCAGAACTTAAACAGGTAGGGGCCGAGATAATTGCAGAGGTGAGCGCCCGATGAATATTGTCAAAGTTGAGGCCAGTAACTTTCGTTGCTTTGGTCCTTCATTCTCCACAGACATGCCAACTACAAGAGGGTTACACCTGGTTACCGGAAGGAACCTGGAGACCCCTGCCTTAGGGGCTAATGGCACGGGTAAGAGTTCGACATTTGCCGCCATATGCTGGGCTTTGTTTAAGAAGACCGCCACCGGTCAAGATTCAGGCTCCTTGCTTCGAAGAGGAGCTAAGAAAGGGTATTCCGTCACTCTACATATAGTTGATGACGACGGACAGGCAAGGGTCCTGACTAGAACGTGGAACCCTATAAGCCTCAAGTTGGATAATCGAGAAATTGCTGAGTATGAACTAACTGATTGGTTAGGACTTACCTATGAGCAATTCCTATATAGTGTTTACTTTCCTCAGTCTGGAGTAAGCTTTATTGATTTGACTCCAATGAAGAAACTGGCCTTCCTGTCACAGTTATTCAATCTGGACAAATGGGTTTCTTATAGTGAATTGGCTAAGGAAAAAATTTCAGGTTCCAAGCTAGAGTTGTCTAAGGCGCAGCAATCTAAAACTTTGTTCTTGGCTGAGATTGAGCGAGTACAGCAGCTAATAGTGTCGACATCGCAGGCATGTGAACAATGGAAAACAGACTACGAAGAAAAGCTTGCGGGCATCAAGATTTCACGAGATAAAGTGAAAGACACTCTGTTACAGGTACCTTCCAAGGGCGATCTTCAGGAGCAGCTAAAAGAGATAGAAGAAACAAAAGCAGCCTTTGAGCTAGACAAGAAACGGATACAGGGTCAATTGAACGAGCTGTCGGCAAATGAGGGAGTTGTTAAACACAAACTTCAGTCAACAACTGCTAAGTTAGAGAGTATTGCCCAAAAGGAAAACACAGAATGCCCTGCCTGCTTACAAGTAGTCGGCAAGGCGCATGTAGAGTCTATTTCAGATGGATTGTTTGCAGAGGCAGAACAGCTTGAAGAAGAGCTGGTGAGCGTAGTCAAAGACAAACTCGCAATCAAGCTCTCGATTGAAGAGCTGGAAGAGTCTATAAACGATGCTCTTCAATTATCTAGGGACGTATCTAAAGAGCTTTCACAAATAGAAGCACTAATCAGAATAGAAGACGGCAAAATAAACCAGATCAAGTTTTTCGACGAGCAGCTTGCTAAGACGGAGAAGGAAATCAATCCACACAGTTCTCAGTTGGATGATTTGCTTAAACGTAACGCTAGTCATGCATCAGACACCAAAACTTTTGATGACGAAATTTTAAGAGTGGAGACCAAGATATCTCAATATGAATTTTGGCAGAAGCACTTCCCTCAAGTGCGACTGTCAATATTGGAAGAAGTCACACAGGAGCTAGAGATCCACTTCAATCAAAGCTTTTGCACCATGGGTCTTTTGGACTGGTCGGTCGAGATTTCCACAGAGAAAGAGCTTAAATCTGGCGCCACAAAAAACGAGCTTACTGTAAAATTGTACAAAGATGGAGTCGACATTGATATTGACTCACTATCTGGTGGAGAGAAACAACGTCTTCGCGTCTGCACCAACATAGGCATCTCTGATCTGATCAAGGCAAGATGTGGCGTTACCTGTGATCTTTTGATGATTGACGAGCCCTGCGCAAGCTTATCACAAGAAGGTATTGATAATTTACTGGGCATGCTGACGGCCCTTGGGGAAACTCAAACAATAATGTTGGCTGAACACAGGGTCATGGACTCTGCAAAATTTGATTCAATTTTCACGCTGGTCAAAGGAGTTGATGCAACATCAGTAATGGAAAGAACAGCATGAGGGCAGAATAACGAATGCGTATAGACAATATCCACTTTATTGAGTCAATGTTTAGACCAGAATATCGACACCGCATGCCTGTTCTTATCGCTGCGATTGTGGACAATAAAGAAGAAGAGACGGACGCCATAGTCAGCGAACATGTAAAAGACATTGCTGATCATCATTCCGTTACTCTCGACGTGGATATGCCATCGCTTAAATGGACAGTAACAAAACTTAGAAAGGCTCTTAGAAATAGAATAAAAGCTTTCAAAGTTGGGAATGGTGTTATTGTCGCACCGGAAGAAGAAATACAGGACACCTACGTCGACACTGATGACGATGAGGTGCAGGACGAATATTAGTCAAAAGTCAAGTTTGTTTTAATCACAGCAACGGGGGCTACTCACCTACATGGCAATACACATACCTAGATTTCCAGCACAGATGGCTAAGAACAGGCTGTATCATCACTTACGAGAAACATTTGAGAAAGATTGTATTGATGTCTGGAGCATAGATGATCTAATTGATCTCTATGACAAAAAATCGTTGGATGCTGTAATCAATGAAGAATTTTTGGTAATTATGAGTGGGAAGTCCCATGTTCGTATTGCATTCAGACAGGTCGGAACAGTGGCAAATCTAATAAGCAACAAAGCTTCTAAAGGTGTGTTCGAATTCCACGAGTTGCTGAGTAAAATGCCTAAGAGTCAGAAGGTATCTAGCTCCGACATGAAAGACTTTCTATCGTTCCTGATTGACTTTGGGCAGTTGCAGGAGTTTACTCTTCCTGGCTGCGCATTCACATATGTGACCAAAGACTCTGATGACGAAGTTACATGGGAGAAGTCCAAGCTTATGTACTATTGGTCATCTAACATGGAGACACGATCTATACATCAAATGTCGACTGATGATGGACTGGAAGAGCTGAGAGAAGCAGTTAGAGAAGACGAGAAAGACGGCCAGGCTGCTTAAACTAGTTTTCCCTTTAGAAACATCAGGCCACGAAGTCGTCCTAGCTTTCTGACTAGTCGTGAGTGTCTGACTCCATTATACGGTCTCAGAATACTTTGCTGCGCGTTGACACAGTACTGCCATCGCAGGTTTCTATATGTTTGGTCAAGTAGGGCTTCTAGCTCTGCTTCCTGCATTTCTGTGAGGGAGTATTTTTTCTGGTATCGCACAAAAACACCTCACACAGGTTAGGACCTTGTATGAGGATAATGGGCCGTGCGAGCTTCTCTTAGTTTTCCGTGGTTTTCTTACGCTTCTTACGTGCTCTACGGGCGGCAATTTTGCCAGGTCCTTTGTTACTGGCCTCTAGACTCATTACATAGCAACTGCCGCACATACCATTTGTTCTCGCTTCCCTATCTATGTGTGGACAGTTTGTGGCGTAGACTATGGCCCTAGGCATGGGAGGGGGAGCCGGTTGTAGCCCGTTTACCTTCACAAAGTCGTAGTGGTCTTGGAGGTTCTTTAACAATGATATGCCTTCGTTTGTTGGAAAATCTAGTTTATTCTCTACCAATATGTTAATGGCGTCTTCTATGTTTATCGAAGCAGATCGTAGTTTCAAAAGATGCTTTATTCCACGATGTTTTCTGTCTAGTAGGCCAACTACCTCAAGTATCTTCAAAGCATCATCGAGAGGAAAAGGATGCTTCCCTATTAAGTATCTGTTCAAGGTTTGGTAAGACACACCAGTTTTATCAGCCAAGTCCGAATTGCGCCAATAAGGGTCCATGCTGTAGAAAATGGTTTGTAGATCTTCAGCAATGGCATATTTGGGTTTTTTGGGCATAATAAACTCTCTTGATTTTATACCAACTGTACCGATATTATCACACATGTAGTTATCAGTAAAGCCTAAACACATACGGTGCGAGCATTGCCAGTCATTCACGCAATATAGCCATTAGATATGCAAAAGCCTCAACCGTATCAGGCCGAGGCTTTTCTTAACTACTGGAGCGCTTACTTCTGAAAGCCTACGCTTGAGATTTGATGCGCATCGCTGCTCATTTGAGCATTACATAGAACGGCATCTAGTGGCATCCAGAAGTGTCCTTTCAAGTCTCCATAAACTCCTGTTCCCCAAGAGTTACGAATGAGACCCCAATCTTTGATTCCCTGAGTACCCATAGGTCTGTTAAGGGCATAGCCGACTACGTCAGTACAATGACCCCCTATCGACTGCTCCGAGTCTCCTGGAATCAACATAACGCCACTGTTCATGACGTTCTTGTCCTCGAAGCTAGGGTACACCGTGAAACCGAATGTCACAGGGTTGCCTTGAGCTAGGGTGTTAAGCAGCGTAATTCTGTCCAGGTTGACTGTGCTGGTCACAAGTGCGCGGTGAAGAATAGCATCGTTGTAACACTGCACAGGCGGTTTCTTCTGGAACTTAGGAGGGTTTATTATAGGTATGCCATTGGTGTTGTCGTCATAAGTCCACAGCCATGCAGGCGTAGTTCCGTCTGCTTCTGACTCAGGGCACACCCCGAACTTATTGATAGCTGTGATCACGTCAGCAATTACAGCGCCAGCATCTTGGTTGACTGTTCCTTCCATAGCGCGAGAGTTGTAGTAGATAAACAATCTGCTGGGAGTGAATTGCCACTTGTAGTTGTTCTTCATCATGAGATGTTGAATCAACCCGGCAGTACCATTGGCGGTGCATGAACCTAACTGACCCTGATCATAGCAATCAGGAAACTGACTTCTCAAATCCACTTCCTGAGGTATGTCCATCTCTGAGCGCATGTTGGGTAGGACAAGCCTCGGATAAGCACGTGAAGGCAGCCCGCGCTTCCAGCCATAGGCTCTTGTGGTAGTATTCATTTAGGACTCCTTAGCAGCAGACAGCTGCTGTTGATGCACCACTTGTTGATGTAATGCGTAAAGCATTTACAGGTGTCAGTACTTGAGTGATGTCAGCCGACAGAGTTACTGCCTTCCAAATGCCACCATTATTGTTGCCATCGTTATAGATTGTTTGGTCTTTGTTGCAACAGACTTCTAGCGTGACTTTGGTGTGGTCAGAAAAAATGATAGTTATCGGTTTGAATGTGTTGACACCAGGTGAGATGTAGCAAACACTTTGGTCTCCAGTATCCGTAAAACTCAGCTCATAAATCTGAGCTATGTAGCGAGAATATTGTGGACGTTGAGAAGGATCGTTGTTAACTGAAAAGGTCATGATACTTGGGACTCCTGTAAGGTCTTGAGGCAGGCCATTGAAACTAGGTCTCTGCGGCCTTGGAAGAATTGGACGAGCTTGGTGGGGTCTCTAGGAATCTCTTGCTTGAACACGAGATCTTGGAACTCTTTAGCAACTGCCATGCCGCAAGAACTTTGAATCTGCAACAATATGGTGTTCGCTGGAACAACTTGCATGTTCGCCTGGAACGTGGCAGCTGCATCAGCGGGATTGAACGAGCTTACTAATTGCTGTTCAGCCATGTTTATAAGGCTCCCTGCTCGACTTTCCACACCCTAGTCTTCCTTCTTAGCTTCATCAGCTTTGGGAGCAACCACAGGCTTAGCAGCTGGTGCTTCTGCCTTTGGAGCTTGAGCTAATTCGTACAGTCTTTTCTTAGCCTTGGACGTGTGAAGGTTAGACCCTTCGCGCTTACCTTGCGCTTTTACTTCCTTCTTAGCTTGGCCCCAAAGTTCTACTACTTCACCGAAAGTGCGGCCAGTTGCTTTGGCCAGATTTCTAAGCTCTTCTTGCATGGTTATTTGATCCCTCGTATTTGTGCTTCTAGGTCGTTGTCTCTTCTAAGCCACCCAGCAAGATCGTGCGCCTGTGCTGGGTTTTGCTTAACTCTGAAATATCGGTATGCTTTTCTCTGTTCACATATGTTCAATGCAACTCCCAGCTGTTCGCCTGGGCTAAGCGCTTTCAATGCTGCGAGCATTTCTCCTGTCATGAAACAAGAAGGACCGAGAAAGAGTGCTTTGGCAACAGCGAAAAGACCAGGCTGTTTCATGGCTAAAGCTTCGGCCAAGAACTTTCTGAAGGTACCGGGATTGAAATTTACGGCTGTATCAAACAGAGTCATAGACAGCGGTAAGTCACATATGTAGGCATATGAAGGGGACCAGAACATGGTCTGATAGATAGTCCGCACTTCGTCTGTGCTGATGTTGTAAACACTTTGGAGAGGAAGTTTATGGTTCTTCCGGTATGTGTTATATGTCGCTTGCGTTATGCCAAAATCAGTACGCCCACCAGGATCTGTTGGGTCGTTACTTTTGCCGCCTTCCCATTTAAGAGTAAATGCAAGGGCTTTGTAGAATGCTTCCCTGGACATGCGATTACTACCTCTTCATTAGAGATAGTAAGGTTGATTACGAGTGTCACTTATTTTATTGGCTGTTTACGATGGGGCACACGACTTGACCCACGGCACAAATAATTTTGCCAACAGTGATTGCTATCTGGTAGTAGTCTACGGAAGCCACTTTAGCTTGTGCTGGGTTAGTGAGGAATCCATGTATGAATTCATCTGGAGGTGGCAAAATGTTGTTATGCAAAGCCGTTAACTTGAAGTGGTCGATAACCCCTTGTTGTTGCTGCGTATTCATCATCGTATAAGAGTTAATCATTAGACCCACATCTCCACAGATATACCAGGTGATGATCCGTCGTCGAATGTTGAAGACTGCGGACCAGAATAGAATGTCGCTGTATGAGTGCCATCTGTATATTCCATGGGGAAGGCCTGACATAGATTTGCGTGTGTAGGAGAAGGACTAATCACAACGTCCTTGTATTCTCTAACTATCGCCTTGGACTCGGTTGTAAGAGCTACAGCGCCGTAAGGTGACCCAGCTCCAATATAGTTATCTAGAGGCGAATACAAAGACGTAGGAGTTGCTGACCCGATTGTGTTTATTTGAAATCCGATTCCTGGCATAAAGTTAGCAGTAGTAGGTTTTACTAAAGCAACTACAGTCACTTTTGGCAAAATCGGATCTATGGCATCCACAACGAATGAGCATGAGTAGCTTCCAGCGGAAGCACCCCCGGTAGCGTGTGGTGAAGTCGCTGTGGCAGTAATGGGAAGAAGCCAGTTTGTAAATGACGGGATAGCTTGGCCTAGGCTCAATGTTGAACTCTTGAGTCTTTTATTGTAGTGATTTTTTATACAACGAGACTGACCCCAATCATAAGTGCCCGCACTGCTGCCATAGAATGTGCCTAGATAGGTGTATGCAGGAAATAGTGTGCTGCTTACTTGTCTTATCCTAATGCCGTTAAAGAATACGGGAATGTTAGTGGTAGTCGCTGCTTCGATAAACAAAGTAGGAGTTCCGCTAGAAAGAAACAAATAAACGTAGTATGTTGCAGGGGTGGCCGACAGGCTGCTCAATGACAAATTAATACCAGACCCAATGTCTACGATCTTCGTATATCCGGCAGTCGCATCATACACCGGTACAAACGTGTGTTCTTTGGGTAAATAATATAGAGTTGTTGAACCAGACGACGAACTATCCAGATCAGGATTAACTGAGCTTGTGCATAATCGTCCTCCCGGCACCATTAAGGCGGTTGCCCCATAAGTTAGAACTCCCGACCCATTGTTTATTGGTACGGTACCTGCGGCGCCCTGAGTAGCGGGGAAAGTAGTTGCGCAATTAGGCAGGATAACTGTAGCACCGGTTGCTACAGCAGGAGATTTTAAATTTGTTGCGCCTGAAGACCCATCCCTAAACTGTAATTGTCCAGCAGAACCTAAAGATCCTACGATTAAGGAGAACGTACCTCCAGATGCAGAGGAAATTAAGTTAGGATTGCCGCCAACTACTGTCCCGGTGCTAGCAAAATAAGCTAGCTCACCACCTCCTGAGCTTAACACAGTCCCAGAGCCACCTCCGCCGCCACTGATTGAAGCTTGCCATTGAGAATATTCAACAGCTTCACCGGCGCCAGTTGCAGGAGCTGTGTTAATAATACCTCCGGTAGCATACTTGACGAACTTGCCAGCAGTTGGAGTTGTAACACCTTGAGAGAACTCTACAGCCTGGCCATTGGCTGTAGCAGCGGTAACGTTCACCACTCCCCCTGTGCCATAAAGAACAATGTCTCCAGCTGTTGGAGTAGAGGTAGGAGTCCCTACAAGAGTGGTCAAATTAGAAACGTTTGTGTTGGTTGTGTCGAGTTGACTTTTGACCACTACAGAAGTGCTTGTGGACCCAGCATTAGCATACAAGACGCCTGATCCATCACGTTCAGGCACACTATTATTAGTAACAGTAACAGAAGGAGCGGCTAGACCACCAATGTCTCCTTCTAAAGTGGTTACCCGTCCAACCAAAGCTGTATAACCGCCGCTTCCTGCCAGAGGAGCATACGTTGCCGCTGCACCTAAGGGAGTCACAGCAGTAGTGTCATCCGTGCCTGCTATAACTTGAGCGTTTGTTGCTAATTGAACAGCGCCGGGAGTTAAATGTGAAGCTAATGAGTTACTGAAAGAAACCAGTGTCCATGTGGTGCCACCAACTGTACCATCTGTAGCTGTGCATCTATAGAGGGCTGCGTCCCCAGCTATACTTGTACAAAAAATACCTACCTGCCCAGCAGCCAGGTGTCCTTGGGGGTTTCCGTTGTAAGTTAAGTTGGCAGCGTTGTCTAACTGCGTCAGCCAAACTCTTGCTAAAACAGTAGGATCACCGTTCAAATTGCTAAGAAGGTAATACGTCATTGAGATTCCTTCGAAAGCAATGCAAGAGAGGCCTTAAGCTCTTCGTGCATCTTTTCTAACTTATCTATTTTTGCTATCAATTCATTGTTGTTAGGTTTGACGCTTATCCACGCACCGGACTCAGGGCAACGAACTAACCCTTGGAAGTGGTGCTTGCCATTGTGAAAGTATTTAGGTCTTTGTCCTGGAATATCTCTGTTCATGGCTAGCTCTCAATAACGCGAACGTTTCTAATCATTGGGGTGAGGAAGGTCTGATCTGACGCCAACACCAACTTCACCTTGACTGTCTGGTGCAGATCTCCTGACCCAGAGTCGTATTGATAGTGTAGTTGAGTGAAAGTATCGTTTATGAAAAGAGTGTCGGCTGTGATGAGCGACATCCCGCCGGTCGGATTGTTGTTTGTTGTTGGTCCAACATAAGACCCACCATCCAATTTGACATACGGAGAAATGCTGCAACCACCGGGTATGGAAGTTTCTACATATACGTCCGTGTATCTACCGGATGAAGATGGCAATGAAAATGTACGATGCAGATAAGCACCAGATGCCTGGTAGATAAATCCAATCAATTCAGGATTGTCTATCAGAACTGGGCAAAGAGTACCATCTGCGCTATTGGTCAAGACTACTCTGTACTGAATGGTCTGTTGCGCGAAGCCAAGATCAAGCTCTACGGTAGGCGTGCACGTATTCCACGTATTACCAGCGTCAGTGGAGTATTGGAAAATAACTTGCGTGCCATCTCCAAGCTCTTTGAACGGGGCGGAGAACATGAACGTGCATACTGGGGAGCCAAAATCTTGAGTTCCCAGAGTTACAGTCGCAGTAGGGTTAGTGAACTGTGCATAGTTGATATTGAACTGAAGATCTACACCGGCTAGCACTGACCAAGACACAGCATCAGGGGACTCTAGGGCCACACCGGTAGCTGGGTTAGTAGTGATAAGAAGGTTAGAATTAACATCCTTGCTTCCTAGTTGTGCAGTCCATATGCTTGCAGCATTGTCGTTAGTCAATACAACGAAGGCATACTCAGTCCCACCTTGCAAGTAAATAGGCTTAGGCATTGGAAAGTTGGTAGCTTCTGTGGTGCTGGTTATGCTGCTGGCTTGCAGCCAACTTGTGCCAAGGTAAGGTCCGGTAGGAACACCAGAAGTAACTTGAGATATTGCAACAGCTACAGGGTTAGCTGGCAGCACGGCGAAGAATAGATCTACTGAAGACAAATAACCGTCATTTACTGGTGTGAATGTTTGTGCAAGAGGGTCAGTGGTTCCAGTAATGGACGCCATGAAGTCTTTCTGTGGGAATCCAAAGTAGCCACTCTGTGCAATTATCAAAGCTGCGTTGGCTGCGATGTCGGTAGAAGAAAGATTGACTGCATTCGCTATGTTGGATAGAACAGTGCCGTTGACCACAGTTTGTAGCTCTGTGTATGCAGCATAAACTGAAAGACCAGCAATCAAGTCATCAACCGTAAGGGTGACACCATCAAACACTGATTCTGCAATCGCGGAGGCAATAACGTGAGCACATGAAGTAGCTGCCCACTTATTAATGATTACCCAAGTAGCGAAGCTTGGCTTGTAGCCTTCAACCACAACTTCATCATAAGGACCGTAGTAGACGTTTTCTACCTGAGTACTATTCTTGGAAATTGACGGCAGTCCTAGAGTTTGTGCCAGAGCATAGATAGGAATTCCTGTTCCAGACAGGCCAGACACAGTTGGTGCTTTAGGAGGTATTGTGACAGTGATGTCTACCTGCTCCATGTTCGGAGAGGCGTTGTAGATCACGCTAGCATATGACACAACTCTGTTTGAAGTTGGTAGTGACCCACCTACGTGACCATAGAATTCAACTTGGTTAGAGCCAGGGATTACAGTAGGCGGAATAACAAATGACGCTGTCCAGTTACCGTTATTATCCGCATTTACGCAGCCAGGGAAGTTTGAATCTGTGCTTGCAGCAGTAGACCCGGTTGGAGTTAAGGCAACCACTTCTCCGTTGAACGTGCACTGGATTGACTGCTCATTGGCAGTGAACACTGATCCAGAGCAAGTAATGGTACCACCACTAGGAGTGTTGCCTGTCAGCAGAGTCTGTGTGTTTGTCGTTACTGTAGCCCAGGCATTGTTCTGGGTAGTAGTGTTAGTAGACAATACAGTTGCATTGTTCAGAGGGTTATTGCCCGTCGAATCTGAAACTGCATCTGTCCAGCCGGTAGGAGTGGCCACCTTAGTGATGAACCAAGGATTGGTTACTGGAACACTGCTAGATGAGCCTAACTGAGCCGCCACCGGAGTAGTCGGAGTCACGTTAGCTAGAAGCTTAGCGTTTTTAACGTTATTGACTTTCAGCTTGGTGTTTTTGTTTACTGTAGTCAGATTAACGTCTTGAACCATCTGGGCCACGAAGGTATGGCTCAATGTAACTTGGCAACGGGTATTTACCGCGCCGTATAGGTTTATGACACGTGCATTACTTGCGAAGCTTTGCTGAACGGACACTGCTTCTGTGAAGGTCGGCACCCAGGTTCCAGCCATGTTTGTCGCATCAGACGAACTAAAAGAAGGAGACTGGGTAGTCTGAGTTCTAGGCAGAGAAAACGTTCTAGACAAGAAGTCGAACGTTCCCGCAAAGTCAGGGTCGCCTTCATCAACAAGGTCAGGGGTAGACAGGTTGTCGGCAAAAATGCCAAGCTTGTCGGTGGGCGTGGGCTGGTTCTGTGCATTTGCAGCAAGCTGGAATTGTGCATCATCGTACAGAAGATTCTGTATGTTCTGGTACATGGTGCGTAGATCGGTAGTTAACAGAGTCTGGTTCTGGAAGTTCTCTCTAACAACTTGAGTAGATCTAGCCTCAGCTGGAAGGATGAACTTACAGATAGGTAGATAGAAGTTAGAAATAGGAGCGGCTGTTGGGTTGGCATCTGGAGTGCCTGGCAGGATAGCGAGTATTCCATCCTGTCCCCAGGCCAGTACGTCTATTCGTGGCAGAGAAAATGAAAAATCAACGTTGACTTGGCTGGAGTTGACCGGCTGATTACCCCCGACCACGTCAAAGGATATCTGGCTTGTGTAATCTACGGCCAGGCCTGTCGGAGTCAAAGTAGGCGTGCTGTCAAACAGTTGGTTACCTAATGCAGAGACAAATGAGTCTCTAGACACATAGTCTCCTTCAGTAGTGTGCGCCCAGTAGAAGTAATTTGATGTTACTGTCGGAGTACCACCAGCTAACCAAGTAATTTTTCCAGTGTTGTATGCAACAGTGAAATCCGTTCCTTCCACATAGGTTGTGCCACCATTCTTAATAGATGTGATTGGAGTCATCACATCAGCATGGGAAAGGGTGAATCCAAAAGTGCTTACAGGAGTGCTTGGAGTAAACACTTCAGAACCGGAAGAGGTAGCAGTGTACGTTGTAGCATTAGGAGATGTGCTTACAAGAGTAATGAAGTTGTTGCTTCCCGTGTGGCTAGCAGTCAAGAAACCATTTACGGTTGGGTCTGCATTAATTGCAGTGGCAAGATGCCCGGCTAAATTTGAGGCGTTAGTGTCTGGAGTTCCGCCTCCCACTGTTGTATAACTTGTTGTATGACTTCCACCAAGACCAGAGTTGTGCGTAACAAAAGAAATGGTGTGACCAGAAGCAAATGATCCAGATAGAGTCACAGTGCCGGTACTTGAGACTAGTCCGACTGTGTGGGATTCACCAGTTACTGTTGTCTGTGTTCTCACTCCGGGGGTAAGATCGACAGCGTAAATTACTTGAGCTTGGTAGCTTGTGCCCGTAGCTGGTGCTATTCCTCCGCCAAGCCATTCAATGCCAGCATCATCTACAAGTTCATAATCAACGCCTTCTTCAGCAACATCTGTGCTAGAAGAGAAAGTAGTGCCGACCTGAGTTACAGAAACTACGCTATGAACGTGTCCTTGTCCTGAAGTAACATAAGGCGCAGGAAAGGTGTCCGTGTCACTGAGGCTTCCACGTGACATAGGGATTGTGCCGGATTCAATGTCAGCATTTACTCTCTGCACTGACTGTATGGGCAGAGTTCCTACGTCATATACAAGCTGAGGTAGTGAAGCATTAAAGGTAAGCGGGAAGTCAGTTGTAGCCTGTCCTGAAAGAGGACGCGCAATTGACAGGACGGTCTTTAGATTATCGTATCTGACACCATTTACGTACCCTACGCCATTGTCGATGGTGCAGGAAATATTCTGCACGTTTGTGCCAGGTGGGTCAGTTAGTGTGATAGTCGGAACGGTGGTAGTGAATGAACCACTTTGTTCCTTAGTGCGCAGAGCAAGGATTGCTAAAATCTCGTCAAGGAAAGCGTTATTACTTGGTCTCTCGACTAACTGCCCATTGATGAACGTGGCAATAGGAATTGCGTTTGGATTATTACGAACATATTGAATGTTGTAAGCTCCAGCGTCAGCTGAAGGCACTCCATACGCTTCAGACCCCTGTGCCGGGTCATTGAGGGCCGGGTCATCAGTCGATTTTATAACTCGGGGAGTTACTTGAAGAGAAAGTGTTTCGGTACCAGTTCCTGTGAATGCATTCGCATCTGGAGCAGCTGGAGAAGAGTAAGCTCCAACGTTGTGCCACATTCCGAGAGCGTAAACTACACCGGCAGTGATGTTTACTTGCAGCCCTGGATTTAGGAAACCAATGGTGATGTTGCCACCATTGTAGAATTGACCTTCATTGAAAATCTTACTAGTGCTGGCTTCAACATTAGTCTGAATGATTCGTTGTAAGTCATTGAATTGCGCAGCTTCTACCGGAGTCTTCGGATTGAAGAGCATCATGCGCCAAGGATAAGTGACACCACCCAAGTTCGAAGCTAGGGATAAGTCTGTGTAATAATCAGTAGGAGGAGTGTAAACCACGTGAAAGACTCCTTAGTATTGAATGACTTCGAAGAAGTCATGCTGAGAACCGACTATTACTGGATAAGGGCGGCGGTATTCTAGGGTTTCCAGATCTCCGAAATCTGCAATATTTGCCGCAGGAAGGTAGCTGTCTGAACCATGTCCAGAAGTAGGCACCAGGTTTGTAGCGAACCCCAACTGTCGATATGCCGTGATAGAAGGATCTATGCTGCCATCAAGAAGAGTTCCTTGAAGTAGAACAAATATGTCTCCACTCCAGGCAAGAACATCAGTTTGAGTAGTCAGCTCACTAAAGCTTCTTACCGTGTTGTCCGATCCAAGAATAGTGTATATTCCAGCGTCATCCTCTTTGACCCAACGCACAGTTACAGGAACTGCGGCAAAAGCGTCCGGGATAGAAGTTGTGGTGGGCACAGGCAAAGGAGGCGAAGTGTCATTGTCCCAAGGAACCAGGCCGCCGAAAATCAAGAAGGTAGACGCGCCGTTAGCGACTTTGAATCTGATAGCGTCCATCAAACGATGAAGGTTGGTCAATATCATATGTGGGACACCTGGACATAAAGACAGAAGACTTGCCTTATCGTAAGCGCGAATAAATATGCGCTCTAAAATTCAAGAGTATTACGGGGCTATCGACTGAATGATTGTGCAAGTTGGCAGGTCGTAGTACCAGGTTGTTGGAGGGTTCTGTCCGTCCAGGTCCCATGCGATGTTTTCTAGATCGATCCATGGCATGTTTTCGATAGACTCATATTTAAGAATTGCGAATCCCATGTTTGTAGTCTGGTTAGAGTACAGATATAGGTCGTGGGTAGCATCAAAACGATTCTGTGGATCTATTACAACGTAGTCATAGAAATAGGTAAATGTTAGGACTGATTCGTCTGAACCAGTTGGGTCATCGCCATTATAAAGAGCGATCAGGTTACCGTTTGCGTTGATTGCTCTAGATAGACCCCCAGTTACTTGATCTGTAGTTAGATAGTCCGCGACATGAGCCACGTTCAAGGTGATCTCATAAGGACTTCCCGATATGTTGGAAGCTGAGAAGAAAATGTGCAAGGTGTTTCCAAATGTTTGAGTTCCTCCAAGAGTAATGTCCTGAGACTCTTGGGTGTTGAGGGTAATATTGAGAGACTCGGTCGCCCCCATGCTCAATGATTCTGTGTATGTTGTGGTGTTAGCCGATGTGGAAACCAAGGTTAGTGTTGAACCGATGATAGGCGGCACTGCTGTTACCCCTATTCCAGATAGGTTGCTGTCCCCGTTTATGGCAGCCGCAAGACCAGCAGCAACAGAGGTTAGCTTATCTCCATTAAGAATGGTGTACGTGACCGACTCTGTTCCTCCTACAAGCCCAGAGTCGTTGACCGTGAGTGTTATCACATCACCGGGAGTGATAATTCCCCCGACTTCAGCTGTTGAATATCTAGTGATCAATGATCCTACGGACGATGTGAGCGTAGCTCCCCCGTTCACAGTAGTAGTGATCGTGGTCGGATATGTGGAGTACATGATTGTAATCACAGGCCCATTTGCAAAGGCCGTAATATTAGCCGCTTGCATGGTGGAGTCACTATTGATGAATTGCGCGTAGGTATCTGCCATGTAATTGAATGCAGATTCAACCGTGTAGGTTACAACTTCTTGGCCGCCAGGTAAAGACGGCTCATACACTGTCACTGTTATCACATCGCCAGGAGTGGCAGTTCCCCCCACTGTAACAGTAGGCTGTTGACTAACAGGCACAGTGGCTGCGACTGTAATTGTTGCTCCTATACTGGCAGAAGCCCACACTGTAGTAGGAATGACGTTGTTTATGTTATCTGTAACTCTCGTGAAAACAGCGTTCTCACTTTCCGAAATGCGCGGGTGCATTAAGCTGTCGCTGACAATTGTGCGCCCACTAAAAGCAAATGCATGATCCCTGGACTCTCTGATGTAGAGAGCGTCGGTCCATCCTAAACCACCCATCTGGTCAAACAGAGTGTGCACAGAATCGAAATAAACGCCATTGTCGAATCCAGGGAACTGGGTGTCTATGATGCCCGTGTCAATATTATGGACCCACGTTCCAGCTTGAGTCGACTCAACTCCCTCATTGAAGTAGTTGCTGTCTACCTCCAAGAATTCCTGGTAGCCAGAAGGGTGAACGTTATTAAGCAACGCCAAAAGGTCGTTGAAGTTGACTATGTTTTGGGCCTGAAGTACTTTCACTACGTAGGTAAAGTGGGCATAGAAAACACCATCTCTGATGTAGCCTAACTTGGACTCGTCGAAACTCAGTATGCCGTTGTCGCTCGCTGCGCCATCCATCAGAGTATCTAGGCTATCGAACATCAAGATCTTCTTTGCTGGTATGTCAATTTCAATTGGAGAGCCAACAAGCTGTCCAATGAATCTGTATAAACCTTCAGTACCTTTGTGCCCAGCCCACGACTTGGCTTCCCTGATGAATTCCACCAGAGGTATGTCTGTGACAACAGGAAGCCCCTCCCCCACTTCGGCTTGTAAAAGGTCTAGGTAGGGGGTGGTGTCTATGTCTTTAGTGTCCGGTAAATGACGGACATAGTAACGCTGTAGAGCAAGCAGAAATGCCAATACATATACATACGGGTCATTGTCATCCACGTACTGGCTCAATCCGACTGCATTAACTATTAGTGTAGTGAGAAGTGCAACATCGTTAGTAAACTCTTCTGATGTTGTGATTGTTTCAATATCTAACGCAAGTGTTGGCACTTAGGACACCACCGTTTGTGCAGTCATAGTCATGTTGGTCAACACAACAATCATCTTACCATTGACCAAAACGTCAGGACCTGTGCTCTTGTAGTAGAGAGTGCATTTCTGATCTGACAGCCCTTCAACGGCAAATAGAAAGTTACCGTTCGAGACCATAGAAGTTGCATCGCCAGAAAACAGCACGTTGTTGCTACTATCCTTAAGAACAGCATTAGTTAGGTCTGGATTAAGTATGACTGGTATGGAAATGGCTCCCGCTGTGGAAAAGGCGAATGTGTCCACTGTTGTGTTTATGTTGCTGTATTCAATCCCATCTATTGCTTCAATGGCAGCAGACTCCTTCGACTCTCTAAGATTCTGGGCGATAGCCAACTGACTGAAGAAAGAACTGACCACCCCTGTTGCTGAATTGATCCCTAGGGAAGGGTCTCCAAACACTGCATCGCTAACGCCTATATCAATTGTTTGCTGAGCTTCAACCACAATCGGGCCACTGACTACATACGTCATGCCGCTCATACCTTTCTGGTCGAGCACGTTTCCTACTTCAGTCTGTAGGTCACCTGTCAGTTCATAAGGGCTCTGGCCATATACCGTAACAAAGGTGTATCCATACTGGCCAAGCTTTTGTCCGCCAATAGCAGAGGCACTTTTAATGCCAGGGATGGCTCTTACTATTGCTGCCACGTCTTGCTCAGAAACTGCTCGATCCTGTGTGCCGTAGTATGCAGGAGCATTTTCTCTTATGGACTCCGTGGACTCTACGTCTGCTCCTCCTAGGGCGGAGGTCAAAGTGGTTCCTGTAAATGCGCCAGTGACAGTAGAGCCGCCTGAATCTCTGATAACTGATTGAGGTCTAACGTTCTGACCACTGACAAATATATTGCCAGAGGCGCCCCCAGTAAGAATGGCCGTGACAAGGATTGTGTCCCCTGCTTGAGGGGTGTTGAGGCCGTTTAGAGGAACTCCAAACTCAACCGTCTGACCACCGACATCTTCATATACCTTGTATGAGTTAGCTTGAGGAACTTCAATGAACGTGTCTACAGCTGTCCATACTGTGTTATTCACGGATACTTGTATGTTGGCAGCGTTAACTGGCATTACAAGCTTTGCCCATGGAACGCCGGAAGCAGTAGTTGAGCTATTGTAGGGAGAGCCTTGGGTTAAAAGTACTTGTGTCGACGTAGTGTTGGGAGCTATGACAATAGGGTCTAAGTTCTGGAAGGTCAAAGAGTTAATGACCCAACTACTGTTGACTGGAATGGTGAATCCGGTGTCGAAGGAAGGGAAAGAGAGCAACACAGAGACAGTAGCAGGACTTGCTTGTCCAGGAACATAGCCTAGTTCTTTCGCACGACGTATGACAGACTCGCGCATCATGGCCAAAGACAACATGGTTTCTGCTACCTGTTGGTCACAGAAGAAAGCGTTCATATCGTACAAAGCAACGGCAGCTTTTAAAAATGCGTACCCAAGATCATTCTCAGTAAAGTCTGTCCACGCGCCGTTTGTGAAAGCTACAAGGGCGTTTTTGAGAGTGTTTAGGATCTGGTCCGGGTCTCTCTGTGTGTAATCTAGTACTGGAAGCAATACAGCCATGTGCGGGATTCCTGGTTAGCTTTGTGGGAACAGAGGTTGGCCACCAATAGTGAGTGTGCCGGGAGGGACCTTTATCTGGTCATTCATGGCCAAGGCGATCTTTATTTGCTGAGGCGCATTCGTTCCATTTATCGTGTACTGAATTACGAGCATGAGGTAGTTATTGTTGATGTTGGTGGCGTCAATGTTCACCTGACTGACAGTTATCTGAGGAACCCAAGCTGTCAGGGCAGTCTTAGTTGCGACAATAAGCTCAGTGTTTAGGATGTCTCGGTATGGCTGGAAGATCAAATAAGGCAAGGTTGACCCATAATCCGGCTGCCACAGTCTTCTCCCTACGGGAGTTGATAGGCAGATGTAGATGTCTTGGGCAACTTTAGCCGGTCCAGATCTAAGTACCCAAGTGTTTGAAATTATTTGAAGAGGAATGGCAAGGCCGGAACCCAGTTGCGCCGCAAGCTGGTTAGGAACTCCAGTAGTTGCGCGGGGGGTGAGAGGGGTTTGTCTTTGGAAATATTGAAAGCTCATACTTATGTGCCCCCATATACAAAGCCAATCAAGTTATTGATTGTTATAGGGTCAGTAGGGATGGCTAAGTCCATGTCTGTAACTACCTCTGTGAGAGGGTCGTCGATGTTGTTAGCCAGGGCGATGACTCGCCAGTAAGAGCAGTCAGAAAACCAAATCCAGGCAATGAGATCTAAGCGTCCAGCTTCAGAGTTTTTGACTTTGTGCCACTGTACGTTCGACCCATCTGCTGCAACTGGGTACTGAAATTCGATATAAGGCAACCCTGATTGATACTGAGTTCCATCAGGTGCTGTGAGTGTGAGACCAAGCGAAGTGTAAACGCGCATTAGGCAAAGCTCCCATTGGAACTCTCGCCACCGGAGATCACAGTGGGACCGCCCGTGCCACCAGACGAACTTTCGAAGCTTAAATTTTCGTATGTCGTCATGGCATCGCCAGCAAAATCTGACAAGTCTTGCGCCATTAACTCTATGCCTACGAATGAAAGACTAGCTGTTCCTGTGAATGAATCACCTTGTTTGTCATACGTTCCTTCTTGTCCAGAGCCACAGCTGACGTTAGTGAGTAGACACGCATAGTGAGAGAAGACAATTCCAGACCCCCATGTGACGTAGCAGATAGGAGGAGGCATAGTGCCACTTTGCTGAGGAAACGTTATAGCAGTCAGCGCTTTCTGAAGCTTCGCAATCTTCTGAGCGTTCCAGGAACCTGAATCGTGTGCGAACAGATCTAGATTTACTGTTATGTCTATAGCCGAAGAACTTCTGAATGTATAAATGGGAGAAGAACGATTGATGATTTCTTGTGCTGCGAAGTTCGCTGACTTCCTCCAGGTAATCCCGTTCTTAATTGCTGAGGTGCGTAAGCTAAACCCAGCTGTTGTGGTCATTTCAAATAGGACCTTGTCCTGATTAACCACAATAGATCACCACATTAAGAGACACCTACCACAAGGATAAGAGCGGGTGGGGATCTGGGTTATTTTTGAGGAGGTTTATTTGACTAAGGCAGACAGAACGTGTCTTCGTCGCCCAACAAAACTGTGCAGCCACAGCTTGTTGCGTCTCCTATGTGGACAAGCGGAATGCCGTTGATAAATGTGTCAGGAGACCCTTGTATAATTACGCCCGCATCATGTGGAGATGGTCCATGAGGAGCAATCAGATCTCCAACTACTGACACTGTCAATCCATCACCATATTGACCTAATCCACCTGGACCTAAGATCACGCCAGTTCCGGTGGCGCCAGGTCCTCCACCGCATTGACTTTCTCCAACTATAGCTATAGGAAGAGCCATTATGGAAGTGCTACTAGAGCGGTATTCACAGCATCTACGTCAACTTTAATGGAAGTAGCAAGAGCTGCTATGGTCGAATTGGCAGTGGATAAAGTGCTCACCGCATTGGTGAAATCCGAGTTACTAAGAATGGTTCCGATATCTGTCATAACTGCCTTTAGCTGCGACACAGTTGCAGTGGAGCCAGGTTGACTTAATTGAGCACCAAGGTCTGCAAGGACCAGGGCTGTGTTCAGAACTCCCATTATGGTGTTTACCGCATCATCATTGTTGGACACAGTCTGAGAAAAGTTAGGCCCGTTAACGTTAGTAGGAGTTCCGGGCGTATAGGTCTCAGAGCCCCCAGAAGAGGAGCCGGAATAGGTGGTTACTATTCCTGATGTGCTTACTATTTGCACGACTCCAGAAGATGGGTTAGTAGCAACCAAAAAACCATTAACTACAGGATCTGAATTTATTGAGTTGAACAGTCCGGTTGCGAACTTGGCTGCGGTTGTGTCCCCAGGAACAGATAGATAAGTAACGTTGTGTGTTCCACCAGAAAGACTAGCATCAGTAACCGTTAGAGTAACTGTTTGTCCAGATGCAAATCCGCTCCCGGCAACAGTTATCTTGGTAGTGCTAGAAGCCAAAAACGCTTTGGTCAAAACGCTTGCGAGATTTTCCAGATTAGTGTGTACGTCTGCATAGGGCGAGATGCCCCCTGAAAATAAAGCTGTTGTGGAAAGACTACTAAAGGTCTGGCTTGCTCCAACTAGTTGCTGTATAGCAGCTGTTTGAGTTTGTTGACCACTTTGTAAATCTCCAACTGATCCACCCCCACTGCTTCCACCGCTCACCATTCCAGATAGACTACTTGCAAGAGAAGAAAACTGTCCTAGACTGCTAGTCAGACTAGTGATGGAGCCAAGCGAACTTGTGATAGAAGAAATGGACGACAGTGAAGACGTGATTGAACTGAGTCCAGATGTTAAGCTAGAAAGACCGCCGAAGGCTGATGTAACAGAACTCATCATGTCATTTAGACCTAACATTGAGGCAATACCACTTGGACCACCTGCCAAAAGGTTTTTCACCATACCAATGTGCTGCATGGTCGAACTAAGTAGTTTGAGACTTGCCGCAGCACTATGAGTTACTGAAGGAGCACTGACTGTGTGTTCTACGCCAGCTGTATTGCCTATGACCGTGCCAGCAGTGCTCTGAATGTCCTCTGCTGCATCGAAGACGCAACCTCCGGTGACTGATCTTACGTTTACTGTCATGGCGTATATCCATCTTGAATGTGTACGTTCATACCGGCCTCTACTGATACTTCCGCTAAGGTGGCAATTACGTTCACATTATCATTACCGGTGATATCCACATCAGAAGTTGTAGATATTACAGACACCTTGCCGGTCGTGCACTGAACGGTCATGTCTGTTCCATCATAAAGAACTGACGCGCCTTGCTGGCTCACGTCAAAATTCATGCCACCTGTGTAGCCCTTAGTGTTTGTAATATCTCCCCCCATTGTGTTAATTACAGAAGGACCGTCGCCTGTGATTGTGCCACCCATGTTTACAATATTGCAGTTAGTGTGGTCCTGGATTGTAGAACCCGTAGTAATCAGGATACATGTGTCCGCTGAGGTAAATGTAGAGCCGTTATCAGTGATTGTGCAGTTCTTAGCAGTTATCTTAGATGCCTTATTGGTGTTAGCGGACTGCACGTCTTCCATGTCTATTTGAGTTATTGTGGACGTGCCATCTGACAAAAACAGTCCTATAGTCTTTGCAGTGCCTTGGTTGATCTGACACCCATCTAGTTGTACAGTGCCGCATTCTTCGATGTCTAGAGTTGACGGCTTTGCTCCGACCAGTCTCACGTATGAATAACTTTTGATAGTCAGAGATTGGCAGGATGTAAGGTCGTCAATCAACAAAGTCCCAGTTCCGTCTCCTTCAAGGCTTATAGTCTGTGCTTGTTTACACGACCTAAGAGTAGAAGGGCCAACTAGCTCTGTGCCGGTTAGAGTTTGGATCTGGTCCCCGGACGAAACGAAGTTACCCCCGGTAATTGTTAACTGTTGGTATGTCGCACCATCGCTATCTAGTGCTCCATCTTTTGACGTAACGTTACCTGTAAACTTTGCTTTACCAGAGATGCGCATAGCCATCTTTGTAGCAGTCAGTCCTTGAAAGCTGCCATCTACCAGAACCATGCTTCCAGCATCATCAGCCATAGCAGTGATGTCCCCAGTGCAGGTCAGATTTTTGCCAGTGAAGGACGCATTGTTCAAAGTGATAGAGCCGTTGAAAGTCCCTCCTGTAATTACAAATGTTCCGTCTTCTAGGTCCGCAGTAGAGGAGAAGGTAGGGTCTTTGAGGACACACGTACCATCCTTAGTTATCGACACTGCCCCTTGGAACTTAGCAGTTGACATAAGCATGTGTGAGCTAGTAGCGGTTAGCTTCTGGAACTGAGGTTGATCAAGATTGAGCGCTGAACCATCAAGAGTGATGTCGCCTTGGGCCTTCAGCGTTGGACCGTTGATAGTTGCTCCGTTCTTCATGTCGACGGTTGATGACATAGTGCCTGTGTCTATGTAGTATGTGCCGCCATCAAGAGAAAGAGCGCCTTGGTACTGATCATTAAAACTATGTAGATTGCTATTTTTAAAAGTTGCAGTTTGAAGCATGCAGTTGAAGAGGTTCGCAGACGAGTCTTCCAAATTGAGTTGCTGGATCTGACTTGAGTCAGTGTCGAGCTTGGCCGAACTAGCCTTGAGATTTTGAATTTGCTTACTCTTCTCGAAGCGCAGTACTCCGCTCTTAAAATCAGTGACAGTGACCTGCTGCGCATTGATAAAGTCGGCTTGGTTAGTTCCTTCCGCAGAGTTTATAGTGACGTTTTGGCAGTTTAAGAATACGTGACGCATGCCTTGCTTAAGGTCTACAGAGCCTTGCATGTTGGACAAAGTAATGACGCCCATAGGAAGCATGGGATCATTCATCTGTTTGTCAATTTCTTGTTGTAGGTCTCCTGCCATTTACCAAATCCTTGGGGGTTGATAGAACGACAGAGCTGATATTGCTTCTGCATTCAGGGCAAGCAGACCGTCGACCATAGACATACTATTTGTTTCTTGACGTGTGCGGTGCATTTGTCCATTCATACTTTCTTGGCACACGTTAGGAGATCCCTGATCATCATTTTGAAGCATCTGGTCCAGGGAATATGTGTCCTTGTCCGTAGTCATTAATCGAGTAATGTTGTGGTGACTCAATTCTATTTCACCGGCCACTTTGTCGGCAGCAGTAACACCGTCGCGCACTCTCTTGGTAGACCCGCTCTGGTTGAGCATCTTGCCTATACCACCGTCGTACTTCTGAAAAGGAGCGTATCCTTGGCACCCAAGGTGGAAGCTACTTGCTTTGACGATCTTGTCACCAGTGTCGTTCAGTTGAATTACACTTGCTAAGTTTTGTCCTATAAGCTTGTCTTCAGTCCATATGCCATTACCAGCCCCCGACATAATGACTACATTCACTTCAGGATACAGATCATGATAACGCCATGCTTCAGGTGGTACTTCTGATCCAGTTTTGGACGACCACAGAGTTTTGTCACCACCCATGGGGCAGGCGTACCAGTTGCCCACCACTATTGGAGCGGACTTATCAGAAGCTTCGAAGGACACCAATACTCGGTCTCCTAACTCACTGGAAACAAAGCCGCGCATACCGTGGCCTCTCTCACACCAGGGCACTGCTTGTGCATCTATGTTAACCAAGTGTCCTTGGTTAGCGAATATATACACACGAACTCTTCCTGTCATTGCAGGATCTCTCACATCTATTACAATGCCCTTCAATATGCCCGACATGGCAGAAGTTTGAAGTTGATTAGGATTACTTAGTATGTGGTCATAGACATCTTTACCCACACTATGAGTCCTCCGCGCCTTCAGGGATGTTTGATGCTGCTCTCGACAGTGACAAAGTGGTGCTGTAATTTCCAGCAGAAATGTGGTGCACAACATCCACAATTTGATAAAGGCCACTTGTATAGTGCAATTGCTTACTTTGCTTCTGTTTGTAGTTAGTTGGCCAGTAGCAGGTTACATCACACAGGGCAGTACTTCCTTGTGTGAGAGTTGGAACAACATCAGGATCTCCATCAATTTCCAGGGTGGCTTCATAGCTGGACATCCACTCCCAAAGGTGAGAGTTCAAGAAAGGATTTATTCCTGCACCACTATCTGTGGACGCTCCTCCTCTAGTTCTACTTGTAGCGTTAGTAATTGCGGGCGGAGCATTAGCAGTGCCTTGGTATTGTAATTGGGTTGGGTCTTCACTCACTGGAGAAGCTTTGACATCATTCGAGTATGGTAACTCAAACTTTTCTTGCAATGAATCAGTCACAGCCTGGTTAGCACATGTCGTATTCTCATACCCGGAAAATCGTTGAGTGGCATTTTGTTGTGCGTCATTTTGATTCTTTATTATGCCGTCAAAATTGATTGAAGGCGACCATGATCGCACTACACTATTCTTGTCTTGGACAATGTACTTGAAATTAGCGCTACCATTTTTAGCTTTGGTTATGCTTAGTGTAGATTGCCCTTGACCATCATCACTTATGTGCCAGTTGTAACCCCCGCCTCCATTTACATCGCGTGCATATGGCAATATACGTTTCAGAAATGAAATGTCACTATCGTTGATTGCCGATGTGTGCACCATCTCACTGGGAGCTGTGCTGTCCACGTCAGTGTAACCTACGCTAGTCATGTGTTCTGTGCCAAAAGGAGGATCTATATTTAGAGTCATGTTGTTATGATTTTTACAGAACTGATCAAGTACTTCTTTGAGAGTTCCTGTGTATGTGTTAGACGATATCAGTGGGGACATAAGGGTCGTTCCAACAATGGTGATCATGAAAGCGTTGCCGACAAACGTTGGATGATAGCTAGCGATCTGGAACGTATAATTAGGAGACTTCTTGCCATTCAGATATCCAAATTGAAATGTTCCCCCAGGCACCTTAGTCTGAGGGTCACGAGATTGGTATATGGCTGCTTCTACGGAGCCGTCTTCTGAAAATAGAGTAAAGGTAACCTCAGGGGCTCCGCCGAGCTTTAGGGTAAAATCTACCGGTATTTGAGGACCAACGTAAATCTTACTCAACGGTCCAAGACTGAGGTCAAAGAATATAGCTCTAGGCTGTAATGGAGCGGTGTCATAAGCATCTGGCATTCAACCAGAATAATGGTCATTAATCCAATGCTATAGAAGTAAGTGACTTTTGGATTACTTGAGCACTTTGTGTGGGTTAAACATGGCTATAAAACCAACACTAGCAGGGTCTCCACCTGCGTTTGGAGAAAGCCCAACACATAAGAACATATCACCAAGGTCGTAATTGGCAAAAGATTTACCGCCTGCATCCGTCGTCTTATAAACTGGCTCTCCGTATGTTTTAGAAAAACCATTCAACACAGTTGCTATATATGCAGTTGCCGTTTGCCCAGCAGACAATTTAAAAGTATCACGGTAACGAACCGTTTGCGTGCGGTCAGTTCCGTAAAGCGGATCAAATTTAAGCTCAAAGGTTGCTCCGTGCAGCATTCCCACGACAGGGAAGGCTTCCTCCGCTTCGTCTGCCTTCCATTCTTCCGCTCTCTGTGCGGGGTTAGAAGAAACCTTCTTCAACGTAAGACCCTTGCCTCTTGCATAGTCAAACAGGCTCTCCCTGTCCGAGTCTAGAAAGATGACATAGTCGCCGTGACTAAGCATGTGCGCCCAAACGGGAGCAACCGACAATACACAAGCAACTAGGGAACTAAATACGTGACGTTTGAGCATAGAATCTTCCTAAGATTAAATATACCAATATCCTCAGTATACTACCAAGTACACATATTTTAAGCTTTGTAATAATATAATAGCAATGTCGCTACTGTTATAAATGCGCCGCAGCCGCTGCCCTGATCGTACCGCTATTCGGAGCCATGGCTATCTTCCGCTGGTGGTCTGCCGATTGTTTAACTGCCTGCTTTGTGTCTTCATGGTGCTCATTGGCCTTCGCCAGAAGCTCATTTGTCTTATTTTGAGCAGCTAATTGTTGCGCTGCCACAACATGCGCTTGCTCTTTGAGGATGTTAGCTGGCAAAGCTGGAGGCTGATAGGCGGCTTGGTTAGCCTTCAAAATAGCCACTTCCGAAGGTGGCAGCATGTCGACCAGACCACCCCCTGGAGGTGGTGCAGGAACCAGATCAAGGCCTTTAGCTTTACCATTCATTTTGCCAACAGGCTTTCCGGCAATAATGGAGCTGTCCATAAGGCGGAAGTGGTGGACTGATCCATAGCCTTCTTTACCAGCGCCTCCGCCCTTACCACGGTAGTCGCTTGTGAAAGTACCGTCGCCCTGATTGATTTCAGTGTGGCCGTACATTCTCTGGCCTTGAGACTTACCTTTGCCAGGCGTATAAACATCAATGTCTCCGCGCATAGCGATATCGTCAGGACCCAATTCTCTAAAGCGCTTATCGTGGCTTAGCAACGGCACTAAATCTTTAGCAGCTGGTGTTTTCAGGCCTGTCAGACCTACCTTGTCGAAGGCCTGCTCAACATACTGAGCACATCTATTTTTTACACCATGAGCAACAGCATCGCTTGCCTGTTCTAGAGAGGCGTCCGCCAATGCGTTACCTGCTGACTTAAGTCCAGTTGCTATTGTTGGAGCAGCCGCCGCCATCTTTGAGTTGAGGACTGAATCAGGGGTAGAGAATAGCTTTTGCACCTGTGCGGTGGTGCCTCTATTTTCAAAGTCCTTGTGGTACTGCCCGGAATCAATAGCTTTCTTGTTGGCTGCATCGGAAGCTGCGTCTTGAGCCATTTTTGCTTTTACATCAGCTACCATTTTTTCTTGCTCTGGTGTGAGCCACTTATGTCCTACAACCTTTGTGGTTAAAAGATCTAAGTTACCAGCAATGTGCTGCACTACTGCATAGAGACTAGTTCCAGCTGAATCAGCAATAGCTTGCAATGACTTGTTCTGTGTTTTAATCGCATCTTGTAGACTGCCTTCAGGCTCTTTCTTTAGAGAGTCAAGGTTGACCTTCAGGAAATTATCTACGGACTTGTCTTTGTCCGAGCCGTGTTCGAAGTCTTGGTATTTCAAAGCAAGCTGGTTGAGCTGCGACTCTGGGACATTATAGGCCTTGGAGAATTGCTCAAGTTGTAGCTTACGACTCAGACCAATCTGATTGATCTGGGCATGCCCCAGCCCCTTCAAGTCGTCTCTGCTCTTTCCAAACTGGGAGTAAGGGTTACTGAACAGCGCTTTAGCCTGCGCTTCAATATTGTGCTTCTGTGCTTCAGCAGGGTCTATGTACTGCAAGGCCAACTCGTCCTCAGCAGAGGTGCCTAAAATGGAGGCGGTGGTGATTGCAGCTTTACGTTGTTTCTTTGGGTCTCCAAGCTGGTCTAAGCTGCCCTGGACGTTCTTTACGTCGATGTTGAATGCCTTGTAAAGGCCCGCAGTCTTAATGACATCATCCTGGACTTGAGACATCGCAGACCCGCTGATGGAGCCAAAGTCCTTAAAAATCTGGTTTCCTTCGGCAAGCGCAGTTTGAAATTCCTTGATCGTGATATTACCGCGCTGCATATCGTCATATAGACTGCTATATGTCTTCATCATGTCAGCAGCAGTACCACCAGCAGACATCTGTGTTTTGACGAGCATAGATAACTGCTCATTGGACAGGCCAAAGACCTTGTTCATGTTTTCAGCAGTTACTAGATAATCGTCAGTGCGTTTGTCAGCCTTAAGTACTTCTATGCCAGCATCCTGGAATGCTTCTGCCAGGTCGATCATTGCATTCTGGCCTTTGCCAGTCGCTATGCCCAGCGCAAGCATTCTGTCTGTGAATGCACTTGTAAGCTGTATGTCACCACCAACTTCATTAGCCCACTTAGCCCGAATGGCGTCTATCTTCCACATTTCTGCGAAGATGGCAGATAGCATTGCTCCTACACCAGCGAATGCTGCGACAGCGGGCATGATCTCAATTAGTGCCGGTGCTATTTTTCCTAGCAAGCCGACCATCTCACCCAGTCCGCCCTGAATCACGTTAGCCGAAGCACGGGCACTTATCTGGCCCATAATATCTTCAGGTTCGAACGCCTGCATCTTTTGCAGATGCTCAATGTTCTTCAGGAACGGGTGGTCTTTGAAGTCCTCGCCCTGTTTTCTGCTCTTAGATAGTTCATGACTTTTATCGTGGAGGCTCTGAACCAGCTTTTGTGCTCCCATTACACGAGTGGTCCAGCTGGCAAACAATTCTTTCATGGTTACATCAGACGCAGCCATGCTCACAGACAAAGCCTTCTCTGTGTTCTTGCCCATGCCAATGATAGTCTGATTGACTTGCTGTGCTGCTTTGGCGTGTAGACCAAACATCTTGCTACTAGTGTCAGCAAGCTGCTCTTGCTTCTTAGACAGCTTCTCTATGTTTTCAAACGTGTGGTCGTAGAAGTCTTGGCTGCTCTCCCTAGCATTGGCATAGAGCTTCTGATAAGACTTTCTACTGCGCTCATTAACTTCTTGTGTCTTCTCACCAGTCTTCGAAGCATTCTCAATCTGCTTCTTTGCCGCTTCCTGACTCGCTTTGATGGTTTCATCAAACGAACCTGGGTTGAGCGGGCTATTGTTTGGCCCACCACTGAAACCACTATTGCCGCCCTGTATTTCTCCAGCCATCTATGTCTTATTGCTCCAACATGTTTGGTGGTGCCATTGCTTTTGCTTCTTCTTTCTTAGCCTTAATGAGCATCTCGTACCACTCACGAAGCTCTACGAAAGTGCAAGTATCAGTATAGCCTGCATCAAATCCTTTGCCTAAATAGGCAAGGATGAATTGCATGTGTTTGATTATCTGACTATCTTCTGGGTGGGGTGCGAAAGAAATTGGCGTTAACGCCGATCCTCACATTGTTAGCCTTTCCACAATTTGCATGATCACAGTCGACTGATACAGCCTGCACTACCCCAATACTTTGTTGGTCAATCTGATAGGACAGCTCGTCCATGTCCATGGGAGAAAGGTTATCAATGAACTCCATTTTCTTCTTGAAGAAAGCCTGTGGCTCGCCATCTATTTCATCTATCAGCTGGGCATATCGAACGTACAGTCGGTCAACGAACTCGTTATGAATCATCCCAAGCTTAGATAGGTCTTCCATTTTTCGAGTAATAGCCTTCTCGTCTTTGAGTCTAATTGCGTGCACCTTAACAACGTTTTTGCTCAGCTTGATCTCCAGTGAGGAAGGATTGTAATCTTTCTTCTCATGGGCATTGATAATACTCAGGTCTGAAAGCTTCAATGTTTTTTTTGTTTCCTGCTGGCAGCTGATGCAGTCAAACGCAATCTCATAGTCTTCCCCAAAACTCATTATGCGGATGATGAATAGAATGGCGTTAACGTCATCCAGGAGAAGATCATCTACTTCTACCTTAGGCTCTACCACCAACCGCTCAATCATGTTGTAGTACGTTTGGTAATTGTCGCCGCCTTTACCTGAAAGATACCTAGTATCTCCAGTGACAATGGGTCTGATCTTTACAGAGTCTCCGTTTATCAGTTGCATCTTACCGTCAGCATAGCTGGCTTGGTTATACGCCTTACCTTCGCTGGGAAGCTTAAAGGTGTTTTCTTTCAAACTTAAACCGAGATTGCTCATTTGGGGTCTCCATTAAATATCACTACTAACAATAATGGCCCTCCGAAGAGAGCCATTAAAATATGTCGATTACACGAACAACCTAAGCAGCTGTATTCAGACCAGTAAAGGTTGATCCAATCTGACCACCTGTTCCTGTGCCGCCATCTGGGTAGGCTCTATCGCAGGAGAATTGCATTCTAAGCATAGAAGGTTCCTGCGATGCATAATCCAATCCATCTGGAGATGGGTGGTTCAAGGGGAAGCATCCATAGCAGTTCCATGTTCTTACAGAGTTGCCTTTCTGGTCAAGTTGGTCGATGATGATCTGTCTCTTGTAGTCAGACGCATAACCCATTTGACCTGTACGAGGATCGTATCCTTGGGAAGCCCAAGTTTCTAGGTCGTTGAACACGCTAGGAGCGATAACGTCATAGATTTCAACGGTCAGGTCGCCGCAAGTCGGAGCGCCCATACCCTTAACTTCTTCGTTCATGTGGTGCATCGTAACTTTGCCATGACTAATGACAGGTACGTTGCAGGACTTCGCTAAAAGCGTTACGTCCAGTCCACCGATAGTGATCGCCCAACACTGCTTTCTAACAGCTTCATAGTTAGTGCCAGCGCCTTGCGCCCACATGTACTGAGTTCCTAAAGTGTTACCCATGATTTAAGGTCTCCTGGTCTTACTGACCGATTAAACTGCCAGCTATAAGGTCTTCGTTGATAGCGACACCGAACTCAGTGATTTCAAATGTCACAACAATTTGTTCTGCAAATTTCAGAGGTGCAATAACACAGACAGCAGTCATCTGGTTGTTATTTACGTACTGAGGAATGTTGGTTTTGGAGTCGCAGTAGAACTGGGCACCATAGATCTTTCCTTGAGCGGCCAGAGTGTTCAGGTAGGGCTGAACAAGAGCAACTGCCTGGTTCCAAGTAGATTGCTCGTTTGGCTGGAACAGAAGTGCGTACAGAGCAGTCGTAATAGACTTCTCTACACGAAGCAACATACGTCTTGCGCCGACTCTGTCGAGTGACGAGGCAATAAGCGTGGCTGTCTTCTGCCCAAGAATTTGAATTCCTAGGCCATTCAGATTACCGATAGGATTGATTCTATTGGCACCAAGGAATTGTCTGTCTCCCAGGCTCAAGTGAACGTTAGTATCTAGACAGTTCTGAAGCAGTCCCATCTTAGGACCGGCAGGAGCTTGCCAGAAGTCGATACCTGCTAATACCTGCGCAATAGCAGCTGTAGGAGGCATTTGATCAATGTCACCAGTGTTGGGGTTGGTAGCTGTGTACCAAGGGAAGTAGATAGAGGCGTAGTTGGAATCAACCACTCCGTATGCACTGTAAGCGCCAGTAGCATTGGCCCAGTCAGCAACTGTCTGAACAGTAGTGTCTGACGGAGGGTCAAGAGGAGTCATGATGTCTTGACGCTGATTGGCAAGCTCAATAAGTGCTTGTCTAACACCAGCAGAGCTAACACCCGGAACCATAACTTCATTGACTGCCACACCTGTTCCGAACAGTTGCAGGCCGTCAGAGGTTCCGCCAATGGTGTCACCAATGTAGTTAGCATCAGTCAGATCGTCGATACCGTCATCACCACCGCTCATGTCGTAAACACCAGCAACAGGGAATGATCCAAATGCAGAAACTGGTGCAAGATACTGAGATCCTGCAAGAGTTGCTACCATGTTGTCCAAGGTAAGACCGTAGAAGGTTTCCAGAACTTTTATTCTGATAGTGACATCAGATTGGTTCTGCACGGTAATCTGTGTTTGCAGAGTGAAGGTGGAGAAGTAGTTGAAGGTAGCGGTGTAGTGAATCGTACTAGCGGACGCTCCACTGATAGTGAAAGCAATAGCTCCGGTTGCATAGTTGATGGTTCCAGCGCTGTACGTTGAGGCATTGGAATTGAATACCAGGTTACCCGCGCCGTCATCAGTAGCAATAGTGCCAGTACCGGTGAGACTCAATCTTAAAGTGTTAGGAACAACAGGCACACTAGCCAGTGACATAGTGATGCTGTTGGTGCCACTAGTAAGGGTCTTAGCTGTGCTGCCTAGAGTGCCAGCAAGTTGACCGCCATAACTGATAGGGAAAGATAATTGATCGAAGAATGTTCCAGTTTCGTTGGCAGTTAGAGTTCCAGGGGAACCGGAGCCAATAAGAGTGATTGAGGCCGAGGCAGTTGCATCGCCATTAGCGATACGAACTACCCATGCAGTGTTACCACCAGCGTTGAAGAATTCACGAGCAACCAGAGTTCCTGGATGAAGGTCATCTTCCAATCCGAAAAACGTTTCAAATTGGGTGCGGGTAGTGCATAATGTTAATGTATCTGTAGGGCCTTTTGTGGCCGTTATGACTAACCCAAGGATGGTGTCACTTAGATTAGCGATGTACTGCGACAGATCTAACTCTGTGAAGTAGACTCCAGGGGTATTGACTAATGTTGCGTTCGCCATTTGCGGAGGCTCCTACTAAGCACGGATCACTTTCCTTGCTATTGTCGAGTCGTTCCTAATGGCGTCGTGAAAATGCGTGAGTTCTAATAACTCGTATCTAAGATTCAGATGGTGGATCTGAATCTGGAATAGTCGGTAGGATGGTGATATCGTCTAGCAATATAGGCGATCCATTCATCATCTGCTCGTATTTAACTACAATGGATTCGATAGGCGGAATGTTAATGGACTTGGCCCACAGTGAGAACACATTCAAACGTTGAGTGCTCTTCAGCCATATGACCGCACCGGTATCAGTGTTTACGTTATACGCGCTTGCAGGACCGCCATCCCTCAGTATCGGCCACGTGTAGGAAGTGGATTCAACAGTGTCAGTGAACGATGGAATCACTGTGTCTAGAGTTTTATAAATGTCTGAGAACCAAGCTTCTCTTTCGAAGAAGTCACGGTCTTTGTATTTCTGAGTGTATGCAGTGAGGATGTACTCAACTTTAACGTGTCGGGCTAGTGTACGATTGTACTCACCTGCCACTGACTTATTAACAGTACTTCCTATTGTCAGTATTTCAGTGTTGGACCCTTGTGCGTAGTCATAGCTAGTTGGGTTTAGAGAAGGAGTCACTAACTTGAGCACAGCGCCTGTAGAGTATGCAGTAACTTGATTGCTTGCTACCGGGTCGGCATTGATCTGTGCTGCGATACTTAGAGCTAATGTGGGGATATCTATGTCAGTCTCCAACACTGTGTACGAGACTGTTTGTGTCAGGGTGTCGCTCAGTACAAACGCAGCACTCGACATGACTATACTTATTATATCGCCTGTAGTTATTGTGCCGGACAGTGTGATAGGAGTGATGTTTGTGTTGGGGTCTATCGCGCCTTGCTGAAAGCGCCCCATAGGCCACCCTCTATCTCCTTGAGGAAGGTTGGAGAAGTCAGTGCGCTCGACAGTGCCATTTCTCCAAACACACACTCCAGGAATACCCACGGTGTTATTAGGATTGAGAGTGTTGTTAGCTGCATTGGCTGCTATGGCTGCGTTTGATAGAACAGAACGCGCCACTTCAGGAGCACCCCAAGCCACTGTATAGTTTGGGAAAAGAGTTTTGATATGCCCAAGCATAGCCACATCGACATAAGCAATCATGTCATCACTCCCTTAAACTTGTAGGCCACTTTGCTCAGAGCTGCATAAGCGAACGTTTCAGTAATACGAATATTAAATATGTTGCCATCGGGTGATTTCACAACTACTTGATCATTCACTTGTAGTTTTGCTAGGGTCGTGATTATCAACTCGGAGGTAACGTCCTTAAGTTGAATGAAGTCGCTCAGAATCAGACCTTCCATAGGTTGACTACAAAGGATCTTGCACTTGCCTGTAGCAACGTTACTAGGGTCGTAGTCATGGGCGTCATCAAGTTCAGAATAAAGATTCTCAACGAGGACAGCACGATACACGTCTGCATTGAACCCATATAGATGCAGTGCATTAGTGAGGACCATTCGTAGGTGGGCAGGTACTTCCTGGCCGAGGTCAAGAACTGGCATCAGGGGCGAACTGCCTCCCACCACTTGTTGGAGGCGTAGAGTTCTTTAAATCCTTCATCGATCTCTCGCTGTGCTTCCTGCACTAAGCTGTTTGCATCTGTAGCAATTGGCAGATCGTTGTATGTGAAAGCTCTTCGTGAGCGGGAAAGAGAAAGCAGGAACTTGCCAGACAATATTTTCAATAGTGAACGACTGTACAGAGAGGAATTTTCAATTCCAACCACTTCTACTTCTGTAATAATTCCTGAGTTGTTGGTAGTTATCACTTTCTCGTAGTTTTTGTACATAGCTTTTACGTCGATAAAACCAGTCTCACTGGTATACAGATAGGGGAACTTAGATTCTGGTGGGCAGCGGTATTCCCAAATGTAAGTACGAGGAGTGACCAGACGATTAGGGTCAGAGTAGTCTGTGTAATAATCTGATCGGACAAGCGCTTGTGAAGAGAACAGGGAAGTGGAGAACATAGGCAACACGCTTGTAACATCCAGAGGAGGCTCTCCTGGAGTACTAGGAATCGTTGTGATGACAGGAGTGTTGAAGGTGTATACTTCAGAGCCATTGGTCGACGCACAAGCGTATGAAGTAGCGTTGCCTGATGTGCTCACAAGCGTAATTACCGCACCAGCAGCCGTAGCAGTTAAGAAGCTGTTTACTGTTGTGTCGGCATTTATTGCAGCGGCCAGATGGGGAGCTAATGCAGTAGCGCTTGCGTCTCCAGACACTGTGGTGTAAACGGTGTTGTGAGGACTGCTATCTAATTTACCGTCAGTAGTTCCGAATGTTATTGTTTCGCCGCTGGCAAAGCCCGACCCACTGATTGTTAATGTTCCAGTGCTGTAGGTTACTATTGGAGTGTAATAGGTGTTGTTTGGATCATAGGTGAAGTCATATACGTTTGAAGGTAATACTTCAATTGAGAATTGCTTAGTGGGTGGACAAAAACCGGTGAATGTGTCGATCTCAGGCTCAAGAAGAACCCATAACGCTGTGAGATTAAAACCAATGTCTTGAAGTCCATTAGCACCCAGAAGTAGATGCTGTCCATTACGCACGCAGAGATAATAGGCAAGCTTGCTCAGTAACATGTGAAAGGGACTCCAGGAACTCTCTGTAATTATCAGAGCGATCAGGAAGGATGATTGAAATTAGGGCAATATCAAGCCCTTGTCCGCACAAAAACGGGCAAATCTGAGTAAGTGTTTACAGAGAGTGGGGATATGTCCCGGATTCGGACCAGGAGCAGAGCCGAGCGGAAGACCATCCTTACGCTTTCCATCCCAGCCATATCTAGGGTCAGGAACCTTATCAGGACCAGCCTGCGATCCGATTTGCATGTTGTAATACCAAGCCGCGAAGTAATAGTCCTTACACTGACAGTTAACGGCTATAGATGTTTTACTGAAGGAAGGTTTAGACATCCATACGTTCTGACCAGGGAAGATCTCTACCCCAAAAGGGTGCTCTGTAGTCTTCTGGTATCCCCAACTTAGGCCGTGGAAGACAATAGTGGTTTGATACTTCTCGGGCTTGAACTTGTAGCCGCCACCTGGCACCGGAATACCATTGTCTGTAAGCGGGGTGAACTCAGCCTGCATGGCCAATGCGTTGCCCAGTAGATTGTTTTCCAGATTGCCATTAGGGTTGGTGCTCTTCCCCAAGATAGGAACCGCCCGTGTAGGAACAAAGTTACCAGTTGGGTTTACTTTGGACCTGAACGAGGCGGTACTTAGGAAAAAATCCTTTAGGGTGAGCATGAACGCTCCTACTTATTCTTCTTTAGAGCACTAAGGATGTCCCCTGCTTTACTCATTGATCTTCTCCAGTTTGTCTTCGTTCTTCTTCTCAGTTCCAGCAGGCTTCTTAGGCTCAGATGAATCGTTCAGCTTCTCTAGCTTCTTAGCTGGCTCTTTCTTCTCGTCTGAGAGATTGGCAAGCTTCTGGGTAGGATCAGGGTCCTGGGACGCTGGCTCTGCCGTATCATTCAAAGCTTCTAACACTTCAACACCTCTTGCTTGTAGAAGATCTCCGAATAGGTTGAAATCTTCTTCTGACAGATCACTCGCGCCTGGCTTGACAGTAACACCTTTAGCAAGACGGTTGATATACAAATGGACAGCGCCATCGTGCGGATTATTTACTTTCATTCTTAGAGTCTCCATTGTTAGCAACGTGACTGTCTAACAGTCCTTGCAGTAGTCCTTTAAATAGTGTAGCTACCTCATCTGGAGTGCTTCCAGAATCAGCTAGTTCTTTCTCAACTATTGCTCTACACTTTTGCACTGCGTCCAATACAATCGGAGCACAGGCAAGAATAATTTTGACGGCCAGCATACCGTCCTTAAGTAGTTTGGCCATGTCTACGGCCTTCAGAATTAGTGCTAGTTCATTCATTATTTGTCACCGGATATTAGTTTATTGAGTGCGTGTCTTACAGGGTGTGCTTTCTTGTCAGCATCATCAGCAGCTTTGTCGGCTGCATCAGAATCAGCTTTCTTACAGTCCACGCACACAGTAGACTTACGTTCAGGATCATTCATAGGTTTGTGACATTTAGCACAGGGATGATTGTCGTTCCTGTGGTCATGTGCAATCTTTTTAACTTCCGCATCGGAAAACTGTGGCTGCGAGCTGCTAGAAGTATCGTTGTAACCGCCAATACCACCATAGCCGTCGCCGTAGGTCTCCATCCGCTTTAGTAGTTGTCCTGCTCTACTCACTGCACCTACCCGTTTCTGTTACGTCTGTAATTTAAAACAGTATCAGCATCATTGATCTGGTCGAGATATTTACTCTCTTTATCACTGTTACCAATACTTCTCATAGCCTTAGCTGCGTCGTGAGCGTCCTTCCTGATGTACTTAAGCTCGTTGTCGGTCTTTGAGTGATATGGGTGCCCAGCAAGAGGCATCTTCTCTTTCTTCTCGATCAAGTCGATTAGATCACTAGCTCTGCTCATGTTCAAAATCCTCTTTAGTAGAAAGGGCCAGGACAATCCCGGCCCCCTCAATTTCCTTACTTACTGCTCAGCTTACGAGAAGCTGAAGTCAGTTTCAGTGATGTTCAGCTGAGTGCTGAAGTTGCTGATGAGCGGGTCCAAACCAGCCCACGATGCGGCTGCACGTTGGTTCTGGAATGGGTTGAATCCCATCTGCATCGTGTTAGTCACGTACAGAGGCATCAGAGGACTGTATACGAGTGGAGCCTCGTAGTTGTTAGGACCCTGATACAGACCGATGATCGTGAGATCGTTGAGAACCGTAGAATACGGAACGCGAACAACAACCATGCCATCCAAGTGGCCATAGATGTGGGGACCGAAACTGTTGTCGTCGAACACTTGGACGAATCCGGGAAGTGTTTTCAGGATGGCAGCGGCCTTACGACCAGCAACCAAAGTGTTGACAGTTCCACGCCCGGCAGTCTTGACCATCAAGGCAGCATTATCGTTCAATGCATACTTGAGAGTAGGCAAGTGTTCGAAGTAGCTGATACCATCCGTAGGCATTCTTTCCCACGAGCTGACGTTAGCGCCAGGAATGTTGGAAGTCAGAAGACCGACAGCGGTGTTCATGATTTCATTGTTGATTGAAACAGTGAGATCCTGGGCCACTTCACCATCCAAGTCCATGTTGTAGCGCTTGCTGTACAGGAACTTTTCAGCAGTACCGAAGGTCGCCTTCAGGTGGAAGAAACGAGCCGCGATAGGCTTGGTGACGATCTGCAAGATAGCTGACTGAATGTCAGTATTTGCTTCAGGAATGCTGTTATAACTGATCTGAACGAGTGTAGCGTTAGATGTGGTAGACGGTGTCTGCGTGAAGGCCAATGAGGTTACAACACCGGTCTTGAAGTTAACAACACCATGCATACCGATCCAAGTGCCAGCAACGTTCACCATCTGTGAGAAGTTTCCGCTACTAGGGTCTGCAATAACGCCGCTGTAAACAGCAGTGCCACCAGAGAACACAACAGTAGCGTTCAGAACGCAACGTCTAGGGTCGATAGGACCAACGAAGTCTTGTCCGGCATTTACAGTGAGGTTGGTGTAACTAGCGGTACCACCACCGTCTGAGACGAGAGTAGACGTAGCGAACGCATCGGTCATGTAACCGTTTCCACCGGCACCGGGGAATACGTCAGGAGCAGCAAGAGTGCTCAAGAGCTTCTGACCGCTGGTTACGTTACCACGAGTGTTCTGAGCAACCCAGTCTTTGAAGGCCACGAAGCCCTGCAAATCTTCCATAGGTTGAACGGAAGCAATAACGTTGATAGGCGATGCACCGAAGTTAACGGCAAGGATGTCCTTGGCTACGTTAGGCATCTGACCAAGGTTGGATAGGTTACCGGTGTCTTCGCAGTACTTCTGGTAGACATCCCACTTCTCGAACATTTGACCAGCATTAACAACGTCAATGGCTGTGACACCATGCGGTCTAACTTTGGCCAAAGGAGACTTGTCCACGATCTGGTTCATCCATGGACCGTATTCTTTGATATATTCAGCCGCTTTCTTTTGAGCAGCGTTCTCTCTATTCTCTGTCATTTTGGGTTTCCTCTCACTTAAAAGTGAATACGTGAATTAGAGCGTTGCTCTGGGAGTGGTCAGTTCAGGGACCGGGGTGAGTACTTTTACGTTTTCGAACACAGAAGCCGTGTAGGACGAACCAGCAAAGGTTGGCGCTTCAGGAATAGTTCCTGAAACTGTTTCTTCGACTTTGTTCAGTTCGGGCACCTTGTATGTTTTGGTGACAGCACTGCTTTCTTTGATCTTCTTCAAGCTGTTGATAGTGGCCTCAGAACCCATCTTCTTGACCATTTCAAGGACAGCTTCTTCGTCAACACCAAACTCTTTAGAGATCTTCTGAGCGGCCAGCTTGCGCTTACCTTCAACAACACGGTCAGTAAGTTTTTGGGCAGCGTCTAGCTTCTCAGAGATAGCAGTCGGTGAGCCGATCTTGATATACTCTTCAGCCAGTCCAAGAACTTTGTCTAGTTCTTGGATAGAGCCCATTTCCAAATACTGTTCAAAGGCAGCGAACATCTTGTTCAGTTCTTCAAGCGAACCAAGAGCGGCAAAAGCAGCGTTGGCTTCTTTAACAGCTTTCAGTTCATCAGGAGTGCCAAGAGCTGCATAGGCTTCTGTAAGGCCAAGCATTTTCTTAGTGAATGAAGCAGCGTTAGGAGCCGCAGAACTCTGATCCAAAAGACCAGCAGACAAGGCGTAAGCCTTCAAAGGTTCCAGTTCAAGCCACTTGCGTAGACCTTCAGAAAGTTCCTTGCCAGCTTCCACATGATTAGCAACAGCTTCATGAGCGGCAATAGTCTTTTCCTGATCAGCTGCTTTGGTAGTCAAAGCAATATTGGCTTGAAGAGCTTCTGTAAGCTGTGCTTGCAGGCCCATTTTTTCTTCTGTAAGTTTGTGGATAAGCTCTAGCTTTTCCTCAAGTTTTTGTAAGTCCATTACGACATCCTCATTTTTGGTGGGCGTGAGATTTTCCATAACAGTCACGTATGCGGAGGACACGCCTGGATTCCGCACGAAGTCAAAGGTTTCTAATTGAAAGGAGTCAGCATCAATGATGTCTTCTCCAAGAGCTGTCTTACCGCTGCTCTTGCCAAAAGCACGAGAAGAGACAGGTAGTGGCATTCCTGCGCGGAGCAAAACATTCAACTGCTGTCCGGCATTAGTTCCAAGAATGAGAATCTCTCCCATTCCTACGTTGTTTTCATTGATCCAAAGTTTGATAACTGTGTGTGAGAACTTGCCTTCCGCAAGTGCCTTCTCATCTAATTCTTGGTCGTGACCTATAGCACCAAATAGGCCCCCATTGTTGAGCTTTTCCTGAACCTTCTTAATAGCGCTTTCCCAAAGACTCTTAGAATAGAATCTGTTATTAAGAGAGACGCCATCAACCAGGAAGAAAGGTCCTTGCACACGGGCCAGAATGTTGACTCCGTCTACTCTCGATGCGACTGGCTGACCATGCTCATCTAAGGGCTCTGGCATTACTGTCCAAGTGCGCTGTGATTCACCTATAAAGGTGTCGCGTAACTGAAGTTCTTGCTTGTTAGTAAGTGCAGCGGTCAAAATAGGATGCCTCGCGCAAAATCAATTTGCGTGAGTATCGTAAGATGAGAATTACTACTGTCCTGAAAGCAGCTCGATTAGTTCCTCTAACAGCAGTTGATCTGGCACAGAAAGATAAAAGCTTAGTTCGTCTTTTAATAATTCAGTCAGTTCTAACGATTCCCTCTTCCCAAACAGCCCGGCCTTAGGAATGAAGGAGCGAGTAGCTAGCCATCTTCCAAGCTGTCTGTGGTGCTTCTTACCTTCTGCTGATTTGTGATAGTCCCGGACAGCTTGGAGCATCTTAAATCTATGTCTATTCCATTCACGCTCTGCTGTTTTAGACTTGCGGAAGTTCTTGAACATACTTCCAATCTTTTGTCTGCGCTGAATGAATAGCTTGTGGTCGTCCTCAGTTATCCGGTCATACAAAGACTTACCGCACTCTAACAAGAACAGCTGCTTGTCGAGTTCCGTGTGGAACTGCACATTCATCTTATAGGACTATTAGGCAGGAACTTCACCAATAGTTCTCCGACCACTGTAAGAGACGCAGGAATAACAGTAAGCCAAATACCAAGCATTAATGCTCTTAGTTGATTAACCGATTCCAGTTTAAGTTCAAGCTGAAACAACTTCTCTCTAATATTCTTTACGTCACTCAGGGAGCTGGTCAGGCCTTCAATGGATTTTTGCAGCGCTACAAGAGAAGAGGTAAACGTCTTGTTGTCGTGCTGAGTCTCTTCCATCTGACGTTCTAACTTAGCTACGCGCTTCTCTAGACTCGTGACGCGAGTATTGGTGCTGTCTTCAGTCATGGGAATTACCTCCCTCTGAAGAAGTTGTTAACGAATGAAGTGCTGCCATTGTCGAATGACTCTGTCAGTTCATCGTCTTCCGTGATTCCTAGTAATGAGTCTATGTTGTCGAGCCCAGCATCTTCACCAAAGCCGAATTCGTCGTCGTCAGCCATAATGGAATCAAGATCGTCATCTGAACAGTCTAAGTCGCCATCACAGAAGTCTGCAAATTCGTCCGGGTCAGCATCTTGCATGCATACATCACTTGTGTCTTCACCAGCAATGCCTAGGGCAGCATCAGGCATAGTCCCAAGACTGCTTATGTCTTCCGTTAGTTTTTCTACGTCCATGGTCCTGGGATTCCTTAAAGTTGGTAGCGATTTATTCACGAGTATAGTGCTGCATCAATTGGCCGCTTATTTTTCAGGCGCTTCCAACGTAGATGCCCCTGAAGCCTTGTGCTCGATAACGTATATTCCTGAAGCCATAATTATTGTTGGACCTCATCATCGTCTTCTACTTTATCATCACCAGGCTCTGACATAAATTGATCTAGATCCTTACGATTCGGGTCTACATTAGGGTCAATAGACTGCACTTGCTGCGCTGTCTGTACTTGCTGATTGAGAGACAATTGCGCCATTACTCGTTTCATAGTTGCAGGGTCTGTTTTGAAGAATACGGCGCCGTCTGCCAGAATACTGAACTTATCCTGAATCCATTTTATAAGTTCTACCGGGTCTATAGCAGCTGCAACAAGAGGATTGCTCATTGCTTTTGCCAAAAAATCTAGGCTCCTTCCACATATTTCCTGTTTTGCATCGTCAAACTCCAGCTTCTCAAGCCCACTTAGGTCGACTAAAGACTGAATAAATTGAATATCAAAGTCCTTGTTAGTGACTGTCATTCCTGTATTAACTAGGTGTGCAAGCACGATCTGACGCAATCCCTTGGATAGAGCCTTCTGTATGCTTGCCAGGCGTCTGGTGTACCGGCTGAACATTCTTAACTCTTGTACTTTGTCTGTTGTGTTGGAGCCAAAAATAAGAGAAGGAGGTATACCAATAGAAGACATGATGATAGCTCTCAAGCTATTTGTGGCATTCAAGATATCGTCAATGGGCTGGCTTGCTCTCACGTTGAGAGGGTCCAACCCGCCTTTCTCATCACTGAAGATTGGCACAACACGCAGTCTACCAAGCACTGTCATAATCTCAGCAAGGGAGATCTGATTGGTGCGGGGATCTATGCCAGTAGGTACGTTCAGTAGTTGTTCATATCGCTTGATAGCAGCAATGACTTCATGAGGAGGTGTGTTAGCGGGCATTCTCATGCCTACCAGCTGCGTCTGCGTGATTTGATTCATCTTAGTCGCAGGCATGAGCTTCTCTAATACCTGGAGTTCTCTGATCTTCTCTATAAGGTTCAGGAACATAGGTGTTCCTATACGAACATAGTCAGGCAGCTTGTCTTTGACTGACTGAGGTATCTTGTCGAAGCCAGGATCAGTCCAGCCCCTATTCAGCTTGTTCTGGAGACATATACGGTGCTTCTGTGTGCCTATGCAAAAGTGAGCGTAGGCAGTGGCCGGAAGGATCTTCCACTCACGCCCTTTTAACTGAAGGTATCTGGTAGGAATGCCCTGCTCATAGAAGGCAACCAGGTTTAAGGGGTCTACGTCGTCATGAACTCTAACAACCCCTTTGCCATTTTCTATTTCCAGGCGGACAGAGTACTCGCCTAGGTCTATTAAATCTCGTGTTATGTCCTCCAGCAGATTGTTCATGTCCACTGTATCCATAAGCTCATCAATGGCTTTCTGGATCTTCTTGTCCTTTGCTGTAATGCGGATGATCTGCCCACGCTCGTTAGAATTAAGCACGTCCTCTTTCATCAGGTCAAGGATAGTGCCAACTATATAGAATCTGCGCACGTCATCAGTAGTGTTCAGATATTCTTGACGGGAGTTGACTGCGTTAGTCCAGATAGTGATGAGGGATGTCCCAAGGTCCCATGCGCCTTTGCCTACAAAGTCCATCAAGTTCTGTTCCTTGGCATAGCCAAGCTTCATGATGTCCGCACCGGAGAAAGATCCAGGAACTCCTTCGAATATATTGGTAGGAAAGTTCTGTAAGTCTAGACCAGAAGCAGTGCTAGTGTCCTTCCTGATCTTGAACAAGTTCTCTACTAGTTTTGCCGATTCAGGAATGGAGAACCCTTGTCGTTGGAAGTGTTCTATTCCTATTTGAGGACCTATTGACGTAGGCTGTTCGCTGGGATGCGGGCCAGGAGTAAACCAGGACTTAAACCAATCTTTCCAACTCATTCAGGGTTCCTTAATTGCTCCTTTATAGAGTAGGTGCAAACAAGAAGCCGTTATACTTTCACGCAGGTTTTCCAGAACACATTAACAGTAGGCATATTATGTGGAGAAGATCTACGAATAAGGATGGTTACTTTTATGTCAAATGTAGTTGGCTCATCTAGATGGGGAAACAGCTCCGATAAAGCCTCTAAGGCAGCCGCTGGATGGTGGTCTGATATAAGCGACACAAGAAAGCGTGTGCTAACGGTCAATAGCGGCATAGACGAAATTACGCCTGATGTGTTTGCTACGATCAAGAGGGACTTGGAAGACAGGAAGATTACTAGTCTTACAGCTGTGAAGATTCTATCGACCCTAAGTACCATCGCTAACAAACATGATGCAATCGCATTAGCGAAGTACAAAGAGTTAATAAATGCAGGCACCGAACGTCCTACAGAAACTGAAGCAGCTGCAAAAGGTAAGAAGACTAGTAAGCTTACCGGGCAAGCTAAGAAGGATGCTCAGAAGGCTATGGAAGGTACTCTGGTCGAGCTTACGCAGTTGGCTATAAAGAAGAAACAAGGCACTGATGCTTGATGAGGAATTATTCTCTCAGTTAAGCGAAGAAGCGCAGATAGTAATACGCAACATCTGTCCAAACGCTACCTTTGATGAAGCTATAGAGATACTGTCCGACATGGCGGAGTTTGAATCTCCTCCCCCGACTATCGATGAGTTCCTGGATCTTCCATATTATCTTGGACATATCGGTCCTGAGATATTTCCGTTCTGGAGAGAGCAGCTCAGGATAATCCATCCTAGCCCCTACTACAGTCCATTCGAAATAGTGGTTGTGTCAGGCTCTACAGGTGGTGGCAAAAGCTGGTGTTCAATCATATCTTTGTTATACGAAATCTGCGTGTTCTTACACCGGAGAGATGCTCATGAACATTTTGGCGTAGGGAATGATGGACAAATATATGTTGGGATGTGTAACAACACACTGACTCTGTCCAAAGATACGCAACTAAAGAACTTCTTTAACATGTTCAATAAGTCACCATTCTTTAAGGACATGCAGGCCCAGAAGGCAAAGTTAGTTAAGCCTACCAAAGGGCTTCTAGATCTCAACTTACCGTACAACATCAATCTTCTAGCTGGGTCCACAGCGCAGCACTTCATTGGCCGAGCTGTTATGAATGTACTGGTATCAGAACTTAATGCCATGACCCGGCAAGGTGGTCAACAGGCCTCTAACGTTATATCAGAACTTGAGGCTAGATTGTTCACACGTTTCCACCGAGGAACGAAACTGCCTCGCCCCGGTAAGATTTACCTTGACTCATCAAAGAAAGAAACGACTGGCTCCCTGGATAGTTACATTGATAGTAAGAGGGGGAAGAAAAACGTACATATAATTGAGGCGCCTTTCTGGAAGTTCACTGAAGGTACTGACAAAGATCACAACGACAAGAACCAATTTTTCTATGTGTTCAAGGGGAGCCGTACTGAAGATCCACGCATGCTTGACTTGAATGACCCTGATGATCAAAATGTACCTGAGTCATTAGTGTTGAAAGTACCCGAAAATTTGCGTCCGTTTTTTGAGATGGACGTAGTCAACGCCCTGAGAGACTTGGGCGGTGTGGCCACATCTTCATCAGGTAACTTTATCTCCAGCGCAGAAGCTATTGCTGACTCATTGTGCTTACCTAGTCGGTCTAAGAAAGAGGTCATAAAGCTTGATCTCCATGATGACTCAGACAAGCTTATAGACTATGTAGACCTGGCTGACTTGGACAGGAATGCTGTGTACTACATGCACCTCGATTTATCAAAGAATAGGGACCGCACAGGGATCTGTATGCTCAGAGTCTCGGGCAAGAAACAACTTGCACGTTTTGACCGTAGTGAAGGTCTAACCAAGATGTTAGAAGAGAATGTCTACAGTGCGGACGTGTTGCTGGCATTAAAAGCAAAACCAAACCAACAGGTTCCTATTTACAAGATTGAGGCATTTATCTATGACCTTATTCACGCAGGTTTCAAGATTGGGGGAGTTACGTTTGACCAATTCGGTAGCTTAGACGTTATGCAGCGCTTGAACGCCAAGCAAGTGCCAACAGAGTATCTATCAGTAGATAGGCCTAGACAAGCTTATGACACGCTCCGTCAAACACTGATGGAAAGGCGTATCAAGATTGCTTGCCACCCTCCAGACGATCCAACTCGCGCCTCAATAATTGAGAAAGAGCTTAGGGAGCTTATAGACCTGGGTGACAAGATAAACCACCCTGACGAGACTGAGCACAACAAGGGCGAGTGGGTGCGTCCATCAAAAGACTTAGCTGACGCTCTCTGCGGCGCCCTGTGGAACTGCATTAACCTGACGACTAACCACACAGTGCATGCAGTAGCTTTAGAGACTTACATGGATGCTCTGGAAGATTTGACACTTCCAACAGATCCCATTATGGACGACATTCTGCGCGGTGGTTTTTCACATATACAACAACCAGGCAGAGGCACTTGGTAGAGTTATTTCCTGTTTTGACGTGTTTTCCCATTCGGGAAAATGACATGTTTTAGGAAATTCCCGTTCGGTAATTTACCTGTATTTACTGCGTGGTAAATATGGCTTGATTACTGAACGGGAATAAAGCAGAAGCCCCCTTTCGGGGGCCTCGCGCACCAAGCCGTAGCTATGGTGAAGTTCTGAGTACCTCGTACTCGTTAGGTCTGCTTGAGGGTGCACGTCTCAGAGGCAGGTATGTTTCCCTCAGCTGTCTGAGTGGCATTGTTATTCTAACAGCTCCACACTGTTCTTCAAATATTTTGATCAACTGAGGCGACATGTTGAATCGAGTGCCTTTGTGTTCAATAGACTTTCTCAGGTTACCGTCCGCATGCCTTCTCCAAGATTAGATCCGACAGTCTGTCCTCGTCATAAACGGTCCAACAATGCGCGTGAGTCTTGTAAGGATCACACACCTTCTCATGGGAGCGGACATACTGGTGCGCGACAGCAAGTCTGATGGCCAGCTCTGATACAGGGAGTTCCTGTTCTTGCTCGACCTCAAGTCTTTTGTTCTCTATGAGCTGAGGAATGTCGAGACCGTATTGCGCGTGGACTTCAGCTTGGCTGAGTGAACCCATACATACCCATCCAAAGTAAACAGCCCATGCTAGAACCCAGAAAGTGTCAAAGGTTTTAGAAGTTCTCATCAAAGCGCCAACGCCTTGACTACTCGCTCTCTAATCGGCTTGGTGGTCAAATAACCGTCTATAGAATGAGGTAGTGGAGGAACATGCCCAACCATTGGGTTAAAGACTATTTCGTCAGATATGACAAATGAGTCGTCGAAGTGCTTGTTCAGAAAATGCTGCGCTGCAACAGGGTCAAGCCAGTCTGAGTAGTTTGCCCAGCGCTTGATCGACGTTGGAACTGGTAACTCACCTTCCGGTATGTTTTGAACACGTCGAATTTCCGCCTGTAACCCACCGACGCCCAAAGGGCTTCCCACCGTAATCAATTGAACGCAGTTTAAATCGGGCAGCTTGTCACGCATTTGTAGGAGCACTTCATAAGCAATGACTGTGCCAAGGCTGTGTGATAGCAGAACAAAGGGCGTCTTATCGGTAGGCAGTAATTCAATTAGTCGTTGTTGGATTGCAGTGCGTAGTCCAGTGTTATAGAAATAATGATCGCAATCCAGGAGTAACTTAGGAGCACACACAGTGTGGAAGATTTCACAAAGAAGTTTGTCTTGGAAAGACAGTCCCACCTTCGGCCCTTCCTGGTAGACAGAAAGGTCAGCCCAGAAAGCAAACACTGATTCAGCGTCAGGACCGCCGAACAGCTTCATGTCCCAATCAAGTTTTAAATCATCCACCTTGGAAGTGGACTCATTGATTCCATGGACGTAAATTAACTTCATGACCGTAATGGCCCCTAGAGATGTTTCTAGAGACCATTATCATACTGATTAATACTGTGAGACCTTTTTATGGGCTTATTGCCTTTGCTTAAGCCAAATCTCCCGCTAATTCGGCTTCCAACATTTCAGATTTATTTTACTCATGTTACACTGCTCCTTTGTTGTTTTCGTATGCTTCTACAATCGGAATTATTTTCTCGCTCAATTCTCTGACACTTCCATCGTTTACCACTAAGTGGTCTTCTTTGATTTGACTTAGCAGGGACTCGCTTGCGTGCGTTTTGTCCACTCCATTGTCGTACTTAGGTCGGACAATCTTGATGATCAATCCACCCTCGCTACGAACGTATCCTTCCTCCGCCCCGTCTTCTCCAGCTTGGCCTGGAAATCTGAGGTCACTGATAATGGCTTTATCGTATTTATTTACTTCCTTACGCGCTAAGTCAATCCACACGTTGGGACCATAATACTCACGCATAACTTCTGTGCCAAAGTACTGGAGCAGGCGACGTACCTCAGGATGCTTCTTGGCCCCATCCCAGCCTATCTCATCCACTAGTTTTGCCAGACGGATCAGAGTGCCATCAGGAAGGACCACATATGGGTTGAGTGCATACATCATCTTCTTAAGAGGGTCTGCAAATGCGATCTTCTTGTAGTAGAACATCTCAGCTATCATCAAACTGACTGTGTCTTTACCGTGCTGAGCTTCACCACAAACTGCAATCAACTTCTTCACTTTATTTCACCCTCCGCATAGCAACCATCTCTTTCTCCGTGTCTCGATTAATAGCGGCTTCAGCAGAGAACTTGCCTTTGTAGCGGGCCTCCAGTTTTCTGATGTTGCCCTTCAATACTTCCTGGTTGTCCAGGCCGAGCGTCTCATGCAGGAGTGCTATGTACCAGAACAGGTCTCCTGTCTCTTCCTGGAAGTTGATCAAGTCCTCTTCCGTAAATCCACCAGTGCCGTTGTAGAAACTCTTAAAGAGGTTGTTGGTTAGACGTTCTGCTAGCTCGTTGGACTCAGTCAGAATGCCAAGAATGGCATGGATAGCTCCCATGTCTGTTGACACGGTTACAGTAGGAGTGTAAGGGTCTGTTGGAGTCTGACCCTGAGAGAATGCCAGCTTCTGTAGCTGTGCAAAGTACTGTTCCATCTTGTCTTCAGGGATTTCCTTGCCATAGATAAGCTTCCGCTTGTACAGGTCTAACATCGACCCAATGGCTGTGCTCATTCGCAGCAGGCACCACAATTTTGCAAAGTCGATCTCAGTATCCTGAGGGGGGTTGCTCAGTGTGGTCAATGCTTGTTTTGTATAATCCTCAAACGACAGATCGTGATCTGCCTTTTGCTTTTCGCAACGGGTACATTTTTCTGTTTTGGCAAGCAACCGTTTACGTCGTATCTGTTTTTGGTGCCCGCATTCCCTACATTGCACTTGATAGAGATAGTGTCCGGTATTGTCTATACGACCGAAACACACTACATACCAGTCTCCCTGGAAAGTCCCAGACAAAGTGTCGATCATTAGTTATCTCCAAATAGGTGCAACAAAACATAGGCCAACAGGTCAGCCAGATCTGAATAGGTTTGTATAAATTAGGTCGTCGATGCGATGAAGTTGTTTACGACGTAGGCATCATTATCTTCAAGAGTAAGTGTGAACAGCTGTGCACTGGCCATGGGTCTAATTGACACCACCTGAGCCCACCATAGTTTGCTTACCTTCAAACAAGCCAACGACTCACCTATCGTTATATCTCGCAGTGTCTTCCATCCAGTTCGGGTCCAGAATCTTTGATCACCGGAACAGATTGCACTGTCTCCAGTCTTAAGTAGAATTTCGTGGACATCATGGCTACGGTCCCCACTTACCGTTGCTACCCTCTTAGTCTCTATCTGCTCAGTCTCAGTATTGAATGTGGTGATCAATCTTCCCCATCGCTTATCGAGGGCTAAGTTTGATAGCTTTCCAAACGTCCAGTGCACGGACGTATCTTTGAATGAGCGTCTGCCTTTTAAGTCGGCATCTATAGAGAATCCTGGGGGCATAGGGACTGGGTTTCCTGGACAGTGATACCTTTAATGTCCAAGAATAAACCTTAACTATGTGCCTAAGTGAAAACCAAGTCGTTCTTGATGTACATGGGCTGCATGGTTATTGCATCCATGACAAACATTCCTAGTTGTATTGCTACTGCTAGTTCTAGCTTAGCGCCTCTAGACTTCTCCCAACCTGGCAACAATGCTATTCCATCACAGTGAAATAATAGTTGCAGGTCTGCTCTTAAATAATCCTCCCATGCTAATGGCCTTGAGTCATTCATTTCGGCTGGATTGATGACATAGTACCCGCCGTCCCTCAGCCTTTTAGCTGCCTCCATGAATGATGGGAAGTTGTTGTCAGGCAAATTACTCATTGGACCTGAAAGGTATGTCCGCTTTGGTTTACTCAAGTTATGTGCCTCCACTGCCTACCAGTTTTGATAGCGCTAATTGTCATCTTATGGACTCCTGTCTTTTTGGTGATTACGTTTGAGGTCTCTCCAAGCTCAATAGGAGTGATCTTTTCTTTGAACACTCCTCCTATCCATGTCCAGCATCCGTTGTCTTCAACTCTAATACGAGACATAAATCTGGATGTCGCTTCAGGAAGCTTAAGAGATAACGGAGCGTCCTCTATGTTGGCGCTTTCGGTTATCAACTTACTGAATCTTCCAGTGTGTTTGTTTCTTTCTGACATCAAGTGGTCTCTCGATTTACTTCGACTATTCAATGATGCACTAAGAGTTAATGTGGAGGAGAAAACATCGGAGTTTGTTGAAGAACCGATCTTATGTCCAACACTCTTCCCATGTTCCTGAAAGATTGGACTTCGAATAACTAGTCGACCTTGTCTCAAAAAAATTTGCATGTTCCTGTGCGGCCAGCATCTCGTCCATCCATGGGAGAGGATTGGAAAGCAGATCAGAAAACACAGGAGACAGGCCCATCTCTTGTAGGCGTTTGTTGGTGACGTACCTTATATAGTCCTTTAGTTCTTCCTTGTTGAGGCCATCCACAGGACCGAGATTGAAAGCTAGGTCAATGAAGTGCTCCTCCAGGCGGACAGCATCAAAGGCAGCCTGCACAATGTAACCGCGCAGCTCTGGGGTCCAGAACTCTGGGCTCTCTTCCTTCATAGTGTTGAAGATCTTGATCATGAACTGGCAATGCAGGTCCTCGTCCCTTGATATAAAGGTAGTCAACTGCCCCATGCCGGTCATCAACCCCCGTTTGGCGAAGGACAGGAGGATGGCGAAGGCGCTGAACAGCTGCATTCCCTCCCCGAACCCTGAGCATATGGCGATGTCCAAAAGCATCTTGGAGCCAGTAGGCAGGCTCTCTGTGCGCTTCTTGGTGATGAATTGGTGTTTCTCCATCATCTCTGGTATGTCTATGAACTCACTGTATGACGATTCAGACATACCCAGCGTGTCGATGGTAAGGGCGTAACTCTGCTGGTGGATAGCTTCGATGTTTGCTATGGCCAGGAGGGCTGAGCGGACCTCAGGAGTTGGAAAGTTTGGGATGTACTTGTCGCAGTAGACGCCTGCCACGTCCGTGTCAGCACTGGCTAGGAACTTTTGCACCTGCTCCAGGAGGTGTTTCTCTTCTGCTGTTAGCTTGGAACGCCACTGTTGTATGTCTGCTTGTAGAGACACTTCCGCTGGAATCCAGTGGAGCTTGTTCTGGTGTTCAAAGAACTCAAAAGCCCAAGGGTAGTCGAACGGTTTGTAGGATGTGCGGGTGCCTTGGAATAACGCCATGTAATTCTCCTGAGAAGATTAACCAGAACAGGACTCACATTCTGCTGCGGTGTCGAAGGTAACGCTTCGACCTGTTCTGATAGGTATTGTACGCATGTAATAGAGGGTCTTTAGCTTGTTGCGCCATGCCGCTAAGTGCACCTTATTAACATACTTCCGTGAGGCCTCCGCTGGAAAAAACAGATTCAGTGATTGCGACTGGCACACAAATTGTTGACGGTCAGCAGCCAGTTTGATCAAGTGCATCTGGTTTATTTCAGCTGCTGTTTTGAATACGTCTTTCTCCCAGTCATCGAGACAGTCCAGGTTCTGCACACTGCCCCCATCGTTTAGGATCTGAGACCACCATTCTCTAACATCTCTTTCGCGGTTTGCTGTTCTTACACATACTCCACCACCAGGAAGTAACAGATCTTCTGGATACAGCTCAATGGCCTTCTCCTGCAACACGATGTCTAGCTGCTTATTCTTCATGGTGAGAGCGCCTGACACTGTCTTCTGTACAAAGATATTGGTCGACCATGGCTCTATGGACGGACTGGTGCCTGCTATGATCGCCGTGCTTGCGTTCGGAGCAATAGCTAACATATGGCTGAAACGATCTTTCTTCAGTCCCTCAGCTGCCCCTCTTTCAACAGCCAGAACTTCATTAGCTCTGATCGAGCATTCCTTTATATAGGAAAACATCTGAAGATTCATTCCAATGGCAGCAGGAGTTCCAACTGGGATCATGTGAGACTGTAGGTAAGAGTGGAAACCCATGGCCCCCAGTCCTATAGATCGCTCCTGTCTAGCTGAATAGACAGCTTTGGACAGTTGAAGAGGGGCATTGTTTATGAAGTCTTGTAGGACGTTGTCGAGGAACTCTATAGCGTCTTCTATAAATCCAGGGGTATTCTTCCACTCGTCATACTTCTCCAGGTTGACGCTAGAAAGGCAGCACACAGCTGTTCGGTCTTCATTAGTTGGAAGTGTGATCTCGACGCAGTTACCGGCCAACACACCATTAAATATACCTTTATGCTGAAGAGGTTCATTGAAACAATAAGTAGCGTCATAACGCCCTTCATCCGTTATCTTTTTAACTTTAACAAACTGCTCCGCATTTCTATTAGGAACATGCTCTTCTAGTTGAATACGTGTCGTAGTCATCCCCAACTTTAGGAGCTGCAAAATACCGTTAGCACCAATAAGCAGTCTATGAGATTCCCTACAATCAAAGAGAGCGGACCCCCCGTGCCCATCGGGCATTAACCTTCTTCCAGCTTCCTGTCCGTTTGTTACCTTACTGCTGACTCCAAGCGTCTGAAGCATCAAACGAACGTCGTTAATAAAATCTAGATTTACAGAATGGATTTGCAAAGCAGGTGTTTTGCCATTGAGGCACAGACAACCATCTGAGTCTAATAAACCTGCGAACCAATCCAACCTAGATTTTATGGAGTAACGAAAGGGAACAGAGTACTTTTCATAGGGTTTAACCAGCACACGAGTCCTATCTTGCTCCGGTTGGTATGACTGCACAGAGCTTGTTGCCAATCGAGGCAACACGGATAGCTTGACTCCATATAGGTCTATATGCTTTGATCCTTTGACATTGTCTGAACCATCTCCCGTATAAAAACCTTGTGTGTATGCATCCTCAAGCTCTTCAGTAAATTCAATGACTGGGTATGTACACTTCTGTAACTTATCCCCTGGTTTAAGGTCTTTAGCATCTACAACATGAAGACCGAGTTTATTCAAGCCAGTTCCTCTGAAGTAACCGGTTTGAGTGTGGAATTTATGGTACTCAGTGCATTCCAGCGTACTGCCATCGCTAAATTCCACCTTAATGAGTTTTGCACCATCTGACGTTTTCTCTATTCGGGACTTAGAGAATTGTTGTCCGTTCCATACTTTCATTTGCTTACCGGCAGCATCTGATATTTGAATCCAACCCATGTCAGTGAGTATCTTAGTCTCAGGGGCAACGCAAAGATTTGAACCGTTGATCTTCAGTCCTTGCTCCTTTAAATCTGGGTGCATATTGCGGTTGCACTCATCAATGAAAACCAGATAGGGCTCTCCTGTTTGTGCACGTGTCTCTAAGATCTCAGACCACAGATCGCGTGCCTGAACCACCTGAGTCACTTCTTTAGAGTGTGGGTCTATAAGCGCCCATTCGTCTCCAGCTTCTACGGCTTCCATAAAGGCATCGGTTATTACTAGGCCATGGTGCATGTTCAAATTCTTTCTATGCACATCACCTCCGGTTGGTTTACGCATGCTGACAAATTCAAAAATTTCAGGGTGCCCAACGTGCAGAAAAGCAGCATGTGCTGCTTGCCTAACTGATCCTTGGTTGCACGCCAGGGTGTAAGAGTCGTCTACGTGGAGGAACTGAAGTGCACCTGTAGACACTGTGCCACGAGAAGTCTTCTGACCAGCTGAGCGGACATCTGACCAGTGGCTGCCAACGCCGCCACCGCTTAGGCCCATCCACATAATCTCTTCAAAGTGACTAGCAAGGCCTTCTCTAGAGTCAGGAACATAGGTCAAGAAACAACTAATAGGAAGTGCGCGATCAGTGCCCCCATTAGCCAAAATTGGAGAGGCTGGTATTAGCCACAAGTCTTCAAAGTACTGGAGTAGTCGTTTGGAATGAGAGGGATTACTTCCGTAATACTTAGCGACTCTTCTAAAAATGTCTTCTGGTGTCTCATCTCCGACAGTGTAGCGTCCTTGTAAAACTGTGCGGGAATGAAGGTCGAGCATCTGTATAACTCCAAGAGAATAAAAAGCCTGCCCCTAATCGACCGGGACAAACAAGTGGGATATTGCATTGGCGAAGTTGGTCTATTGTCTCTCCGTGGAGAGGGCCAACTTATAAATCTGAGGGGATCGTTGAAAGGGATCTCAGTGATCTACAGACTGTTTAGAAAGCGCCGAGACGGCCACTCTTTCCACTTCAAAGGTTAACTCTTGGCCGTTCCTTATAAGGGTAATTGTGACCAGTGATCCAGCAGGTCCTTCAGGAAGTAGTGAGGTTATTTTGTCTCCTCTTCGTATGCCAACACGATCAGCAGGCCCATCTTTATAGACTCGGATCACTGAATGGGTAAAGGCATTCCACGTAAGACCAACACGTCCTGGCTCGTCTGTTTGACTGACCCCTCCAGAGAGGATGGCAGCTATCCAAAAATTGACTACGTGGTTCCAGATCATGTGTCGGTGTTCCTCTTTAGAGACCGACTCAAGTATGTGTGCACCGATAAAGACCGATTGGAAAAGTGCAAGTTTTCAAGCATCGGTTGTGGTGGCGTTTACAGTCGTGAGACTTCGCATTCCTTTTGGAGACTTCGTTTTGAGTAACACAGAAACTATTCTGGTGATTCCAGACGCCCATGCAACTCCTGGAATACCAAATGACCGATTCAGACGTCTGGGAAATTACATAGTTCACATGAAACCAGACCTAGTTTTGTGCCTGGGAGATTTTGCGCATATGGGCTCATTGAGCGAGTTTGACAAAGGAACCGTGAAAGCGCATGGACAATATTATGAGGCGGACATACGAGTCTCCATTGATGCGAATGAACAATTATGGAAACCATTACACCAACACAATAAAGCTTTATTACGAAGTGGAAGCGCTCCCTATAATCCACGTAAAGTGATGTTGTATGGCAATCACGAATTCCGCATCATGAGGGCGGCTTCAAAAAATCCAGAGCTTTGGAATTGGATCACTGTCGATGATCTAGAATACGAAAAGTTTGGATGGGAGACTGTGCCATTCAAAACAATTTTCAACTATAACGACATTCTTTTCGCCCACTTTTTTACTGATGGGTTAAAAGACATGTCCATAGGAGGGGTTAACGCAGCTCGTCGTCTAACAATGCAAGATGCTCGTACCAGAATCATGGGGCATTCTCACACACTCCAGTTTTCCTATACTGGCAGAGGTAGAAAACGCTTTGGCCTGGTTGCAGGTTGTTACTTCGATCATGTGGAAGATTATCTCAGTCCTGAAGCTCAGGAAGATTGGTGGAGAGGAGTAGTTTGGCTCGACCGGGTAACTAAAGATGGCCAATGCGACCCATACTTTATTCCAATGTCTGCAATTCAAGAAAGGTATGATTTTTAGTTCTTGACGGCTTAATCGCTACTCTGCTATTATCGTAACATGAGTAAAGAACAAAAGATGCACACACGCATTTAAAAATACATGCTTTGGGTCTTTGTTGGACCTGTTATCAACGCTACAAGAAAAGCTCAGAGTATGTAAACCTCAGACCACGACAGCCTGAAGTTCCTATTTGTGAGCACAAAAATCGGGCAGTCCGCGCCAAAGGATTGTGTGGCTCATGCTATGACAAATCAATCTACAAATCAAAGCCTAGAAAACTTATGGTAAACAGTGCATGTGGGCACTTAGTGGCAAAGTCAATTAACGACAAAATGACAGAAATTGTTGAGGATCTAAGAGCACTCGGTAAAGACAAATGTTTTGAAATTTTAGACGTATTGTTTATAGATGAAGATTGTTGCTGGTTCAATATGTATATTAACCATTGGGGGCGCTTGTCGAATAGTTAAAAAACTCAGCATCCCCAACACAACAAAGGCTTAGAGACGAGTAATGTCCTCTAAGCCTTATTTCTTATTCAGTTTTGTCGGGCACCGCCGCTGGTGTACAAACAAGTGTACAAAATATCGATGCTGTCCCGAAAGTCTTGGGCGGTGAGAGACTCGAACTCCCAACCCCCTCGGTGTAAACCAAACGGGCGACTTTTGTCGGTGTTTTCAAGGGTCGCCCTTGCCGGAAAGTAGCATCAAAGCATATCTATTACATATGCGGAGATAGTGCTTTAGTGGGTAATTCAGAGAGCCAGATTAACAAACAGACATCCTCTTTGCAAGGATCAGTGGTATCACAGGTGTACAAACAAGTGTACAAGTCGAAGCCGACCCGCAAGAGAAGGAAGAAAGTGAAAGACAACAAGCTAGCCTTCACTCAGGGCTTCATGGAGCGCCTAGAAGCAGATAAGGTCCGCCAAAAGTTTTGGGACACTAAAGTCAATGGGCTGATGGTTGAAGTGATGCCTTCGGGGTCCAAGATCTTCCGCTTTCGTAGGACTATCAAAGGTAAAATTGAAACCAGTACGATAGGTCCCTACCCGTCCATCTCCCTGGAGGAAGCTCGTGACGAAGCGGTACGTTTGTCAGCTAAGCTTGTAGACGGAGCATCCTTTATAAACAATCGGCAGGCTGCACGAGATGAGTTAACCCTTGAGGGTCTGTTCGATCTGTACTTCAACCTTCACGTTGAGGGGGCCTGCGAGACAGCCGATGAGCTTCGTAAGGAGTCTAAAAGGTATTGGAGTAGACTGTTGCCCTTGAAGCTATCGGCCATATCCTCATTGGATATTCAAGAGCAGAAGGCTAGGTTGGCCAAAGGCGAAAAGGGTAAGACCCACAAGCACAGGTCTAACAAGGCCCTTGATCTGGTTAAGGCCGCTTTCGCATGGGGCGTTCTTAATGCAGGAGTGAAGGAGAACCCAGCCAAAGGGGTGAAGAACTTTACTACTCAATCCCGTGAGCGCATCATCGCACCTGAAGAGTATGAGCCTCTCATGAGGGCCATCGCCTGTTATCCAGATAAACGGATCAGGGACTTCTTCTTTATGTGCCTATACACAGGTGCTCGTTCTGGCAAGGTCATGTCTATGAAGTGGTCTGACATCGACTTCACTCTGGAACGTTGGTTGATTGGCAAGGATAAGAACAAGGACTCCAATCATGTGCCCTTGTCGGAAGCTGCCCTCTCAATCCTCCGTGCACGTTATAAGGAACGTGGAGCTATCCAATGGGTCTTTCCTGGAGGGCAAGTGCATCAGCCGACCACTAACCATCTAACAGAACCTAAATCCGCATGGAAGAAGATTCTTAAATGGGCTTCTGGCGAAGTACCCAACATAACAGACCTACGTATTCACGATCTGCGCAGATCACTTGGTTCGTACATGGCCATGGCAGGGGAGAACACTGCCACCATTCAGAAGGTACTGGGACATAAATCACTACAAGCCGCTAGTCGCTATCAGCGAGTGAACAACACAGCTGCTCAAGATGCTACTAACAAGGCAGTCAATTTGATGTCCATTATGGCTAACTCCTCACAGCAAGATAAAACCAAAAACAAAGAATCCATATCCTAGATATTCATCTCACACGTCTCCCTGCTGACATCTTGTAACAATTAGACACATAGCCATTTTTTCACAATATCCCCATAATGGGCGATGTGCGGTGGTTTGGTGTTCACGTAGAGTTCAACTAGAACTGTCTAGATAGAATTAAGCGGGAACCTTCACTTAATCTTTCCCTCCCTACAGGTAGTATGCAAAAGCACCCATGTAGCTAATAAGCCACTAGATGTGTATTCGCCACCAACACAGGATTAGAGAATGACCAACACTAACAAACAGGCTGGCCCCATTTTGCGGCTAGCCTACAATCCAATCACCAAACAAATATGTGCCCCAGTTCTCCAGATGGGTAAGGCCAGTCGCAAGATAGCTCACCGGTTTCCTGAAAACGTTTGGACACTAGAGATGAGTAATCAGATTGTTGTGGAAGAGTTCAACAGCGTTGAAGACATGGAAGCTTTTATTGAAGAGTTCGAAATAGTGTGCGAGCGTAATGCACATCTACTTGCTGCTTACGCTAGGACTGTAACCCCTCAACCAGTAACAACTGGGGATCACCCTTGCGTGGAGTAGTCCATGCTTCACACACCCAAATTTTTTCCGATGGCACCCTTGTTACTGTCACATGTTCCAAACGATCTACCGTATCCTTAACCAAGTAAGCAGCCTTAAACGCTTGCTTACTTGTTTTGCACACAACGTGCAAGCAGTGTCGGTCCATAGTGGCTTTGGTGTATGAAACCTTTCTTGCACGCAGAAGCTTTCTGAAGCGCTCTATGTTGACGGCGTCTTCTTCCTGGTTGTAGCACTTACCAAACACATATCCGCCCATCTATTTAGCTCCTTCTACTGAGTTCTTTATGGACTCCAGATAACGTAAGCGTTCGAAGATCTGATCTCGGATCTCTTCGTAGTCACGCTTGTTGATACGGCCTTTGTCATATTCATTGCTAAAGGAATTGAACATATTAAAGAGCCCTGCTTGATTGAGTGTGTTTCGCACATTCTCTTGAGCTATCAATAAATCAAATGCTGGTTCGATGATCATCTCTATAAAAACCTCGGTCATGTACTGGACCTTAATATTAGGACTGCCTGTCACTGCTCCGAGGAAACCGTAAAATGTTTGGACCACACTTATTAGTTTGCGGTTATAGGGCTTCTAAAAGCGCACTTGCAGATCTTGAAATGATCTACAACCTTATTGATGGTCTTCCAAATCTTGTCGGCATGACTCCAATTACTCAGTGCCAAGCTTTCCGCTATCAGGGAAAGGTCAAAGATGATTGGGGCATTACTGCAATGATCATGATTGCTGAGTCTCACATCTCTATCCATACTTTTCCAGAGAAAGGGTTCTTTGCCTTTGACCTTTTCTCTTGCAGAGACTTCAACACCGATCTAGTCGTCGATACTTTAGCTAATGCGTTCAACCTTGTTAGTGTCATGGACATGAGCGTGCAAGTTATACATCGTGGGCGTGAGTTCGAGCGTGGAAACGTTGATCCGCCAGAAGTAGGCGGCCTACTTTATCGCCTGCATAATCACCCAAGTGAATGATTTTTCCTGGTCCCCTATGGTGGCACGCTAGGATCTAGTTATGGGCCTTGCAGGACCTCCTGGAGACCTCTGGTAAGGTCATATATAAGGATGAGAAAGACCGGAAACACCCAATTTATGGGCAATAATAAAGGAAACATTAAGAACTTGACCGTATAATAGCAGCGGTGCTATTATAGATACATGGAGAACGGGGACGGGACAAACGAGCCCCAAACCGCCCTCCAAGGACTCCTGGAGTCCACCCTGTGAGACGATGGTACCCCATGAAGGTGACCGGTTAAAAGCCAAGTTGTGCAGCGGGGGGAACAAGGTTCACCAGAAGTCCGAAGAGAAATTGAAGCCCTATCGGGGACCTCACTGACATCGCAACCGACGCTACAAACGTGGCCATCGTGCCCATATATTAAACAAGCGAATCGGCTACTGGACTCTGAGGCATGACAGCTATGTGGCGCAATGCTAACAGCTACTTCAAGCGATTAGACCAGTTTCTCTCACACTACTCAACTCAACAAGGAAGGTTCACCGGCAGGAGAAAACTGAAAAGAGGCGCCCGATATGCTAGGGCGGTACAAATCGAGCAGGGCACGTGCGGACCACTAACAAGGTCTCGACACAAGATCCCGTGAAGTCTCAGGACAATCTCTTTTCGCTAAAGCTCCAATAACTTATAATCGCAATCGCCTGGTTAGGTAGACACATGTCTTGCACCGCCACAACTTAACTAGGTAAACCCAAGTTCACCGGGGGTAGATTCCGGGCTCCTGTACGACATAAGACTCGTGTTGTGGTAATAAACTGATTCAACCCCGCACTTGGGTGCGAATGTGCACTATCGCCCGAATCGTTGAAGTGAGACCATCAGGGATGAAGGTCCGGGGAGCGAAACCCCAGCGGGCGACCAATTTATCCGGCTCAGTAATGGGCTGCCCATACTGGCTAGCAATAGACAACTAAATTTGTCAACCTACGCTCCCCAAAAGGAGGGCTATCGCATGGAAACATCATTCTGCACTTCTGACTGCTGTCCGATTATCTCTAAGCCTATCCCGCCCATAATTGACCCTTATGGCTGGGATGCCCACTGCTTTTACAAAGCAAACATGGAATCGCCTACTGAAGTTCTTCAATTCATTGGTCTTCGTCCTATCGATCAACCAATGATTGAGCCTGCTGTCAAAGATCGTTACCTCGACATTCAATTACTCCGTCAGTGGCGCGACTTTGGCATCCTGAACAACCTCTACCCGTCAGACACTGCAAAACGTCTGTTCTCAGTTCGCTAAATCCTCACACCGTGGGCACTTTTCAACCGGTGCCCATACTGAGGGGATTCACCTCTCTATCTCAATCTCTCAAATTTTAATTGCCTCCAAGGAGGAGCTACCGCTATGCCAACAGAACTCAAACCACGTCAGGTGCTTGCCTGGATGAAATCCAAGGTCAAACAACTTACGCCTGATGGTTATACACGCCCTATGTACGTTGCAGGCGCACCTGGGATTGGTAAGACAGCTATAGTTTATGCTCTTGCTGCCTTCCTGAACTGCCCAGTAATCACCTGGATAGCTGCAACTATGGACCCTACTGACACTAAGTTCCCTGCCCTTGTCACCCTTCCTGACGGCACTGTTGAGCTTAAGTGGCTCACGCCCAAGGAACTCTCTCAGCCAGGACGGTTCATACTGTTCTTGGATGAACTCCCTAACGCTGCACAGAGCGTTCTCAACAGCCTTCAGAACCTGGTGTGGACCCGCAAACTTGGTGAGTTCACTCTCTCTAAAGATTGCATCATCATTGCTGCTGGTAACCGCACCACTGACCGTGCTGGTGCTGGAAGACTGAATACAGCTATGGGCAGTCGTTTCTTGAAAGTCACCATGGTGGCTGATGTAGATGACCTCCGCGCTTGGGGTGCTCAACCAAAAAATCCTAATGATCCTAAAGGTCCATCACGTCTTCATCATATAGTTCTGGCTTTCCTCAAGTTCAGGCCTACATATCTCAACAGCTTTGATCCTAAGAAGGACTCGTTCTGCTGCCCCAGAACTCTGGAGTTCGTGAGTGATTGTATCTACGAGAACGAAGCTAGAATCCAGGCTGGTGAAACCATCGACCGCGAGATCACAAGGGCGGATTATGAGAACGCTGGTGAAGACTTCGCTGCGGAATTCGTTCCATTCGAAAGCCTCTACACGACCGCCATTAGTCCTGACACCATACTCAGGAACCCAACGGGTGCACGCATCCCAGAAAGTCCTGACGCTAAGTGGGCAACCACTACCGCGCTAGCATGGGCAGCTACGGCCAACAACCTTGACCTGGTACTGACCTACCTAGATCGTCTGGAAGTGGAATACTCCACCGCTGCTGTGACCGTCCTGGAGACAAGACACCCAGAACTGGCTAACAGCAAGGAGCTTACCGCCTGGAACGTCAAAATGGACCGGCTCGTAGCTGCTTAGTTTTTCCCAAGGAGAGAAGAGACAGGAACCGTGGGTGGTGAGAGCCGCCTACTTCCTGGGTCTCTCAAAAACTAAAGACCATATTACGGATTTGACTCTATAATCGCGCCACTGCTATTATAAATACATGAGGCGCAGGCCACGAGTACCTAAAACAAACGCTCTGCCCGCCACCACAATCTACTCTCACTACTGACCAAACGAGGACCTGACCCCATGACCAACGGAACTATTGATAGAACTGAAGCTGTACCCCTCCATAAGCGGGCCATGCTGCTCTCCCTGAGCTTCAGCAAATGGAGTGCTAGAAAGCACGACAAACAAGTAAGCCAGGAAGTGGCCAATACCCATGGCTTGTCTGACGTTAACTTGGGTGCTTACCGTAAGCAACTAATTGCCAAGGAAGCTTTGGATGAAATCAACGCTCTGGACTCACAAGCCAGAACTGTGTGGATCAAATACACCAGTGCTGGTCGTAAGGAAGGAGAGCGCATTCTCTCCAATATGTTCTACACCCCCTGCACAACAGAACTTCGTACTATCCAAGCCGAACGTGAAATTGCTGTGCAAAAGTTCAAGTCTAACTTCATACAGTTCAAGGAGGATCAAAAGAAAAAACTCAATGGCCTGTTCCGTGAGGAAGATTATCCTACCCTCCAGGAACTCGACGATAAGTTTGATATGTTAATTGACATTCAACCTATGCCTGATGCAGCTGAATTCGTAGTAGCTGGCATCGTAGACGAGGAAGTCAAACGCATTGAGGCTGCCCGTGCGGAGCAAAGTAAGAAAATGGTTGCTGACGCTATGCGCGAGACCTGCACCCGTCTTCTGGAAACAATCACTGGCACAGAGAAAAAACCAGGGCTAATCCAGAAGCTGGCAAAGTTCGAAAAGTTAGGGTCTAGTGTTAAGCACCCGTTCAGAGATACAGCCATATCCAATATAAAAGACATGTTGGACCTGCTTCCTGGCTTGAACTTGACCAACGACCCGAAGATCAACGATATCGCTGATCGTATCCGCAAGGAGCTTGTATCCCTGTCTTGTGAGGACCTTCGTAACGACGATACCCTCAGAGAGACGGCCATCAATAAGGCGGATGCCCTGGCTGATGAAATCACCGCCCACATGTCCAACTTCATTTAATCCTCGCTCGCAGGGCTGGGTAACTCCAGCCTTGACTGAGGGGATTGACCATCTTCTCATCTCTCAACATTCACCTTGACCCCTTAATAGCAGTAGTGCTATTATCAAGGTATCTTCTAGGAGGTGCCAATGAGCATCGACACCAAAGAACTAGTATCAGCCACCAGGATTAGACTTCTTTCAAAGCATCCATGGTTCGGACAACTCTCTATGAACCTCAACATCGTTGAGAATTCCGACATTGAAAACTTCAACACTGACGGCACTGACCTGGAAATCAATCCTGAACACTTCGCCAAACTGCCCCGCCTTGAGCGTGAAGGCTGTATGGCCGTCAAAGTTTTCCAATGTGGCATGGGACACCCTTATAGACAAGGTGGCCGCGATGCTGAAAAGTGGAATGAAGCCTCCAGACAAGTGGCGCATGCCCACATATCTAAGGCCGGTCTTACGCTTCCTGCCAGCTGCAAAGTTGATCCTAAGTACTTGGAGATGTCTGTAGAGCAGGCTTACTCCTATAACGAAGCTCAAGCCCGTAAACAACAGCAACAGAATCAAGGTGGACAGCAGGGGCAGCAGCCCCAACAGGGTGGCCAACCCCAGCAAGGTCAAAACGGACAACAAGGGAACCAACCAGGCAAGCCTGGAAGTCAGCAATCTGGACAAGGCCAGGGCAACCCAACACAAGGCAAAGGAGCCTCTGCTCCTGCCACTGGCACCATATCTAAACCCAAGCCAGCTACCCCCAAGAAAGATAATAAGGGTCAGAAAGAGGAAGGCCAAGCGCCTGCTAAGCGTATGTCTGAAACTGACTGGGCTGATGCTCGTGAACAGGCCACCAACATGTCTAAGAAAGCGGGTTTCGGATCTGCCAGCATTGAAATGGCCGTCAAAAATGAGCGCGTAGCTACCAACAACTGGAAGGAAGAAACCCGTGAGTTCGTTGTTCAGACTGTGGTGTCTGACGTGAGCTGGGCTAAGCAAAGTCGCCGTGGCCGTGCTCAAGGACTGATTCTACCTGGACCAGTCAAAGAGAATATCGGACCTATCGTAGTTGTGTTTGATACCAGCGGTAGTGTCTACTCCGATGTCAGAACGGTGGAAGACTTCAGTGCTGTAGTCACAACAATCGCTCGTGAAGTCCGCCCGGAGAAGCTCATAGTTATCTACTGCGACACTAAGGTGACTGCGGTCGACGAGTATGACACCTACGACATGGAAGACATCAAGGTCAGACCACTGGGCAACGGTGGCACCGCTTTCCAGCCTGCCTTCGATTACATCGAGCAAATGGACGCCCAGCCCAATGTTATCCTCTACTTGACCGACTTGATAGGAGCAGCCCCAATTGAGCCGGAAGTGCCAGTCCTCTGGGTAACCCCTGCTTGGGTAAAGACACAAGCTTGGTTCGGACGGACCATAAACATTGACAGACACGCATCATAGGTGTGCAATCAGGAATTCACCCGTAAGTATGCAGACGCCATTTTGGAGAAGGCAAGTGAACAAGCCAACCAAGAAACTGACACCAAAGGAATACATGCAAGTAGTCAAGGCCATGGGTCTACAGGACCCTGTTGGCTTGTATAATGCTTATGATGACGCCTACGCCAAGGAGAATCTGGAGTGGTTCGACAGCCTTATGCTTGACGCGCCGACCGGAGAAGAAATGGAACTGATGTTTTTGAGAACCGCATCGTGAAAGAGAAGGATCAAAAACAGTTAGCCATCTGGTTCGATAAACTAATGCTCTCCCTCAATGGGGCAGTAACATATGGCAGCACAATACTGAATACCAAATACGGTCCACTAGATGTTCGATTCAACGTATACTCAGATGGAGGAGTCAGTGCAGGTGTGAAGTTCACTAAAGCCACAGTAACTGCTACGTCCTGGCAAACCTCCCCTGCATCAATCAACAACATTCCAGTCACCGGCTCCGGTGGCATGTTTACTAATGGCTGTGATTGGGTCTTGTATCTCAATCCTACGGTCAAACTGAAAGAAGCCAAACAACGCATTACCTTAATGTTTGAGCCAGAAGGCCTGGGGGTTGTCCCTAAAAGCCAGAAGAAAGCCAAGGCTATCTCCAGGAAGAGGGCTTTTATAGAGATGGTCGGAGACGAGACTAAGGCCATGCAATTTGCGGCACAGCTAGTTGCATGGCCTGGGGGGCAAATCGATCATACCTAATAAATACGTGAGAGAAGTGATTGCAGGAAACAAGCCGACTGAGAAGTATTGGGCCTGGGTAGCACAAGAATGGTGGATGAAGGAGCAAGGAATATGACCAACTACGACAACTTACTGCCAGAGCAGTTGTATTACTCTGGATACCACACCATGCGGAAAGAAGATGGCATCTTTCTCTACGACGATAAGCAGCTTGTTGTGCACGTGTTCTACAACGACCACGAGTTGAAAATGTGGTCAGAGGGCTTTGAATTTGCCGGACACTTTCTGGACAAGGTAATAAGATGAGTAAAACAACCACTAGCTACAACGTTGACTATGTCTATTCAGAGCGGGGAATAAATGTAGGAGACAACATGCCCTGCGAATCTCTACAGGCCGTGTGTGCTTTCCTTCGAAGCTTTGACAAAGGCTATTTGAGTAGCTACAAAGTCACTCGCTATGACACTTCGGACGAAACCAGCATCGTCAAAGAGGTAATGCGCCATTGGGAAAGTGCCAATGACTAACCTGACTGACAGTCAGTTCAGAGTGAAGCTCAAACAGTTAGAGCCTGAAGAGGGTCTCAAACTTGAGAACGAAGACGGATCTATCTTCTGGATCAGGAGATGGAAGGATGGTATGGCCTCCTGGCGGCCAGGCAATGCACCTTATTATGAAATTCGACTAGAGCGGACTAACGGCACCTTCAGCAGTGCATACGCTGGGCCAGTTAAGACCATGGTGAAGCTTCTTAAAGAATGGCCGAATGCCAATGTCTCGGGAGGATTGGCAATGAGCATCAAAGAGCCGATAACTGTCAGAGTAATCCAAGGGGTGTCTGGTTCGACAAAGGACAGACATTTCACGTTTGTACTAGATAAATTGACTAAAACTCAAATTGTTCTGACCAACCCAAATGGCGTGGCTTCTTACAAATACCGTTTTCGTTTCAACGGCTATGAAATAGGTGGCGACACATACCACCCAAAACGTATTCACCCTGATGACCTAAAGATGCTGGAAGAGATGAGGACAAAGAAATGACCGATAGCTCCAGGTGGAGGCCAAGTAAATGGGCTAGGAAAAGCATACGAGAGTGGTTCAAAGATTTGAAACAACACCCAGAGCTTGAAGAGCGACATCCAGTCTTTCACAAAAGTATGGTGCGTGGTGCAGAAATGATGATCAGAGCGGGCAACAATGCCCCTATCGGTTATAGGGATTACTTGCTGGAGCAAAAGAAAAGGACAAGCAAATGAGTAAGAAAAACAATGAATATGACGCCTTCAGAGATCCTCCAACGGCCTACAAGAAGGAAGACCGGCATCCAGTGCATCCAGTGCAACCAGTAGTGGTTGACGCACATGGCGTGCATCGCTTCAAGAAGAACCCGATAGTGGACTATCTGCTAGAGTTCTACTCTGAGAAAACTGACGATGGCAAGTCCGGTGGTGGCCTCAATCTTCTGCGTGAGGAGAGTGAAAACCGGGGATTCAAAGGCGCCGATTGGGAGCAGTTCGCTCAACTCATTGGGTACTCGGTAAGCGGATCATCAGATCTGAGCTACATGTCAGACAAAACATGGGCGAAGGCTAGCAAAAGAAGTAGGAAGCTAAGGAAGGAGAAAAGCGAATGAAAATAACCAAAGAAATAAAGACTGGAGATAGCTATCTTACGGCAAAAGAAATGCGTGATAGATTACGTATATCTCCTTCTACCCAGTGCCGTTTACGCAATAGTGGAACTGGGCCTCCCTTTGTCAGGGTGACGGCTGGTACTTTCCTTTACCCGGAAAGTATGTTTAATGACTGGATACGAAACAAGACTATATCGGAGACGTAGCCATGACTATTGAAATAACCAAAGAAATAAAGCTGGTCACAAAGAGCCACACTATGACTCTTCGAGCATCACAAACTGGATTCAATGGGACCTTGCTTAGAAGAGCCATGGACCAAAGAGATAATGATGAGTCCATGTCTTTCTCCCTGACCTTTGAAGAGGCGAGAGAATTGATCACGGCCATGAATGCAGAGATTCCCCTAAAGCAGCCGCCACAAAGCACTAGGAGCCATGACACACCGCCGCCTTACGACAACATGGAAGGGTGTGGACGATGAATAAATATCAGGCTTACATCAATAACATCAAGCTAGAGGACAAACGCAGCAAGTGTGCAGAACGAACTCTAGAGATGCAAGCAGCCTTCCCTGAGTTAACTCGTGTAAGAGGAAACGTTTTTCTTATGCCTTCCGGTCTGGAACGTCACCATTGGTGGTTGAAGACTCCTTCTGGTGAGATAATCGATCCTACTGTGGACCAGTTCTCAGACATGAACTACATCTATTGTGGCCAGTCCATAATGAGCTATGTGGAACTTGACGAGACTAAACCAGAGCCGGTGGGCAAGTGCATGAATTGCGGAAAGTACTCGTACCTAGACACTAACTATTGCAGCAACGCTTGCCTTCAAGAGTTAGCTGAGTACTACAATTGGGATAGGGTAAAGAGGGCATGAAAGGTCGATACAAGGAAGGACTCTATTTGCTCCATGGCGAACAAGTATCAGTCTACAAAACTGACTGGGGTTGGCTTTGGGTCAATTATGATGGCACTTTAGAAAATGGACGACCAAGAGCAACTCCCACTAAGCTCGATAGACATTGGTGGTTTCAAATGGAGTCAATACAATGAGAGAGTTCCACACTAAACGAGTGATAGGTTGTTGCTGCTGGAAGTGTGTTCGACGTGGCAGTAGCACTGTCAAGCAATATTATAAGAAGCTCAAGTCTGGAAACGTTAGACGCATGTTCAAGGACTTTGTCAAGAAAGAACAGAAGGACTATGGACCTTAACAGGCTCGTGTGGTTAACTAAACATCTAAGAACTTAGAGGAATGAATTCAGATGCCCCCATTAACCAAGCCCCGTTCAAACACTCGCTGGGTAGGTCTTACTAAACATCAATTAGCTGTTGCTATACGAGCTGGCGGCAGGGAAAGAGAATCCAGGATCACGCTCAAACCCAAGTGCGCTATATGTAGTAAAGCTATCAAACCCGGGACAAAGTACTATGATGCTGATAAACAGAAATATGCGCACAAGTTCTGCATTGATGAAGAAGTAGCTCAGAAAGTAACCACCCTTCCGCCTGCTGAAGCTAAGGGCACTCGCGTTGTCACTCATAAGATGAAAGAACAGGTAGAGCAAGAGAAGGCTGCATTAGCTGCCAAAACTACGGTTAAGATGAGCAAGAAAAGAACACCAAGGGTTGCAGAGTCCAAACTAACCTACAAGGAAGCTGAGGAAGTAGCAGCACCCGTCTCTCAGCCCATCCTGAAGGTTTCTGAAGCCCTTCCTGGGGCAGTTGTCACCCTAACAATTACAGGCGCCGTAGAGGCTGTCCAGAGGGCTCTGGATAAGCTCCAGAACTGATCTTTAAGTAATCTTCCGCCAACCATTAGCTTGAATAGCAAGAAAAGCTAAAGCGGCCTTTAGCTGGAACTCGTCTTTATCAGTTCCTGCCAACGTACCATCATATGCATCTTGAACTACTTTAGAGGCGTTCGCTATAGCTTCAGCTCTGCCTTTGCGTAATGCAATCTTGATCTTAGGGTCGAGCCTCATCTCAGCACGGAACTCGTCCTCAGAATAATCCAGGATAGCGCAAATCTCTTCTATGTCCATTCGCTGTTTAGAATATGTCTGAACTTGCTGATAATCGACGATCATTTATCGGCTTTCTTACGTCCAGCAGCTGCTTTGGCATCAAACTTAGCTTTACCTAGTTTTTTTCTGCCTGCTATGGCGGCAACTGCATCAGCTTCTTTCTCTGGCTCGCCCTTGCGCTCCAGGTCTCCCACAAGCTTCTTGAACTTGGACTCTTCCAATTCAGCTGCGGCCAGAATGTCTCCACTTCTACTCATCACGCGATTCCTTACTGAGGTATTTGACTGAAGTCATTCTTTGACTCTACCGCAAACTCTTGACCGGCCAGAATAATAGTGTTCAAATCGGCGTTCGTAAGAGGGTCTCCCATCTCAAAGTTCCAAGCATTTAGTAGCTTCAGGTAATGTTCAGTGGTCAGTTTATTGAGCACGGGTTCGAGCGTGGCGAATATGGCCTCATACCTGGCAAGCTTCTCTTTGTACTGAGTTGCCTGCTCTAGGGCTGCAATCATCATGTCCTCCATTACTTAGACTCCTTCTTATTCTCTAGGATGTGAAAGGAAGTCACAGGATCAGATGTGTAGATGTCCAGTAACGAAGCCATGTGAACAGCCTCCGGGGCTGTGTATCCAATTTTCATAGCGGCAAGTGCATATTCAGTGCCACTGCCTATCGCGTATTGCATTCTTCCCATGTCGACATACTTTGACAGAGTACCAGTGTAGATACGGACATTTCCAGTATTACCGTCAATAACCATTACCTGGAAAGGCCCCTTTAAAGTCGCGGTGTCGTCCTGAGTAGTAAGGAACCATTCAAGCACCTTAATAAGATGCTTCCAATCACCAGCGAACCCTAGATAGCAGTTTCTGGATTGACTGTAAAAGATCTTACTTTCACAACGAAGCTTCGTATGCCCTTGAGTCAACTGCGTGTCTGAGGACAGGGTATATCCGTCGAAGGCGATAGTGGTGGCAAGTGCCGGTGCCGTTGAGAGGATGAGCGCTGCTAGAGGGGCTAGAAATTTATGCATGTGGCGTACCTGAACAACTACAGACATGATTGTCCGTTAAGTTCTTGACATGCTGAACAAATTATAAACTATGCGCCTATCTCTTCTTGACCGCTTTCTTAGGTTCTTGTCCAGGAATGGTGCCAGCATAAAGACCAACGTAGTCTTTGGGGAACTGCTTCAGCTGTGCTCGTGTAAGGCTGTAGATAGGCTCTGAAATCAGCAAGGAATAGTTGCAGGTCAGTCGAAGCGCCTCTGGTGCTGGTATGTACCGGTCCATAAGGGCATTAGCATAATGCACTGCTGCCCCATGTCCTAGTCCGAACCGCACACACTGAGGAATTGCCTTGGGGGAAGAGGGCATGTATACACTGATCTCTGTGTCAGTTAACAGGACCCCACTGAAGTCGTCCCCCATTTTAGGATATTCCGACTCCTTCCTTCCGTCCTGGACCCACTGAATAAAAGCGGTTCCATCAAGTTCGGAGCCGCATGTAGCTACTGCTTGTCGATTCACGACAAACAGCTTACTGCCTCGATGTACGACGGTGTCTTCAACGTCATCCAGGAACAGACTGTCCGTGCTAAGTGTTTTGCCGTCCCAGATTATAAGTGTCATGTGCGAAGTGCTCCATGTTGAAAGACCGTCCCTTATTATGGAACGGTCTAACAGTTAATCTTGAAAAGCTAACGCTTACTCAGAAGCAGGAGCTGGAGGAGCAGGGGGGTTGACTTCAGCAAGAAGAGCGTCTACTTCAGCTTTCTTGGCTTGGAGGTCAGAAACCAATCCATCCATGTCAGCAGCGGTAGGGGCTCCAGCAGAAGCAGCAAGCTGTGCTTCGACAGCAGTCTTCAAACTATCCAATGAACCTTGTAGAGCGGTCAACTCATTTTTTACATCACTCAGGGCTGCCATAATTTTCTCGTCCTCATTCTTATCATTTTGCTCAAGCTGAGCAAACAAACTCTTTAACCAAACCAACAACGTATTAATCATACGACCTCTTCTTTTACACACCTGATTTTCACCCCAAAATCGCAGGGAGTCTTCCCTCATTTTCTTTGACAGGAAGCCAGAACTCTCTGCATGGGTTGCATATTTGTCGGCCAGCCAAATTGAACAGCTTGTATTCCTTCATTCTTATGCCACATGAGTCACACGGGAGCACGGGGATATCGTTATATTCCTCTGCTTGGTGCATGGCCTTTCTCCCAAGATAGATCCACAATACAGCAACAATTATTCTAGGCAGCATTACTTAGCTTCCTGCATTGCGGCAATTTGCTGCGGAGTTGCTTTGAAGAACTCCAAGGAGCCTAAGCCGTTTATAGGTCTGTTGTCTAACGGATCAGTAATGGCAGTGATCTGAGTCAGTATAATGTGTGCTGCATGAATAGGGTCACGAGCCTTAATGACAAAGGTCTTGATCGACGCAGGCGGCTCAGAGAATATGGATGTGCCATCCTGGAACTTACCATCGCCTTTGAACAACGTAGCCTTGCAAGGGAGGCCTGTGTCAGCGCGAAAGAAGGCGATGTTGCCTGTGTATATCTGTGTCTGAATAAAGGGTCCGAAGTAGAACATGAGATTAACCTCTAATGCAATGATATTTCTAAGAGAGGACGCCCATTGTGAGCGCACAAGCAATATGTATCAGCCCCCTGATCGACTACGACTTGTCCAATGTCTTCCGGTACAATTAACCCCTTCAGACATCTGCAAACAAAGCCAATCAAGACCTTCTCTGAGTGCGAGTGACCGCTGAACTCAAATATACCTAACGGTCGCTCACTCTCAATCAACCATCCGTCTTCCTCTGCCTCAGGGTAGACTTCCTCGAACATGGTTATTAAGTAGTGTCCTTCTCGTAGCGCTACAGCTGGCATCTTTGGCTCATCCTCGTTCTTAGTACTCATCCATAATACCCGCCGCGCTATTATTGTGTCAACTCTTAAACATCCGAGTTCTTTTATGATTGATCTTCTAAGTAGCCCTCTTTGGCTGCCAGCATTAATGCCTCTCCTATCCAATCTCCAGGGAATTGCTGCTTGAGTCCTGTAGGATCTCTAGCATCCAGCTCTACAACGACCTTACCTCTGTTCGTGTAAACACTGTAGTCACACTGGGAAAGCTCCATTACTGCCATACCTATTTGTATCAACTCCAGCAACTCATCCTCAGAAAAGTCACTGATATCTATGTCGTTTGTATCGGCCATTTATTCGGTTCTCCCATCCTGGAATCTTGTTACCTGTTTGTGTTCATACCCATCCCACGTAGGAGGCGGTGTGTACTGGTTCATAAATCTGATCTGGTCCATAAGAGGCTTTCCGCACACCCAGCAAACCATACCTTCAAGGAATCCGAACATGATGATTGCAGAGAAGGCCATAGGCAGCTCTCCAGCGTAGATCCATTTGAACATTAAGGCACCGTCCCCTAGTTGTGTGTTGCTTTGTGGGCCACGAGGTGTACGGAGTAATCTTCTAAGTTATGGAATATACTCGCTACAGTCAATTCCGACTCATTGAACAACTTCTCCGCATAGTCAAAAACACCATTAGTGAAGGGACTGGAACAGAGCAGGAACTGATCGACTCCAGTGTCTAAATCAGACAGTACTAGCGTGTGCCTTCTGTACTTCTCATCAACATCAAACATATAGTGGTGCAGTGCCTTTCTAACCATCAGCCCCCAGCTGCTTCTCATATGCGATTACCGGTCTAGACTCTCCTGGTGGAGTGACGAGTACCACAACGCTGTTGAAAGTACAGAACTCTACTTTGAATTCAGGGGTGATGCTGAGCGTTTTCTCCCATATCGTGGGCAGCGCTACTCTTATATTATCCAAACCCCACTCATCTACAAGAGATTTAAAGACTCCTAAGAATTCCTCTTCAATCTCTGCTGAGGCGAAGATGTTGGTGTGCTGACTGACGTTTGTGTTTTCCATGTGCAGATCCTTTTGCCATCTGCATCAATCTTAAATCTTGGTCTATCGTTGAAACGGAAGTTGAGGCTTTTGCATATGAGTACAGATTGTTCCAAGCTTCAATATATGGAGCTGCCCTTTCTGGACTGCGACTTTGGTTAAATGTCAGCACATTGCACTGCTCATCAGCGGAATCTGTGTAGTTCCAGGACCCGTCGATTACGTAAGCATGGTCTGCAATCGAGAACTTAGAGTGCATCAAAGCGTGATGATCTGGTGACGTTGTAACAAGCACCTCAATACCAGCTCTACGCATCTGATCAATAAGTGTCTGTTCCTTATCAATAGACAAAGTCTGTGACTTGTCGAGAATGACTTTGACGATGACGCCATTGGCAGCCAGTCGACAATACTCATCCGCTACTCTCTGAGAAGTCATTGTGTAGACAGCTACATACAGGGAGTATTTAGCATTCTCCCCAATGTAGTCCACATACGTCTGTGTCCCGTTCTGTGCGGGAGTGAACACCGTCGATAGATCACACAGGTAAGCCATGGCTGGCTGTAATGATAACGCGCACGCAAGGGCCAGTGGTAGGAGCGATTTCATTACTTCTTTAGTCTCAACGCTTTGTTGATGTCAGCTTTGTTGAAGGCAACAACAGGGATAAGACCAAGAGACTCCCACAGCTCACGTCCAGCAATGTTGCCGCTTATAAAGGCACCTTCAACCATGGTGAATTTCTTTCCTCGCAGCTCAGACCATCCCTGCTTTATCAGAGAATCCCCAAAGGAGATACGTCCGAACACAGGGGAGAATGAACCACTCTTATCCAGGAAGCCAATCTGATTGCCATCAGAGTACAGCACTGCGTCCTGATTGTATTTACTACAGGCGTTGGCCATGAGCTTGCGGAATTCAGACTCAGGCAGGCCACCTGATGCAGGCACAAAGAAAGACCGTTCTTGAGTCGGCTTTTCATCGCCAGCTTCTTGCCAGTAGCCAATCAACTGAATGCCGCCTAGATTGGCAGCGTTCAAAGAGCGGATAAGCTCAGAGTTCAAACGGTCGTTCTCAGCTTCACTGTTATTGTGTCGACTTGCAGTCACTAGAGCATAAGGGGCTCCAGAAGTAGCATGAGTGTTGATACGTGAAAGACCAGCACCTTCCAGAAGAGACAGGTCAATCCAGGTCACAGCCACATTAGGGTGGTTGTCTGCTTCTGCCAGAATACGCTTAGCTCTACTCATCTCTGTTCCTTCAAAACACTTACAAAATCAGCTCCATCAGATTTTCTTGTCCAGTAGTCTATCAAAGCATCTTTATTCAAGACGGCCCAATTTGAAGCCATCTCAATCGCTTCGGTGGGAAGACTATCAGGAGGAACTTCTGTTACGACAAAAGCGCCGTCATCTTGCAGGAAGAGATCGACACACGGTGCTTCATCAAAACGCTTGCCTGCATGGATTCTAATCCGCATAGGTTTACCATCTTCAGGATCTGACAAAGCCCAAGCTGTAATGAGTAGCCCTGAAGGACACCGAAGCCAGAAGTTGGCTCCTTCCCATACCCAGTCTTGCTCCAGAGTCTCGGCTGCTCTGCATTTGTCTGGTTCATCTTTACAGTCGTGTGTGTGCTTCGTCATTTTCAAAGAACCTTAAACATGCTGTTGTCTTGCTTTGAATTGAGCGTAATCGATCTCGCTTCTCCAAAGTTGCCATAGAAGATCTTTATTCAACTGCATCCAAGCCATTACTGATTCAATATCTTTTCTAGTGATTCCTTTAGGCACTTCTATGTCCTTGTCTAAATGAGGCTCTCCTAAGATGTCCATAATTATCGGAAGACACTCATCCTTAGTGAAGCTGTTTCCTGAGGAGCTTACCTTTACTCGTACTAGCGGATGGCCGCCTTGTTCCACTGAAACATAAACAACCTTAGACAACCCACTGTCTTTAGGAAAGATGTTGACCATCTCAAACAAATCACTATGACCTTCAATTATTCGTTTGGCTCTTTTCACTTAATCGACCTCTCTCAATATCTTCTTCGCCCTACTCTCAAACTGATTACCCGCTGCGTCTCTGGAATAATCATACGCTTGCAGGCGTCCAAGGTGATTATAACCTACCTGAGCACCGTCTATGTTGGCTATCCAATGGGGGTCCGTGCTGTCTTGTTTGTCGATGATGTCATGGCTTACGCCACTGTCTAAGCGGATAGTGTTCTTCAGCTTCTCCATGACCAGGACGGGCGGATTGTAGTCGTAATCTAATTCACATTCAGCAAAGTGGCTGAGTGGGTGAGAAGCCCATAGATTACGTTCAATTGCATTGTCCCTCTCTCCATCTGGGGAGAGGGGAGCTTTGTACACATATTGATCGTGGTCATTAAATATAAGGCGATAAGAACCGCAGCCAATGGGCTCTCCATATCTGTCCCGGAGTTGTCCAATGACTTTACGGTACTGGTCAAAGCTAGCACCGCCAGTGTTGAGGATGGTTGTTATGGCCTGGTTCCAGTATTGGTTACTCATTTGTTATCACAGCTGTAATGCTCCTAAAAATTATATACGGCTCTGCCCTTATCTCCAGTTTCCACCCTTAACTATAGCAGAGCCTGTTTGAAGTGTAGCGCGGCTGCTATTATTCCGTCAAGGAATAAACAACTGAGTACTGTATTGTTTAAAAGTTGTCCCATGATTAAACCGGCTCACAGGACAAGCCTATTCACCATGAAATTAATCATGGCTATGCTGCCCAGCGGGCATCTCTTTTAGACTAACATAAATGGTGCACACGGCTAGATTTGAACTAGCGAACCCTTTCGAGATGGAGGTTACAGCTCCACTGTTTTAACCAGACTCACACACGTGTACATGGTGCCATCGGTCAGTAACGATCTGACTTCTCGCCGTCTTCAGCGGCATGTGTTGACCTCAATCACCACAATGGCATACGGAGTAATGAGGGTTCGAACCTCAGACCCTTGCGGGCAGAACCTTTAGCAAAGGCCACTCTCGACCAACCGAACTTACTCCAAAATGGCGGACACGGTATGGGTATGATCCTACAACCCCTTTCAGGGCACTCGGGTTCAAACCGAGCTGGCCGTCCAATTTGCCTTCGTGTCCAAAAAACCCTGAAGACGGGGGTTGCTCCCGCTTCCTCCCCATAGACAGTGGGGTGACTCTGCTGTACGTCTGCTTCAGGATGGCGCAGCGCGAAGGAATCGAACCTTCTTCTGCGGTTTTGGAGACCGCTTGCCCACCATGGGCTGCACTACATTGGTGCCCTACCCCTGATTCGAACAGGGATACACCTCTTTCTAAGAGAGGGGAGTGTGCCAATTCCTCAAGTAGGGCATAAATAATCACTTTAAGCAACTCCTAACTTCTTTGCTCTCTTATGTATAGCACTGTCAGATACGCCATACATCTTTCCAATTGACACTACAGTATTGTTAGCAAGCAAGTCCTCCAGCTCTGCTTTAGTCACCTCAAACTTCTTCAACCAAGGTTTATCAAAATTTCTCGGCTTATTGCCGGGAATTCTAACCTGTTTTTTATTTGCTCGTGTTCGTGCCGTTTTCAAAGCATGACAGTTAGCGCATAGAATCTCTAAATTATCTAAACGACAATCTTCAGGATTACTATTTTTGTGGTCCCCTTCCAAAGGGACTTTATCGCCCATCCACTCCGTTATTCCACAGGACTCACACATTTCCTGTTTGATTCCCTCTTTTATAAGTCGCTTCCTAAGAGTGTGGGACTTAATACTGCTTGGGCACACTAGATAATGATCAATAGCACGTTTAGACCCTAAAACCTTACTTTTAGCCCATCCTAATCCTGTGAAGTGAGAAAAATCAACGCCAAACTCAATGGCCCTCTTCTTCGCGTATGATTCAGAACCAGAGTAGGGTTTTAGCCCAATCTTCTGACATACTTCTCTCCAACAAGACGATGAAGAAACGTGGTCTTCTAGCAATTCCTTAGAATAGACAATTCTTGACACAAGCTTACCCACAACAATGCCCTCTATAATGGTGCCTCTTCTCAGATTCGAACTGAGACCTTGATCCGTCTTGAGCGGAGCGCTTCTGCCAATTGAGCAAAAGAGGCGTATGGAGCACGTTGTCAGATTTGCACTGACGCATATCCGCTTTGCAGGCGGGTGCATTACTGTCTTTGCTAAACGCGCATATGGGGTGAGTGACGGATCTTGAAACCGCATTACCTAGTTCACAACCAGGGGTCCTAGCCTTTAGACGACACTCACAATTCTGGTCCTGAAGGTAACGCTCCTTCTTCTCTTGCGTCAGAGGCAAGCGCGATGCTAGTACGCCAAGGACCAACGAAATTGCCTGGTCGGCTCTCTCGTTATGATGTCGCTGTCGGTATGAAATGGATGAGGAAGTAGGACCTGCCCCTACCACTCCTGCTTCAAAGGCAGGCACGTTTCTAACTACGCCATTCCTCAATATGCTGATGACAGCAACATCAGAGGTTTGGTTTTGTTGTCGGAAAATGGAGGTCCAGGCACGACTTGCACATGCACCAGCGCTCTTATCGGGAGCGTGTTCCACTATTTGAACTACTGGACCAATGGTCCGAGATGCACGAATTGAACATGCTTGATCCTGCTCCCAAAGCAGACGGCCAGCCAATGGCCCAATCCCGGTCGTAGAGCTGTTAAGCTCTGGGGTTTGGACTAATTCGCGGTCGGTTGAAAAATTTAGAGAAGGCATTGCCTGAATTTCCTACATTGTTGATAGCTACGCTGCACAGCGATAATGACGACCAGCTAAACTGGCAATCGCTTTGGAGGCTATAATGTAGGGACAAATTCACTGGAACTATTTCCTTTTAAACTAAACCTTTAGTGGCTGATCTTACGTGTAGCGCCTAAAGGCATCTGCAAACTAATCTATCACAGAAGCTGATCACTTGCAAATTTGTTTGCATTTTTGAAAACACAAACTAGATGCTCATACTTTTAATCACTTTCAAAATCAAATCCCATAAACCGATCTGCGTCATCATTACTACTAAACTCAAGGAATGTGCGTAAAGGCTCAGACCAATGAATGCAGTCGTATTCTATTTTGCCATCTAGGTTTCTCCATTGCTCAGAGCAGGGGAGAATGACCTGTGTCTCTTGCGTTATTCTCACAACGTCTCCTCGTAGAGTTTAGTTGTCTCCAGTACGAGAGCAGGCAATATCTTTACTGGATCACAGGCATACAAACCTGCAACGTTGACGCTGCCAGTTTCAAGAATCCGATAGCCATCTCCACCATCGCAAACATCCAGCACGTAAACTGGGGGCAATCCAGGATACATTGGGACCGACTCTGCAAATTCTTTTACGGTCTCTTCAACGCCAGCTTCTATGTGACGCTTTCCATCCCTTCTATAACAACAAACATCGAGGAGTCTTCCTTGGTGCATAAAGCATCTCCATTCATGCCGAATCTTATAGGCTGGAGCGGCAACAACCAATGTTGAAGGCTGCACCTGATATCCATTGAATAGTCTCTCAAAATCTTCATAGCAATAGACGCCACCGTTGAAAAGCTTGTCGTTAGTGTCTGGACGTAGGAAAAGGTCTCTATCAACAAGCACCCCTTCTCTATCCCAACCCCATCTCTCCATTAAAGTCCCAGCTGGGAGCATGATATACTCCTGATTGAACAGAAATTTATGCCAATACCCTGCATAGTCTTGAAACCTCAGAGACTTCCAAGGGGTCAAATGGAACACATGGTTTTGAACCTGCTTAGTTACGCCGATACTTGCGTGCAGCAGTCCGTAATTCTCATAGCGAGCAGCTTCTGTAGTCGGAAGAGTGTTTACCTCAACTTCCAGCCCAAGCTTTTCCGCCGCCTCTTTGACCAGAAGGTCTTCTGGAAGGAAATGTTCAAGTAACCATTTCATTTCTTCATTCCTTCCTCCAGCGTCACATAGCCATGCTTGATCGCGATTAGTCCTGTGGACATAAGCGGAAGGAAAGCAGACCTTATCTCAAACTCCATCAGCTCAGGATGAGCATCGTGCATTCTCCGCACCAACGTGTCCATCTTGAACACTCCAAAAGGAGTGAGCATTTCCAATATTTCTTGTTGAAGGCTCATCTCATTTTCTCCAACACTTTCTATCTCCAGGGTCATTGAAATCAGCAGCCATAGGCTCTTTATCCCACAAGTCTACAAGCTCTTTTACTACAGGGAGGGCTTCCGCTTCGTAATCAACCATGGCTTCGATACTCATCTTGATCGCCCTCCGCAGCTTCCTGCTGGTCTTGGCCTGCACCCACTTATTGGAAAACTTCTTTCCACACACGCCAATGTGTTTTTCATTGTAGTTTTTATGAGAGCGACTCACTGCTCGCACAGCCTCCAATCAATCTCATCTTCAAATTTCAGGGCTACTTTGTAAGCGACACCCCCATACAGACAGCTACAATCATTAGACTCTGAGTCATTATCATATTGATCATCAGTGCTACCGCCATTCTCGTAGAAGAATTGCCTGCGATTACAATCACACGAAGCGCTGCCTTCTTCCCACCAAAATAGGGTGGTGCCCTTTGTCACGCCTGGATAATCCATGTTGTGATCATACTCAACCTGAGCACCGTCAGCAGTTCTTGTAATTCTTACTTGGTATTTCATAAAACCGCTCCAGCAGTCAACATCTTTAGACTACTGGAGTTTTCATACGCATCTTGTAAATGGTTCCACTAGACTGGATCGAACAGTCATCAGACCCTTATGAGAGGTCGGCCTTAACCATTAGGCGATAGTGGGATAAAAACTGCGAGAGAGGGCCACGATCCCCCAACCTTCTCCTTAACAGGGAGTTGCTGCCACCTACTTGAGCTATCTCGCAATATAAATGCTCCATGTTGGTACTGCCCCAACAAATCTTCCTTGTAAGAGAAGCGTGATACTTTTTCACCAACAGAGCGAATCGGCTGCATACGAGTTGCACGTATACCAAACTTCTTAAGAGGAAGGTGTCCTGCTATTAGACGAGCAACCGAAATGGCCCCCACACTTGAAGTCGAATCAAGACCCTTTCCTTCGTAGGGAAAGATGCTATCCATTACACTATGCGGGTATGGCCTTCCTGGAGAGATTTGCACTCCCGTAAGCCCGCTTAGAAGGCGGGTGCCCAATCTACTAGACCACAGGAACATGGTGGGTTGTGATGGTTCTGCCCCATCATCAAACTGCTTAAAAGGCAGGTGTCTTGCTGTTAGACCAACAACCCAAATAGTTTTTAAATTTTGAATGGTAGGGTGCACGGGGATCGAACCCGTTTTACCTAGTTGAAAGCTAGGGTTCCGACCAATAGAAGAGCACCCCATGGAGCCGATGGACTGGTACTGCCCCGTCGCTTCCACATTACAAGTGTGGTTTGCTACTTTTACAACACAACGGCAAAAAATGGTGGAATGTCCGAGCTTTGCTCTCGGCTCTACTGATTGCAAGTCAGTGGTTTTACTGAATAAACTAACACCCCAAGTATCAGGCGCTAGCTCGTGCGTTCTTAGTAGAGGCGCTCTTTGTAGTTCGCTCTCGTGTCGTGTTTGTAGTTGTTGTAGAAATAGCATGAGTAGTAGGTTCCAGAATAGGTGTGCAAACGTTAGCGACAGGCATTACCCGTCTGCTATTTCGTTTGACATTTATCCTTACAGTACTCACGTGTTTAGGTCCTTGAATAAATGGAGCGGTCTGTGGATCTTGAAACCACATTCTCTGCTTGGAAGGCAGTAGTCTTAGCCTTTGGACGAAGACCGCATGGCGCCGATTTCTCACGTCCCGGCACAGGCGTTAAGCTGGTTTGTTTATCTCCGTCCTAGGACCAGCGAGGACGCTTTACTTGGGAACAGGGGTGAGATTTGCACTCACGTACTGGGGGTATGAACCCCATAAGCGACTAATGCTTGACCCTGCGATATAAAGACATTGGTGCGCTTTGTGTAGTGGCGTATGTCTTCTTGTTCTTACTAGTTAAGCACATTCTTTAACCGGTAGCAAATTTTTTCAAAATTACTCGTCTACTCTCAAAACAAAAACGCTCCTGAAGGACTACTTCAAGAGCGTAAATGTGATTACTAGATGTACCTAGATTTAATCCGATTACTCAACTTTCCAATCAGACACGCCATCACTCAGGAAGGTTTTTGTAGTGGTGGTTGCAATAGTGGTTGAACCAGCCGCACCCCCAGCTACCGTATCTGTTCCATTGGCAACTGCCATAGTTACAGTACTAGACCCTGAATTGTGGATATGTATTTCCGCACCCACACCAGCAGTTGCAGCGGATGGCAAAGTAGCCGTACTAGCTGAACTTGAGGTTTCATAGAACGATTGACCAGCTTTAGCTGTAAATGATCCAGCCTCACTTGTTACAGCTGTAAAACGACCCTGAAAACCAAGATTACCTTGAACAAGAGTCAACGGAGCTGCTACTTGTACAGGGAAGATACTTCCATTAGGAGCAGTAGTTCCAATAAGAACTTGAACTCCGCCATCATACTGAGCCTTAACGATTCCAGCGCCAACCAAAGACAACACTGCTGCGGCCACGACCGCGATTACATTCTTTCTTCCTAGCTTCATTCTATTCACCCCAAATAACTAACTACGCTCTGAACTGTTCAATATGGTGGAAATGCAGGGTTCCGCCCCCTGGTCCAACGAGTTCCACAGTGGGTTTTACTCATTGTCGACTGCTATTACATCCCCATTGTGGCTCTTGCTTACGGGAGCCAATCGTTATGCTGCCTTAGAGTTTCAGTCATAGGAGTTGCAGCCTCCCAGCTTCAATGATTGCAGGTGTGTTAGCTACTCACTCTGACGGCTTCCTGCCAGCCGCTTATCCTGGCTTGAGTTACCCCAAAGGGATTCAGAGGCGGTGATAAGACTTACCAGACCCTGGAGATCTTTCATTCATAGGACTGCATCCAGGGTATCTGATGTATTTGTATCACCCATGTTTGATGCTTCTTTATTTTGCTCTGATCAACATCAAGACTGTCTATGTTTTCTAAAAGCACACACCATCTTCTGTGATGTGCATATAGTTAATTATGCGTGCGACAATTAATAGACCCTACTTTTGCCCTGCTTTGCTCCGAATCAAACTATCCAGAGTACTTGCCGCATGGTCTATGTACACAGCAACCTTATCCAACCCATCAGCAGCATCCTTGTCGTCCTGGTAGGTAAACGAGTACCCTTTTGCAATATCCCTTGCAGCCTCCAATCGTCTTTGCAGGGTGAGCAAATATTCGTAGCGCTCCAATAAATCTTTTGCCCTACTCATATCCCTAGCCTGTGTCTAATTATGCTCTCGTAGTCATATCCATCACTGCCTACTTGCGCTTTGACTTCCCATATCCCTGCATTGTCTTTGTTGATAAAGAAGCAAGCCCAATAGTTGGGATCTAATCCCTCACATTCCATGAATCCGTCGTGAGTCATTTTGTAAGATTCCCAAATGTACATAGTGCTCTTGTCAGTACAAGGACGTTCCAGTAAACAGCGGAGTCTGTCATACCCATGATCAAGTCGCACTTCTGTAAGAGCGCGATCTATAGAACGAGCATTGACCGACACACGAATCTTCTCCGCTGTCCCCACGTCCAACATCTCTACTGATTCTAGGATGTGTTTTACTCTACTCATCATTCAGGAACTCCTGCACTTCTTCTGGCTGATCATATGGCCGACCATCCACTACATAACTAGACATCTTCCAACCACTCTTAGCAGACGGCTCTCTGTCTAACTCTCCACGCTTACTAAAGGCATATGACACTCCCAGAGCATTGGCTGCAAATTCATGGGTACGGTCATAGGAAGCCCAGAAGTACATATCTCCGTCTTCTGACACCAGGAAGCGAACGTGGTTGCCGTTCAAACCGCGCTCGCCCAATCGCAACTCCTTCTCCATGCGTTTGACGTTACGAGGATTAACAGACACTCTTGTTCCGTCTGCTATCTCAACACTCTCCATCGCCCTAGCCATCATGTAGGTCTTCTGCTCCAGGTCCTTTTGAGACATGGGCAAGGTCGGCTTTCCGGCCCACTTGTTTATCGCTGCACGGATCTCAGGTGTGACGTTGTCGGTAGTGGCCCAAACAAACTGTCCATCACTGAATGCCATAACCACATGCCAGCAGTACAGGAGTTTGCAGTTGCCGTACACCACTTCCGAAGTATGTGAGTCCAGGTCACGGACCAGCTCTAGAAGTCTTCCAGCTCTACTCATTTATACTAAGCGCCTTCCCTACATGATAGTCAATCTCTTCCTGACTTATCATAATCAGGCCTACCTTTTGAGGACCAAATAGGTGGTGTACATTGAAAGTACACGTCTGCGCCACAATCTCAGTGAACAATACTGGCCACAATTCTTCTGGAGTATTCATGCACTGCCCTTGGTAGGCAAGCACCTCACCCCTCAGGCTAAAAGGAGCGTGTCCTGTTGTGTGTCCCAGCAGGTCGTGTGCAATGCGAAAAGCAACGTTTGTATCAACTGACCAGACAGGGTGGATACTGTGCAGACTGGTCACTTTAAACACACCCTGTGCAATGTCCGCAAACATCTCGTCTGAGGACTTGTAGGGGTCGACATCGTCGTACCGGATAATCTGATAGTCCTTTGAAAGCATGGCGGCCTGCTCGACACAACAGCGTCCTAACTTCTCCCAACTTCTCCCAAAGCTCAGAGGCGGAAGAGTCGTATGTTGGCATAGCATCATAAGCAGCACAGATGTCAGCCGCTTCCTTACTATAGAAATCTATGCCTGTAGGCGATATGGCATACTCGCGCACAATGGCACCGCCACGAGGAGCATTGCCAGTAAGGAATATGGCGTTGTTTGCCTTTACTATCTCCTCAGGAGACTTACACTGGATGCGCTCTTCTTTCATAGCTAATAATCTCTTTGCTCTACTCATATCTGAACCACCTTAGCCTTCCCCGATCCGGTCAGCACTAGGGCCAGATTGAGTCTAGTATTCCCGGACATTATTGTGCGTCGTCCGTTCTTCTCAAGCACGATGGGCAGCTTCATGGGAGAGCCATTATGAATGCCGTCTATGATGTCCTGGAAGGTTTTATCGTTCCGATACTGTGGCCAGCTTCTGTAGCCCTTGACCATGTCTAAAAGATCCTCGACCGGCATCATTGTGGCACCGCTTATGCCTGACGTGTTTGACAGAGAAATTGTCTGTCCTGCTCTGTAGGCGTCCTCAAAGTCTTCGAAGGTCGGCCAGATGTCTCCAGCCCAATGCCTTACGTGGTACTGGTACTCGACGTTATATTCCTGTTGCAAGTCCGCAGTGGAATTATCCACCCAGTTTATGGATTCGTTGATTGAAGATAGTATGTCTCGTGCTCTGGTCATAGCATCTTCCTGTAGTGATCTGTCGATAGACTGTCGGAGAACTCCCACTCAATCTCATCGTCCTTCATTGCACGTGAAGTCTCCAGGTTAGAGAAAGCAGCGCCTTCCATAGAGTTGTAGACATAAATGGGAATTCCCTTTTGCTTTGCCAACTCCCAGTCTTTCTTCATACGGTTCATGTTTACCGAACCACGTTGCGACTTACCCAACCACATATGAATCGCCTTTATGTAACTACAAGCATCAGGGATAATCCTGTCTTTGCTGAAGACGCGATCTTCCATCTCAACTGTGTCGCCGGAACCACGTGAGTAGTCCTTGGCCTGGTGGAAGGCTTGGAAATCCACAGCGTGCCCTGAGTATCTATTGTTGAACTTGTCCCCATCAAGCACCAGTAGGACTTCCCTGTAGTTGTAGTCTCTGTAGGCATTACGCACACTACGAGACACGCAGAATGAATACGGCTTGTCTGGTGGATTCATAGCCCTGTCCACGTCGTAACCGCCAAGCATAAACTCGTTGTTCTCCAGAATACCCCCTAGAGCTGAGGCGCTAGTGCCGTGGAACACAACAGATGATATGCGTTCTAGGATGTGTCTTGCGCGGCTCAAAATCCCATCTCCCTGCCATTCTGATATTTGTCTTGTTGCACTGGCCCCAGCACATCAAACTGCGTGGCAGTTGGATCAAATATCTGTCCACTCACTTCACACCAAGAGTGGTAGTGTCCGTCGTAATAACCTTCCATTCTCTCCACAGGGAAGCCCGCTCCATATAGCATCTTCGCCCAGGTAGCGCTTTTAGCGGTGCAGTCTAAGTTCCACTCATCGGCAAAGATGTTGGTGAAACGATGTGACATGATCCAGGCCTTCACCTCTGGGTTAAACCCAGGTGAGAACCAGAATGGTGGCTCCGCGCTCTCTAATAATCGTCCGGCGCGGCTCATCTATAAATCTCCATGGAAGTAGTCCATAAGCAGCTCTTCAGAAGCCGCAAAGCGCTTGTCCATATCTTTGAATTCGGCTTCATTGGTGTAGCCATAGAACGGTATGTTCAGATTATGACAAAGCACATAGATGTCATAGACCACTTCTCTTGCCTGGCTTCCATAGCCACTCAGTAAGGACACGTGTACTTCTCTAACGTAAGTACGTGCATTAGGTATTTCAGGCTTGTCGCTGAATATGCGATCTTCCATCTCTGAACGTCTGTACTTATCAGTGCCAGCCATCCAGTCGACAGCGTGCCCAGTGTAGCGATCATTGAACTTGTTCCCATCTAGAACTAGCACAGCTGTGCAAGCTCCATCTTGGAAGAACCCATTAGTTTTACTACGGGCAGCGCTCATGCAGTATTCACGTGTTGTGTCAGGAAGGCCATCTACTCCAGTGTGCTTTAGATGAAACAAATTCTGCTGCAATATAGACAGCGCATTCTCTCGGCTTGTCGCATGGAAGAGAATGTCCGACACTCGTTCTAAGATGTGACGTGCTCTACTCATTAGTTGCGCTCCCTCTGGACAAGCACCTTACGGTACTGAGAGAAGTTATTCTCAACCCAGAAGACAACGTCCGCTAATCTGTCCTCTGTATGGAGCACTCTGTCAGTCCGCTTATCTTGGACTTCCCAGCCACTTCCATTCCACCAGATAGGGACAAAATCTGTAGCAGTCCCTGCTACGAATACAGTTTGATATTCCTCGTCGCCATGGTGTCTGACAGTTACTCCAGAAGCACGGAACATCACAGCATCACGTCCATAATGATCTCCTTCTGCTGGACGTAAATTATCGTCAGCAAAAGCAAACACGTAAGCGCTCAAGGGGTCACGAATGAGCTTAGCACTGTTCTTGTAATAGGTGGTCAGACCTAGCCGGTCGAAGTCCTCTAGGCCGTACTTGAATCCCTGAGCAATGATGTCGCTAACGTTGTTAGACTTGTGAACCATCCATGTGTTGTGTGTGATCTCATCGAAGTCCATGAACATGTAAGAAGGGTCATCCGGGCTGTCAAAGCGGTTGTTGTCAAACACCCACTTACCAAACTTGATACGTTCTTCTTTAGAGAGGTCATCAAATTCTTTGCCGTCCTCAATGCCCTTTTCCTGCGCGTAATTCTCATACTCATAGGAGTGTGAGTAGGAGATGTCGTCAGCCTTCTCATCATCCGTCATGGTGAGATAGTTCTTGAACCAAATCAACGGATTACTTATGTACTCTAAGATTTTCCCAGCCCTGGTCATCTATGTGTCTCCACTCGCAAAATGGCAGACACAGGCACCCTCACATCTTCACCTTCTCGACGACTGATCCACTCACGCTCGTCGTCTTTACACATAAATGAATCTATCTCAGCTTCCTCATAGTCCTTCTCACAGGCATCGTCATAATCATCGTCGTCATCAAAATCTTCAGGATCTAGTGAGCATTCATACTGCTCTCGCCACCCTTCTCCAGCTATGTACGACATCTGATCAGGATGCTGCCTTGCCCACGATCTGGTATATTGAACTTGCTCAAGTTGCCCCGCAAGAGCGTTCTTATCCACAGCAATCACACAGTCTCTGGCTGATATGTCATAGACCCATGGCTTCTCCGAGAAAGAGACAAAACCCTGTTGCCCTGGTCTGAACACACCGGTGCGTTTGATCTCGTCAGCCACGCTGAATGATGTTGTATGGTACAACTCCTGCGATTCTAATATCTTAGCCGCTCGTCCGAACGAAGACACTTGTAAGAATGCCAACACTGTGCTTGCTCTACTCTCAAACTGATAGCCATCAACTCCACGAGAATAGTCATAAGCTTTAACTTGTCCATCACGGCTTATGCCTACTTGCCCTGCATCGAGTTTGTTTATCCATTGAGGGTCAAGATCTGCCTGGTCATAAACACCAGCTTGTAAGCCCGTCTTGAAGCGCATCAGTTGAGTGAGCTTCTCCATCATCAAGACTTTCACTCCATGAATTGCAACCATCTCGCACTTCGCATAGTGGCTCATTGGATGCCGTTTGAATATGTCATATTCTTTCTGATTGTCAGACTCCCCCTCCAGATCAAGAGGCATCTTCACCACGTTCTCTCCAGCATCAAAGACAACTCTGTATGCCCCAATACCAATTGGTTCCCCATATTTAGTAGTCAGGTCTTCCAACAGCGTTATATAAAGATGGAGTTGGTTCGGTGCGTATGCGAACGAAGCAGCTACATTTGCAGCAGCCTTCTGATAAATTTGATTATGGTCACGTTCATTCAAGAACTCAGAGGCTCTACTCACCGGACTTACCTCTTAGTGAATAGCTCTTGAGTCTTTCTTCCTAGCTCTGTTCATGGCTCTTGCTAATGCCTGTTCAGGATGCTTTCTGTCTTCCTCATCATCCGCAGCCTTCTGTGCTGCAAGCTCAGCAGCCGCTTTCTTAGGGTGCATTAGTTTAGAGATCATGCTGCGCTCAGCCAGGTCGAGTAATTTTCCAGCTCTAGTCATTGTGCTTTTCCTCTTTGGCGCGAGCTTTTAAGTCATGATGAATGTCGTGATCCGACTTGCCACGGTAACTGTCCACGGTCTTGTCGAAGTCACTGTCCGAACCAGCATGCTTATCTAAGTACTTACGCACGTGATGGTGTTTGTCGGCCACATGGTTCATAGCTGTCACCACTCTATGTCTCTCCGGGTCGTGACCGTCATCTTTATAGATGGCCTGGGCATTGTAAGGATGGGACAATTTCTTCTCTAAGTCCTTACCTGCATGTTTAACGTGGTGAGCTGTCTTCTTAGCTTGTGCGTCTAGACTACGTTCAAAAACCGACCGATCTGCACATGGAAGACAAATTCCTTCTTTTATCTCACCACCAAAGAGAGGCTGCTCACAAGTTTGACAAACGTGTTTCCAATCCAATTGTTCTAGTAGACGACCAGCTCTACTCATCACTTAGGTCTCCCAAAAATAAGGTCTTCAATCACTTGGTCGAGCAGGGAAAGGGCTGTGTTTGTTTTGCCGCTGTCCACCATCTGTCTGATCTCTTTCAGACGGTCGAGAGTGCTGCGCTCTTCATTCATTGTCGTTTGAGACAAAATATCTGCTGCTTTACTCACCGACTTGTTCCTCTGGAATCAGGAACTGCTCAATGTCAGCATCAGAGAGTTCTTGTGCCTCATCTCGCTTGATGTCTGGTGCAAACTTATCCCAGAGAGCGTCATACATGATGCCCACTGAGCCACTCTCGTAATCATCATCGAACGTGGCATAGTTAGGGCTGTAGGGACTTGTACTTGCTGCGGAGTAGAGGTTACTCCACTGACCACTATGGAAGTGATCTCCGAAGTACTTGATAGCGATCTCAGCATCATCGTCGCCACCATCTCTCCAGTCGACCAAACCACTCAGATGGCTCTTTAAGTAATCCATCATCTCTTGCTTAGTTGGGTCCATGGCTTCGTGCTTTCCCTGGTCTCCAAGCCTCAACTTGGTGCCTGCATTACTTTTGAAACCAACATGCTTAGGTCCTGTGTCAGTGACCTCCCAATCAGCCCCATAAGAATCTTGCACCTTATCACCAGGATTGAGTTTCTTGGAGCCGTGGAAATGATCGTGCACATGTGAGTACAGATCGTTGTGCGCTGGGTTCTTAGGACGGCCTTGGTCGTCATACCAAGTAGCCTCAGCAACAACGTCCTCATCCTTCTCACCACCCAAGTCTTTATCATCCTTTGGGTCCTGTGCGTCCTTCAGTTTGTTGTTGTCCTTGCCTTGCTCTTTGGCAGTGGATTCCCAGCTGGCTTTCGTCTTCGGTTTGGCTTTACGCTTAGCTTCAATCTCTTTAGCCTTGGCCAAATGATCCATCCCGGCCTTCATGTGGCTACCATCGGCATCTTCGTCTTCACAGTCGGAGCCTTCCTTAAGCACTGACTCTCCCATATAATTGTTGATGTACTCTTTTGCACGTTTAACGGTCGAGTGCAGCGTGCCCCCATGTCCGTCCGGCATGTGCTCTGGATGTGAAACTGTGTAGCCCTTAACTTTACGGTGAGTGCCAAAGCCTAACTGGGCTGATAGATTATGCGAATCTGGCAGTCGGTGTCCTATCTGTACGCCAGAGAAGGGCTTTATTGTCCATCCCTTGTGTTCTATGTCTTCATCGACAGAATCTTCCTCAACAGCCATGGCAGCTTTGAGCATGTCTGATGCGGACTCGTTCTTAGACACTTTATACTTTGGCTTGGAAGAGACTCTGTCCTTAACTTCGTCGTCTGTAAGGTCCGACAAGTTAACTATCTTTGTTGCTCCGTTTCTGAGCACCATAATGGACCTATTTCCCTTAGCATCCATGCCTTTGTAATCACGGTGGGTGTTATTCCAAACAGCGTCTAAATGGTCATCACGTTTGGCTTCATTCTTCGGACCACAACCACACGCACCTTCTCGCACAACGTCTCGTCCAGTCAATTCCTTGATCATACGAGTGGCTTCATCGTGCTTCATAAGGCCGTTCAGTTTGACACCAGCACAGGAAGAAGCGAGCGACTTCTCCGCCATATTAAATCTTTGTCGATCTGCTCTGGAGAGATCATCGTCAAATGACTCAAGGAATTTAGCGGCCTTACTCATCTGTATCTCTCCGAACGGGGGCACCAAGTTATTAACCTTGATAATAAGTCCCGTCTATATAGGTACGGGAAAACCAGAGAAATTAACTTCCCTGGCCCCGGATCGATGATGTGCGTCGATGAAATCTAGTAACTTGAGCTTCTAGATTAACACTTAGCTTATTGGTGCTTTGGAAACAGACCTCTATTTATGTCAAGCCTATAAAGGTCCAATGAGTGCATGACACTAGAGAGCTTCAGTATTGTCTGGTCAATGTCCTTAGCAAACTGACCTTCAAAACCAGGAACGTCTGGAGCCATATCCTCTATCTTCCGTAAGTGGTCGTAGGTCTCAGACAAGGAATAGAGTGCTTTGTCCAACCTCTTCACTATTTTCTTCCTACTCACGCGCCCACCTCGGTCATCGACATAAACTGCTTCTTCATTTGTTTCCGTTGTGACTTAGCGTTTCTATCAAGAAGGTCGTCTCGCGCTTGGTCAAAGGCAGCCACAATAGATTGACCCAAGTCCGTAAAGTCGCTAGTAACTCCATACATCTGCCACCGACCAGAGTACTTAGCCTGTACCTCTACGTGCCATCACCCATGTCTCCAGAATTCGATCTTCACCCGCACACCGCAGTTCAAACAATCAAGAGTAGCCATCTGCTCTTTCAATAGATCATCTATATTCATGCCGGTTGCTCCCACGGAAGGACAGTGATGTTTTCGTCTGCCAAATATTTCCTGTACTGCTTCCATCCTTTGAAATTGCCCAGGTAACCTCCATCGTATGAGGAGGCTGCGTGCTCTAGTGCGGACCCATGCATCGGACGACTCTTACACAGTTGGTCGTGGAGGGCCTTGTCCTTTTCTCTGCTGGGATGAGTGCCGTCGTGGTTTAAGTAGGACACTCGTGCGCATCTAGCTACTGAGCACTCTATAAGCTCTTGTATGTCGTCCCCATGCTCTTCAAAATCTTCCCACTCTAACTGATTAATAAAAGGAAGATGCCAGCGACCATAATCAAGTAGCTTCGGTACAGAAGCTCTATACGCTTCCCTCATATCTCTGGCTAACAGGGCGATGTGTGGCTCAGCCATGGGGTGATCACGCAGAGCAAAGAAATTGGCGTAATCAGTTGCTGACAAGACAATCTTTGTGAACATCCAGCTCTCCAATAACCTGTTTACGGTCTGCTTGTGCAACCCATAATCAAGTAGCCGTTGTGCTCTGTCCACAGCTGCATCCCTGGCTTCAAGCCATGTGATTTTGCATGCCTCAATGGTCTCTGAATCTAACTCTTCTCCTGCCTGCATGCCAGGTTTATTAGAGCCCCAATGAATAGGAATGAATGGTTCTTCAACCACTTGCTTGATCATTTTAGCTACAGGGATGGCACGGCTGCTGGAGGCGTTCCTACTGAACATCCTGTGAGTATTAAATTCACTCAGCACTATACGAGGCAGTGTCAGAACAAAGGTGGTGAGCCGATCTCCTTTAGGATTGACTGAGTCACAGATTACTTGTGCTGATATTTTCATTTACTCTTCATCCTCCGCATGTTCGGCATCGAATCGGCTCCACGGAATTTTCACACGGGTACTTATTGACTCATAGGACGTGAGACCATATTGTTTGATCCAACCATCCAGGTAGGCTTGCATCTCTGTAATTGCTTCATCTGGTATGTGGTCATAGGCGTCTTCATACATCTGTTCCGTTTCGTCTTGAATCAAACGATCAGCGTCAAAACTCATATGAACTTCACGTGTCAGGTGAGCATACTTAGGACGCCTCTCCCTATGATAACCGGCCTGCTCGTTTTCATAGTCACACTCATAGGTATTGTCGTGAATGGACTCCATCATTTCGTCCATGTCGTCGTAATAGTCATCTCCAACATTCAAGCAGTAGGGATGGTTAGGGATCTCCTCTTCCGATACGACCTTGATTTTCCCTTCTGCAATCTGCTTTTCCTCTAAGCATTCAGAACACAATTCCCCAACATAAAGGTGCCAACGGGCAGCGCCACACCCGACACAATTCTTTTCTTTGTTCCGCTGCTCATAGGGCACGCAATGATGAATGTCGCCGTCAATATTTTCCTTGTGTTTATCCACTACCTTGCAATTGGAACAATACCAAACGTGCGACTCTTTCATAGAGCCATCTTCAGTCTGATGGAACAAGGGCATGGCCTTTGTCACCACGTATGGTTTTGGTTCAGGAGTTACTGATTTGTGTCGTTGCATCATTATGCTCTCCTATCTGCCCACGGAGGTCTTCTGCCGCTTTTGGCATAACTGTGGTATCGCTGGGCCAGGGCTTCTGGATTACAGGCCACACGTCTCACTGCCGGATAGACCATGTCCAAATCTTCCGCCATGTACCTAAGAGCTAAACTTTGAGCAGCATATTCCGCCTTCAACCATTCGTTCTCGTCAATGGTGTGGCAGCTAAACCTGAAAAACTTACCAATGTTTTTCCACATATTAATTTACGCTCCAGTACGTAGTTGAGAAATTGGTGGCGCCTTGAGTCTTGAAGAACTTCATAGCTTCGTTCAGCAGCTCCTCAGTGGAGTAATGCCCTATGTGCAGGACATACGGGGCCTGTGGGCCATCCTGCTTCCTCACCTCAACATAAGCAGTCAATCTCCAGTATGCTTGATTGATTGATATTAGCCATCTCTAAATCCTTCATTCGCAACTATCCGTCAAACAATAGAACACTGATTTCAAAGTAAAGAACTTTGGTTGCACTGGCTCAGGATCGTTCTTCTCATACCAATCAAGCGTTCTTAGATGCCTGTCGTGGCCCTGTTGCATTCTTCTCTGTTGGTTACTCCAAGCACACCACTTATCGGCGTAGTTTATTGGCTTACGAGGAATCAAAATCTTATACAGATGAGGGAACTCTTGGCCCTCACTGATACTCAGAAGAGGAAAGATCTCCTCAATGGAATCATCCGGCCCAATGGCAAAGAACTCATCAGTGTTGTCGACATAGAAGTATTGATCGCCAGTCATCAGTCCTCCCCCGCTGCTTCGAACACCATGATCCCCAGTCTCTCTGCCTGTAGTTGGCAATCAGCAGTCCCACGGCCACCAGGAAAAACAACGAGCATATCCACATCCTTGTCTAACATTTCCAGCATTTTGTAATTCCGAATGACTCCAGCGCCACGCCCGTACTTGCCCCAATTTGCTTTTACGGTTTGATGCTCTACGTCTCTGTCCATCGCCCAATAACGACCCAAACGATCAGCCCCTTTCGCACCGCCCTCAATGAGTAATTCAATAGGCTCTGAGGCGTGCACTTCATCGAGAGCCTTGTACAAGAACTCCTTATCGTCGTAAGTGCGGCCTCCTGTAACAACGACCTTCATCAAACACCCTTTATGCAACGATAGTCATGGATGCCTGCACGTCCTTCGGACACTGCTTCTGCCTCAAGATACTCCTGGCAGAAAATGAGTATGCCCTCTGTTGATCGTCTCACAGCAAGATCTTCTCCACACCCAAACTTGTCGTAGTAGCCAATGGAGTATTGGTCACCATCCTCGGTTGGCTGGTGTGCATCTAAATAAACATTCTCGTGCTTAAGAAGCACATGCATGACGGCACGTCCAAGTGTTTCGTATGCATTCATTACCAGACTCCTGTGTAGTGCGCTATGACGGTAGCCGACACGCTGACTAGCACGACGTACAAAACTACAACAGCATCTAATACTACCTTCATGTTACTGAGGGTTTCTGTGTAGCTCTCAAGTAACTCATTAATCTGCGAAAGAGGTTCATCAAACACTGAAGCAATCTGATCCTGCGGCACTATGGTTGCCCTACTGGTCACCTTATCTAGCAAGTCACTAAGCAGGCCATGTGCAGCGTCTTTGTACTCTAACTTTTCCAAGCTCCTAATGTCGACTGGCTCATTTTGCTTATCTTCAATGGAATTGTCTTTAGCAACACGCTCTGTGTATGTTTGAACTGTTGCCTCATGTTGTGCGGCAAGTTCTTCAAGCTCTTTAACAGCTGCATCAGCCTTCGAACCAGTCCACTTAATACGAGTAATTCCTTCCTCTGCATCGTGTGTTGTCGTGAACACTTCCTCAGCAGCCACTTCCTGCACACTCGCACGTTTCTTGTATTTCTTCTTTATCTTAGCTGGCTTCACGTCTTTGAATGAATCAATAACCCACGTACCTTGAGCCTTAGTAGACTTAGGGTCCTTGTGCGCGTCAATCTTACCTGCCGCAATCAGGGTACGAAGTGTGGTGTCTGACATGTTCATGTAATCAGCCGCATTTTTTAATGACATCATGAGAGATGTGTCTTTCTGCTTCTTCACAGATACTCCTTGGGCTTTCTTACCCTTATGTGTTTTCTTAATTGGCTCATAACTACTGAACACCTTCTTAACGACAGAAGGATCTGAAACGTCTATACTCCATCTATCAAACTCAAGACCGTTTTCATCGTTCGCCTTTTCCCAGCGAACAGGGAGCAGTCCTCTGCGACAGCAATCAGTTATCTTGTCCTTTGAAAATCCGAAATTCGTGCACACATGATGTGCTGTGTGCCAGTATCGCCCATCCTGGGAGGGGTCGAACACCACAATGTTTCTACCGTGTTTATACACAGTCTCACGTGCGCTAACTGGAATCGCTCTGTATGATCCTGTGTTCGGTTCAATTGTACTCTGCATCACTTCCTGTTCCTTTACCACTGGGGGCACAAGTCTAAGTTCTGGCTGTTTACTGACTGGCAACGTCTCAATTACATCCCACTCTGAGTTGGGAGCTACTAGGTGTGCTCGTCTCAATACAGAATAAACATAGTTTGTGTTGACACCTTGTTTCTTTGCAATGTCGACTACGTGTTTTCCATTTTCAAAATCTTCAACAATGCATTCTTCTGTCCAGTCGATGTCATCACGAGTGTGATTCCATGCAGCAAACTGTTTATCCAACTTCTTCATTTGCCTACCCACAACTACACCGCCTTCGGATAAAGAACATCAAGAGCTGCCTCAGATGCCTTATAACGCTCTATAAATTCAATCAGCTGTCTGTTGCTGTCTACTGTTTCGGAAGCACGCGACTGAACAGCTTCTCTCTGGTGTCTGACCTTACGTGCCATGACTATGTCGTCTCCAGACGCAACTTCAGCACATACAAGGTAACTAACAGCTTCATTCAAGAAGCTGGCAGCTCGTTCTAAAAAATAGGTTGCCTGAATAAGATCGTCTTCAACTACTTTATGCATCACTTGATCTCCTTGTAATCCCACCGAAAAATACTATCAAGCACGTATTCTCTGAGAACTTCTTCAATATAATCATCACGCTCCTGAGCATTCAGATCTTCTAATTCACTGTCTTCTATTTCAACAGTCTGTCGCTGAGTGCAACCAACAAGGCCATTACTCACTGACACTTCAAACTTTGCCATGGTTTACCTCTTCCCTATAAAGGCCTTCTTACTCTGAGCACAGGACGGCAAACGCCTTGGAAGTTGCAACTCCACTCCGCAATTTGTGCAATTCCCAAATAGATCGTCTGTCGCAAGGTGGGCAGCTATCCATGGGTGATTAGAGCAAGGCTCAGCACACAACGGACACATGAACCAATTACGCTCCAGGTCGTCCAGAGCTAAGTAAGTCTTTTCTTTCTTCATACCAATTCCTACCGTCTCAGGTCATTCAGTTCCTGCTGCGCCTCATAGAGCTTGTAGTCCAATGAGCGGAACACTTCAGCTACATCCTCTCTGGCTCTGTCTAAATCGACTTCCTCAAACTTTCCAGGGTTGAACGTGTGCGCCTTGGCCTTCTTTATCAGATGGTCTAACAGCTGCAAAAACTCAGCTTCAGTAAGACTCATCTGGCTTACCCCGTTATAACATGTCACCTCGCAACAATCCTGATGTTATGTTGAGCTTGTCTTGTAATTCGCAAATATCTCCCCAACTTCCATAGTCTGGCTCCAGGCCATTAGCGTTTAGTTTGCGTATGTGCTTAGAAAGCTGTCGACGGAATAGCATATTCAAATTTATCCAATGTTGTTCTCGCTCACGCAATTCTTTTAAATTGGCACGGTCAAGTCGAATTTTTGCTATGCGATGTCTGTAATGAATTTCAAACTGAGGATCAGTCGCCATCTTCTCCTCTGCCTGTTCTCGCAGTAACTCCCAGTTAGGCTCTGGTTGCCCAGCATAATAAATCTCATCAATCACGCAGCCTACTTCAAAGTCATGAAACAAAGTCTCACAATCTTGCTCTAGCTGTTCGACATAATCTCTTACAGCCTTTTCAGCTGTGATAAGAGCACGTGCTGATTCTCCACACTCACTTTTCACATACCATGCATAGGCATCTCTGTAGTCTATAAGTAGTTGGTTAAAGGTTTTCTCTTCAGTCATTTACCCTCTCCTCAAGCTTTCTTAAAGGCCGACCGCCTCATTTGCCATTCCAGTCGCTGATGTTGTTGGTCCGCAATACTTACGGAGTTCCGGTCAAATGGGGTTCTCATATCTTCTTCCACCTAGCTAAGTGGTCGTACTCACCATCAGGATCAGTGGGCACGCCATTGTTTCCCCAGCCAAACACAGTTTCAAACGGAATCTTACTTACGGCAAACTGCCACAGTCCTTGTCCCCATTCACCAATAGCTCTACACTTTCTGACATCCGCACCCCAAGTGACAACAGACACAAGTCCGTCTTTGTGGACAGACAAGAGAACTATTCCAGTACAATTACGTTCCTTTGCTAGCTTCTCTATTGTCTTGATGCCAACGGGGGCACGAGATTTAGTCATTGTTATACCGCCAGCAGCTCAAGTTCAGAGATCTGCTTACGAATCTCATCCAGCGATTGGCTGGTGATGTTCTCATTTTCTTTGGCCGCTGCGATCTCTTTCAAGTGAGCTAGCTTAGCAGCATTGGCTGCTCTGGTCTTGTTAGCCTCATTCTGTGCAACCTTGTGTTAAATCACGTGCTTCAGAATGTCCAGACGTAAATCATTATTAGTTGCAGTCTTTCTTTTAACTGAAGTAGGTATGAACGATTCCACTTCTTCCTCGCGTAGTTGTGCATTGACCTTACGAGCAATAGCATCAAGCGCGTTGAGGTTAAGCTCATATAGATCTTCAGTGGCCAGTCTTCCTTGTGGTGCGTCGAAACGCAGTTTTAGCTTCGCAGCCTGTTCAAACATATTAGTCATGTGTAATTTTAACTCCTTATTACTGTTGTTAGTTAGGTTTCCAAAAGTGGGTAGTATTCCTCTCCACGTAATCCAAACATCGAAGCAATGGCATTGTAACCAGTACGTTCCTGTGGTTTACCGAACAGTTCCCCTGTTACCGGATCGATAGGCCTTAAATCGTTAGCTACTTCCATCCAATACTCCTTAAAATGCCCATCTGGTTCTGGTGTTGAATTGATTGCTCTCACCATAGTCATAGTGAGTTCAGTACCTTTAATTTCTTTATCCCACAACTCAAGCACGGGATTTTTAAAGCGCTCTTTCCCTGGAAGAACCCCCGGAAGCTTGTCTTCCCTATGTACTAGAACTGCATTACCTTCTCGGATGTAACGCTCCGCTGTAAATCGTTCCAACATAGCTCTCTTAATCTCTTGATTGACCTCTGTGTCAATTTTATCCACTGTGATTTGTTCTGGGTTAGTGATAATCCAAGAGTTGTACTCGTCAAAGAGGACACCGTGCCAAGAATAAACACCATAAGTATCAGCGTATTCCAAGGCGGGAAGTGCTTCATGATGAAGTCTCCCACCATGGGTGTCTACCCTAACAGCAGTCGGAAAATCCGATACAATACAAATATTCTCGTAAGGCCAGAACATATGGACTTCTTGTCCAAGCTCGTCCCAAAGTTCTAAATCAGCTTTATCTTGAGCTTTGTATTCGACCCCAAGAACATCTCCAGCAAATTTATAATAAGCAATCCAGTTTACCCACCAATTCATAAACCATCGACCGCCCAAAATCTTTTTGGCCAATTCTGGAAGGCTGCTCCTAAGGCTGCTCTCAAGGCTGCTCCCAAGGCTGCTCCCAAGGCTGCTCCTAAGGCTGCTCTCAAGACTGCTCCTAAGGCTGCTCTCAAGACTGCTCCTAAGGCTGCTCCCAAGGCTGCTCTCAAGGCTGCTCCTAAGGCTGCTCTCAAGGCTGCTCCTAAGGCTGCTCTCAAGGCTGCTCCTAAGGCTGCTCCAAAGGCTGCTCTCAAGGCTGCTCCAAAGGCTGCTCCCAAGGCTGCTCCAAAGGCTGCTCCAAAGGCTGCTCCCAAGGCTGCTCTCAAGACTGCTCTCAAGACTGCTCCTAAGGCTGCTCCAAAGGCTGCTCCTAAGGCTGCTCCCAAGGCTGCTCTCAAGGCTGCTCCAAAGGCTGCTCTCAAGGCTGCTCCAAAGGCTGCTCCCAAGGCTGCTCCCAAGGCTGCTCCAAAGGCTGCTCCCAAGGCTGCTCCCAAGGCTGCTCTCAAGACTGCTCCTAAGGCTCATTTCATTTTTAAGTAATTCAGTGGCCTTCGGCCACAATGCTCCAATCATACAGGCCTGAAAAGGTGATTGAGCATGAATAATCAAAGGCTTTTCTTTCCCTAATCTTGCGTACAACCTAGTGATCAATTCCTCAACACGTACTTGATCCATGGGCTCTGTTCGATACCCAATCTGTAAATATTTTTCAAACCAAACTGGCACCTGAGCTTCTTGCTCTGTCGTCATTTTCTCAATAAGGGTTTTCATCTTAGTCTTGTACCTGTCTGCTCATCTGACTCAGAACACTAAACTCACGAGGCATAATCACCTCATATGTGCCGACTGGAAGTGTCACTTTGTCATGCTCTTCATGCGTCAAAACAGCTTCCATTCCAAAACAAACTTCAAGGAATCTCCGTTGGTCTTCACTTACATACAATTCCGCTTCCTTTGGAGAAATAGCATGGGCATGTCCTGTAACCTCTCCATACGCAAGAATCACACGACCTTTATCATTTTCTACTTTCTTTACTGATACTGGTTTTGAATCAACTTTTCTTAGGAGAACATCTCCTTGACGGTACATAACCTGTTTGGTGCTATCAATTTCTCTTTCTACTGCCATTTGTATAATTCTCCCAATTAGATTTTAACTCTGAGTGTTCTGGTGAACTTACCTTCTACCTTAACTACCATACTGGCTCTCTGTGTCTCAGAGAATCCCAATCCAGACAACTGGTTAGGGTTATCTTCGATCTTCAGCTTGCCTCCAACAATCTCGAACACCTTACGGTGCTGGTCGAACTCCTGTTTCAGGAACTCATTAAAGAACGGACGCACAAACTCATCAGACAGGCACTTCTCCAGCATGAACATGTAGTGCTTGTTTCCTACCGGCTTGTCCCAGTGATTAGGCGATAGAAGTATCTTAGTCACTTTATGGAACTGGTTGGTCTTTACCCCCCATTTCTCACGAGATACTACGTTCGACTTACTCTCTCCTGCGAACTTAAGTCCGTCTGTTTTCGAATACTCAAACTTGGCGATTTCAAATGTGCCACCGTTGTGTGGATTTGTCTTAGAATCGAAGTCGAAGGTCTCACCATTGCACTCAATCTGCACAACAAATCCTTGATAGGTTGTCTCACGCTTGTTGTAGTTGTTTACTAGGACAGTATAAGTCCCTTCCTTCATGCGACTCTTATTTGTCCAGATTATGTTTTCTACTGGAGTCCTCGAACGTCCGTATCCAGCATTCATATCCACGTCTAAGGTACCGGAAGTAGGGCTGACTTTGCTCATGTAGCTAATCACGTTACCACCTGGTTCTTTGACGTGTATATCCAAGTCATCAAAGTTGTGCCATGACAGAGAAGTACGCAGCTCTCCTACAACGTTACCACCAGCCTCTTTCACCCGCTCTTTGATGGAGTCCGTGACTGCGCCGGTATAACTCCAGGAGAAGCTATTGTCCCACTTGAACATGGAAGGAGCTTCTGGATTCTGCGCTGCCACCAATGATACGAAGTTGTTCTGATGAGAGTTCTCCAGCAGTATTGACACGCTTTTAGCGTGAGGCACTACGTTGGCCAGGAAGTCTTCAATGCCAATCTCTTCGATCTTCGAAAACGATTTAGGGTTGACGATAGTGTCTTTGGCCACCTGGTCGAACACATCGGTTAACACTTGTGGGCGGTCCTGGAATAGCACGTCACACGCTCTGATGTCAGTCTCAATAGCGTATCTGCGCTCCAGAGATTCCAACAATCCAAGTGCCTTGATCTTCTCTTTAGCCTCTTCAGCCATGCGCGGAGTAACCAAAGATGTAGGTCTCTTGTAGTTGGTAGGCGCCACAACTCTTTCGAACTTAGTCACAGCGGTATCTAGATCAACTCCAGCACTAAGATCAATCAATAAGGTTCCTATTGCGGTGTTTCTGATACGAGACACCACAGTGCCAGCTTCCTGAGAAGTGGCCCAGCTGTATGCTTCTTGAGTCAGTAGATGCTCGAACGTAACCGGTTCAGGAGCTAGTCTCTTGTACTGACGTTGGAGCAGAACGAACTTATTGAGGATCGGTTCGAACTCTTTGCCCCTATAGAGTGAGTTCTGACTGATAAGCTCCAACACTGTCTCAGTAGCGTCCAAGGTCAGCTCATCTAAGCTTCTCTGGAGAACATTCTTATCGTCACGTGCTTGTCCAAGCTTTGTGGGTAGATCTTTGTTGTCGACTACGAACTTGTTAGGCACCTTGAGATACAAGTGACTCCAGAATACAGAACGTTTCTCATCAAAGTTTTTGTCTGTTCCTGCCTTGTCAAACACTGAGTAGAACAAGTCTGTAACTGGTCTGCTATGAATGTACGCACTAAGTGCATCGCTTACAGCTTTAAACATCTCAGGAACGTCCAGGTCGTCCCAAAGGGAGATCACTTTGTTTTCCTTGATGGTCACAATCCCTGAGTACTGACGCAAGAAGCTCTTACAGCAGTTACATGTATGCTCCTGCCGGTATGCTTCAGGGAACGCATTGATGTAAACGTCCCACACTTCATCCCCGTCAACCGCGACATAGAATAGTCTGTCTTTAGACATTGATGCAAATCTATCTGTAATGGCCTTCCTGATCTCTATGAAGGAAGGGGCTGCTATTTGTTGAGTAATTGATAATTTTTCCTTGTGTTCTAAACTAATTCAGTCAGTGGTCTGTGTGACAGACAACGCCCTTCATTCTCAGAAACAGCTACTGCACGGTCGTCGAAAAGTAAATACATATGCTGATCTTTGCAATTGGTCACCTCCAAGGGCACACCGATATGCTTAATACACCAATTCTTTATGGCCAAGCGCTGCTTCTGGCTTTCAAAATAAGGAGTCTTATCGTAAGGGGCATAGACATCATCAATTAGACGGTCATCAACACGCGCAGTGAAGATCTTTACTGTCTGCCCTTCCTCAACCCACTTCTTAACTCGTTCAAGCATGGCAGGAATAGGCTCTCCCAACTCAGGAAACATGCCCTTCTCGTAGTAGGATAGTGTGCCATCGAAGTCTACTGCAATGTAACCAGTTGGTCCTTGATCAAAACAACCCATTAAGTGTGCACTCCAATGATTTTTTGCAAGGCTTCAATCACTTTCGGAACGTCAGCACGTGGAACCAATGTGTGGTGAATTGCAATAAACGAGCCATTAGGCCTCTTCTCCAGGGCTTGGAAGGCTATGTTGCCGCTCTCCAATTCCTTGATGGCATAGCCTCCATACTGCTCTTGGGTCTTGCCACGGACTGCCTCTGTTCCGCGCTTAATAGCGAGGTCCAACGGACTTGGTGGCTTCTCTTTCTGATTACTCATTATTTTCTCCTCTGATCTTCCAATACTATTCGGTGTCTCGTTATTTCTGAAATAAGCTCCAGCTCTAACATGTCAATTACTCTGTCCACAACAGGGTTGAGGCCCGTGAACGTTTCCCTTAAAAACACCGGTCTATTGTGATTACATTCATAACCCAAACCGTCTGTTGATGAATCTAACAGACTAACCCCATTGTAATTACCAGCCATCAGATCGTTCAAAAGCCTCATTCTGTTGTTCAAGCAATAAACATCATGGTCGCTTGAGGGAAAGTGCTTCATCACCTGTTTAGCTTTAGCAATCTCCTTACGTGCTAATACACGCCTATCATCGTTCATTTGCTTACTGTGTCCTGTTCAGCTTCATAAGCCCGCCATGCAGCGGCCTCAGCTCTCATTACTCTAATTAACTGAATACGTTCCTTGAGTTGCTGTTGGCCAGTGAGTGCAATCACTTCCTCCGCCTTGTCTCTCAGTGCCTGAGTTGGCTCTACACCTGCCAGCAGCATACTAATAGTGGCAATCTGGAAGTCGATGTAGATGGTCTCAAGGTCTTTCTGCATCTCATCAATACCCTGCACAACGTCCTGGACCGTCACTCTGTCGACCGCATAGTCGTTTTCGACACTGACTAACTGCAACACCATCTTCTTCAGTTCGTTACTGTCCATCGTCTTTCTTCTCCTCACGCGCTTTGTAATACAAGAACATACTCGACGGCATGAACTCCCAGTTGAGCTTCCTCCCCTGCATGTGTTGTAGACAAGCAGCCGTACCATTAGCTGTGCTGCTCCCTAACTGACCCTGGTCGTACACAGGACCGAACTGGTCTCTTAAGTCCACTGACTCTGGCAACTCGTGTTCCTGCGCCAACTTAACTAGCGCATCGACAGGGAATGTCTTCCTCCATCCGTACTTTCTATACTTACTCATTTCACTAGTTTCTCTATCCTTGCTATACGCCTATGCGCGGTATCTTTGAATGACTCCACATACGAAGCCATATCCTTAGCCACTTCCAGAACATTCTCAAGGATGTCCACGGGGTCTGGAGTTTTCTCGTTACTCAGACAATCAATAGCATCAGTGTGTATGGACTTAATTTCGTTCTCAATCAAGTCGATTGCATCAGTCAAATGATCCAGCTCATTTCGCACGTCATGCACGTCTACCATGTCGTAATCTTCATCACGGATTAGGTCTACTATGTCAGCTACCCTCTGTGTGAAGTCATCTTTTCCTCCAGCAAGTCTAATGTCTTCAACAAACTCCGCCAGAACAATGGATGTCTTCATGTCATCGCACATTTCACGGGTTAGCTGCTTCCACTGACTAAAAGGATCGGGTCCTCCACTCAGAATAGCTTCCCACTCGTCCTGGTTATATCTACGATGCTGCTCAACTAACTTCTCGTCCTTCAACCACACATAGGGCGGTTTGACTTTCTCTACAACAGAAAGTGTTTCGACTACTGTCTGACTTATTTTCTTACGGCCCATTTCCCTAACCCCATCCAACCACTTTCTTTTGTCCACGAGATTCCACTGCCACATGTCTTACATGCATATTTCGAGTTGGCACTACGTGTTCTCCACTTCCCTAACTCGTGCCACGTGCAACTGAAATCCGCTGGGAATCTTTTACTGTCACGGACAAAGTCGGAATAATCCTGCCACTTTGGCCGCTGATAACGTCTCTTCCTACGTGCAGCGGAACTCATGCCACTTCTTCTCCGTATTCAAAGAACGAGTCTTTAGGCTCAACAGCTGGACCATTCAGTCCGCGCTGCTTCACCCATGCATCAATATGTCTCTGACTTCTCCAAGACATGGCAGGAAGTTCACAGTAGACGTACTGGCAAATCTCTAGTATATCGCTCAGGTTTTCACTGTCCGCCCTGCACACAGTCTCCATAAGGTCGTTTCTAAGCACGGCCTGTAGGAAGTCCCCTGGTAGAATGCCAAACTCCACGTAGCGCCGCAGAGAGGCCTTGGTTGCGTCTTTCACTTAATCTTCTCCTTCAAGCATTACAGTAATTACAGGCTCTTCAAGATCTCCAGGATGACATAGAGCATACACAGGAATAGTTGCTTGCCCATGTCCCAAGTGTAGAGCTTTGAACTCAACACGGTCACAGTCTCCAGCAGACCTAATAGCCTTAGCTAGTTCAGACATAAGATTCAATAACCTATTCTCCTGTCTATCTTCTGCGTCATTACCCTGACACTCAATCAGGCGAAGCCAAATCCCCTCTGAGATAGCAACTGGGTACTTTATTCCTGCCTGCTTAGATAGATCAGTGACATCAATAAGAAGTCCATCTTCTATTGCGTCAGCGCGTGAATAGCTGTAGATGACGTTGTAGTCCATATCCGCTCCGTTGGTCCCAATAAATCTATACTAGCGCTACCGCTATTATTCTGTCAAGTTTCAACCATTTAAGAGCTGGATTGTTTAATTGCAGTGAATCCTAGAACAGAAAGCTTCGTATTCATGAGTAGTTCTGTCTATGGCTTCTTTTATAGTGTCGTCTGGGTAGAAGTGAAGGTGGCAGCCATTGAAGCTCAGTAACACGTCTATGCCAAGCCGATCAGCAAGTGCTACAACTTCTAAGACTAGCTGGCCCAATGAAGTGCCGCCCTTTCCCTCGACAGTAACATATAAGTTACTCACTCTTGTCGGCCTCCAGAATCTTTCGGTCTTCCTGAACGGTCACGGAGAAGAAGTAGTCACGAGCCGCCTTAAGGAAGGGGCAAATTTCTAAGTTGATTTTGTCTTGCATTGATAAGCTCCTCAAAGGGGTTACTTATCTATCTTGAATTCTGCTGAACACTGATCGGAAAAACTCTAGACTTTGTTATGTGTTAGACCGATTAATGTCAAATACTCGCACTGGATTAGTGGCTTTATAGCCTTCATCGCAAATCGCTGCGTTAATCACTTTGACCACTTTACCGTCTTCACGTTTGATCTCATACTCACCATTACTTAAATGGATGTGCCCACAAACAATATACTCAGGAACTTTGGTCCTGTTCTCTAGCATCCAGAGCATGTCCTTACAGCCTGCACGAAAACCATTAGGGCACAGATCACCATATCCATAGGGCGGTCCATGCGTCAGAAGGATGTCAGTCTGTTCAGGCACGCATTCCCATATAGCACGCAGCTCTGCACCCCTCATCCTGTTCCATGCCCAATTACAGAAAGCGGGCTGTTCCGGCACTCCCCAAATATTCACCCCATCAATAGTGAACATCTGATTATGTAGATACACGGTTCCTGTTCTTTCTGCAATGTCATAAGCAAGCTGCTCATTGCCGCCAAAGGCAGGGTCCAATCCCTTTTCATGATTTCCACTGATCCAAACCTTCCAGGGTTGAGGCTGAGCGGTTAACCACTCCTCGTACCACTCAAGCTCTCGCCTTGATCCACTGAAAGAAAAATCACCAGCGACAAGTAGCAGGTCTCCTGGAGGCGTGTCAATCCATTTCATATGGATATCGGAAACGCAAAGTACCTTCATTGAAAATCTATCCTCAAAACTAACTCATCGGTATCAGCGATCACTATGTCAATTCCATAATCGTAGTAGGCTCTCTTAGCCATCAGTTGGAGGTGGAATGTTCCACAGTACCAAAGGTGACTGAAATAACTGTTCAACTGGTTGATTCCTCTGAACAGGTTCCTCTCGTCTCCCACATTGCCGACCATCCAACCTACTTGCTCAAGGAGCGCAGGCTTAACCCTGTACAAGAACTTCAACGCCATCTCCTTATTCAATGACATTGGTGGCGGAGGGTTGATGTCTAGCACAAGATCGTCACTCCACATCAAGTGCATCTAGTCGACGTTCGTACTCGTCACAGAACATCTTTAACTTCAACAAGGAATCGCGCATCTTGTGTGCGTTCTCTTCAGTGAACTCATCCCCACCATAACCCTTAAAATGACGTGGGAACCAACCAAAGGGGCTACAACAGGACATATCTCCCCTTCTTAGCATGTCTAGCTGACTTTCAAATTTACTGTCGTCCAAGGCCCTTCTCTCCTATTAGCAAGAAGCTGCCAAAAAATGTGCCGAACACTAGCCCCACCGTCACAGAGGCAAGGGCGATAACTCCACCTACAAACATTTCAATCATTTGTGCTTCTCCTTGATGTCTCTCATCCAGCGGGGATAGGTCTTAACCGTACTGGCCGCTATCTTCAGTTCTCTAAGATATGATTCCGGCATGGGGTCTTTCCTCTTGTCTCTCTTCTCAAAGGCAACCATGTCCCTACGGTAAATTTCATCTGCGCAAGCGTCCATCAAGTCCAACACCTGCCTCTCAGACATCTTCGACAGATCAATCTTTGCCATCAGTAGGTCCCGTAGTTAACATTATGGCCACAATGAAAGCAACAAACACTAGAGCACCTACAGCCGCGCCCATCGTGGCGGCAAGTGTAACAATTTCTGGTGTAGTCATCAGGCTTTCTTCCTGCTAACTAGAGCAATGAAATACAAAAACGACATGGCACTATATCCCATCAACACACAATCAATTACGTGATTATTCATTTGACTTATGACTCTCCAATATTACTGTTGCGCAGTCCCGTATAAGCTCCAACTCAAGTCCAGAGATGTTGGCCGTTGCAGTCAACCCATCGTGGACTTGGTGGACCACTATCAAGAATCTACCAGTACGCACGCCATGATCATCAAAAACAGGGATTACCTCAACGGTGTCTCCACCTTGTTCAGAACTACCGAACATTATCTGGCCATTGTCCGCAGTGTGACTGATGAAGTCGTCGATTACTCCGAAGTTCTTATCATTCATTCAACGGCTCCTTGTTCGATTCTTTTATCTGTTCGGAATATCTAGTCCAGATATCAACCGCCGCCTTTCGCAGCTGTTTCTGGTCAACAGGCGTCTCTGCTTGTTTCTCCAACTGAGCTATCCTATCCTGCAACTGTACAACCACTTCCATGAGGTCTGTGATCATTCGCTCAGTTGGCAGTGTACTGACGAACGAACTGGGGGACTTTGAGCAGTTGTAGCTCTCTAACACTTCCCTTGCGTCTTTCATTTAGCTGATACCTGTTCCTTCAAAGCTTCGATCTCACGAGTATGTTCAGCCAGTAGTTGGCACAGACGCATCACCACTTGAACCATTTGCCGATCATGGTAATTACCTTGATGGTATGTCATATGAAACAGCAGTTCCTCTGTGCCCATGTTCTCGTATAAGTCATTCATTGGCTTTCTTCTAACCCCAAGATTGAATTGATTGTTCTAGGCGTCTTATCTACCTGATCAGCAATTAAATTAGCTTTGCAGTACTCTTCCCATGCTTTTCTAAGCACCTCTGTATTACCAACATAAGAAGTCTCCTTCCGCCCATAGTCATTCGTACCTGGACCAAACACTCTGTGCTTCGCTTCCAACGCCTCCAGAGTCTTCGACTTTACAGACATCTGTTCTTTCAAGGCCGCTATCTCTAGTTCCTGAAGTACTAACAATCTGAGTATATGCAGCATCAATCGCTGATCATCGCTGACCCGTTCAGGGTTGTTATTCCCCGCAATGAAAAACCATAGTTCCTGAGCTGTGATGTTGTCTTTATAACTATCAAACATCTACTTCACTCCTGTATGTGGGAAGGTGGTGTAGATCCTGTAATTTCAAATACCTCTGTATAATCATCCGGTGGATGTCCCAGTAGATGAGTAAGCATTGTTCTAGTGGCTCTCCGTGCTTCTTCTAACGATCCAAGCTGCGTTGCCGCCCACGGCATTTGCCTAGATGCGTTCTGAACTTTGGACAGGTTCCCTAGATTCTGGGCTACTGCACGTCCGTTGATCTCTTGCAGCCAAGCTGTCCAAACATTAGTGAAATCGCGGTGGTATACGACCTTATAGGTTTTCTGATTGTCTGTGATAGACACTGTCTTTCCTCTCAACAAAGATGAAGTGATATCCCTTTGCTTTAGAGTAAGACGACCTCAACACTCCGCGCCGTTTTCTAGCTTTACGAATTAGTCTATTTAAGAAGGCCCATTTTGACTTGGTTCGACGAGTGCTCACTAAAACTTACCGGCCAGTTCCAATATGAATCGCGCCAATGTTATGGCGTCCTTATCGGTAATGAATACATCAAGATTCTCTGTGCCGTTCTCTATTGCCAAATAGATCCGTCCCTGTCCACCTTCTGTAATACGTAACATGTTGTCTCCATCATCCATGTATGTGGCACGAGGATATCCATTGCCGTGGTCTATGTTGATGTTGTCACTCAGGCGCTCAGGTCTAGCACGCTGCTTAGCATGTGCCCAAAACTCTTCATCAAGAGTGGGAACATCGTCGTCCTCTTCAGGTTCTAACACTGCCGACATTAGTCTTTATCTCCTGCCCAAGGTCCTAATTCTTCATACAACGCTTGTAGGAAAGCCTTCCCTATTAAATGTTCAGTCAATTCGCCACTGAACTGATAATCACTATCAAGCTTCCACACCGCCATTACCTTCTCAACTATCCGGTTGTTACGTGCTTCTCGCTCTGTCATTAGTCGACTGCTCCAGTAGCTATGGCACTAACGTCAGGACTGATACGAGCAAATTGATCAAGAACTTCCTGTCGACCAGCGTCATAATTATTACGCGCCCCTTCTTCATACCAATGAGAAAGCTGCCTATAGAAATTAGCAATGGATTGATCACGTTTGGCCTGTATATACCCACACGCCTCTTTGTCATTCTCTAGTGCCAGTTGCTTCTCGTACTCTAGAATCCTACTCATGTGTAGTTGAAAATCATTGTTCATGGACATGCCTTTACGGTTGCATCAACTTGGTTGCGCTCTTCTAACAATAGAAACGCCCGTAACCCTTCTCTCATAAGACTTAACTGGTTAACAGCTCTATCTACCTCCGTGTCCAGCTGGTCTATCTCGCGTTGTTTAGATGTGATCTTCTCTTCCAGTTCAACGATAGCCTCTTCTAAATCGACCTTGCCAAACTTATCCATGGATATATTGAACCTCTCCTTAGTAACGCGCCCAGCATGGGCATTAAACACATCTACCATGTGGCTCAAGACTTCCAACTCATCATCGTTGACTAGGGTCTCTTCCAGAACGTCCTGGTTCTTACAATCTTTGATTGCAGAGTATGTTTCCCTTATATTCTCTCCATTCAAAGACTCATGCCAGCGCTCACGCTCATCACAGAACCAGGGAAGTGGGTGTTTGGCTAATAGCTGATCGACGTGATGTTGTTTCATTTACTTATTCTCCACGTACTCCAAGTATTCATAGAAGCGGTCTAGCTGCTTACCAAGCATCCCGTAGTCCTCGTCAGTTATTGGTCTGTTTCTGTCCATGGGACCAGGCTTTAATTCGGCCATTATTGGATATTTCTTCTTGTACATGTCGGCAAGTTCTTTGTCACTCATTATCGACCACCTTCCAGCTTCTTGTCCCATTCTTCCGGTGGCCAGGCCTCAGCAAATAGCTCTCGTGTGTCGAACGGCCATTTGTGCTTGCATTCGTTGCACTGCCACCAATACTGTAATGGCTTGTATTCTTTCAGCCCAATAATCTTGCCGCCGCAGTTGATATGCCTGTAGATCGTCGGTCTACCCAATTCTTGTGAAACCGTTGTTGGCATTGTATCCATCAGCGGTTGTACGAACACGACTCTGCCTCTGATCCTTATCGTACAAACGCTCGACGCGCTCCAGGCCCTTAACGTATTCTAGAATCTTCCGCTGGACGAACTCAGGGTCAATAACTGTGCGCTCACCATTGAAGTAAGTAGGTTCATGCTCCGCTGCAAGCAATGAGTTTTTGTATAAGGCCAATAGCTTTTCAAACTTCTCGCTCATCTCACTACTCCATCAGCTCTCATTCTTTTAAAAGGAGTCCGCCTGCATCCAACGGCTTCAAAGGTGGCTTCAATCCAATCACAGTGCCGTATGTCATCGACCGCTTCTTTAGGCGTCAAGTCTTTATGACGGCTCCAGCGTAATCCATTGTCTTCATCCCGACATTCGAACTCAATCCAATAGAAACTATTCCCATCGAACTGGACACAGTGATTAGGAGCATTGTCGAAGTAATAACGAACGTATTCTAGTTCAGGCACTGACTCCGCGCTCCTGTGAGGTGGCAATAATAGGCATCTCAAACTCATGGCTGACTTTCACCCAGTACTCTTCAATGTCCAGTAGGTCGAACTCGTCATTCATAACGCTCGTACTCCACAAGGGTTTGCATCTGACCCACTACCAAACGAGGGATATACCTAAGAATCTTGGCTAACCCTATGCCTGGAAGGTTTGACACAGGGAGAAAGTCGTCAAGATCTTTATGTAACCTCAAATCTTTCTCAAAGGCGATGGCCTCTAAGCCATAAAGCGTCAAAGTCTCACTCACTGAATTTAACCTCTCAGTCCATTGATCTGTGTCGGTACGTCACCACCCAACTCACGAAGGCGGTTAACCATCTTCTCCAGATATTCCAGTCTGCGAGTCAGTCCAACTTGTTCAGTTTCTAATTGAGTGACTTTATCTCTCAAAGCCCCCAGATCAGGCTGATCGAAAACATTATCATAATATGGTCCTGGGGAGCCTGAGGCGGGTATTGCCTGAAAGTCCACTTCTGGGCTGCCAGTGTTCTGCTGTTCTTCTGTCATTTATCCACGTCCTTTGTTGCTTGTTTTCTATCAATGCTCTCAATTGCTGCCACTGCGAGCGCTGCTATCTGAATTAGTTGCTTCCGGTGCTGCTCTACAGGATCTGCGACAAAGTTCAGGCACCGACTTCTAATATAATTGAAGAAGTCCCATGGTCTGTGTTTGTCATCATGTTCAGGACCGCCTTCACTTGCACAACCAGTTCAGCTTTTAGTTCCTTGTACACGTCTGGTTCTATGCCAGCCAAAGTGTGTTTAATGCCGCAGCGGTCATTGAGGTCGTATAACACGGCCTTCACTATCTTCTTGGCTAATTTCTTGTTATCACTCATCCCGACACCCATTCCCCATCTTCGTTGATAACTATCGACTCCACGTACTTTGGAGCGTTAGGGTCTAGCTCTTTTATAAGATCCCACTCTTCTTGGTCATGGCCAAGTCTGGCGTGGTAGTACCACTGGTTTCTTACAGCGTCTTCCCAGGAATAGCCGCTGTCCCCTTTGTCAGCTTCTTTGATATGCTGTTCAAAGCTTCTTTTCATGTCAGCTAGTTGTTGGCCAAAGATGTACTCCTCGACCTCTTCTTTACTGCCATTGAAAAGAGTAAAAGCATCGACTACTGTCGACCACACTGCATATAAGCCATTAGGTTGCTTGATGATTATTTTGGCCATACATAACCTCTTTTACCGGAACGTAATCAACCCACTTACCCTGAGCCAATAAATCTCTACTAGCGCTACCGCTATTATTCTGTCAAGTTTCAACCTACCATCAAACTTGCCCAACATCTCCAGCTGTTTTCTGTAACTTCGAAAGGTTTCAATGCTGAAATCTTCCATCAGAACCACTTCACCGAATGTGCTATAGCCCCCAGTGCTATAGTCATCACGACACCAACAACGAAACTCCTCAGCAATACTTGGTCAATGAATCGTTGATTCTTTTCGTCTATAGCCCTCATTGCACTCCATACTCCAGGCGCGTCCCCAGTGTATTCATGATTGTCTACATATTTGTCGTCGCTCATTCTTCCATCGTCAAAGGCTGCCGCCTGATATGCGTTGTAATTGCCGAAATACCAAAGGGCTAATTCAGGCTGACCGTCATCTAAAGCCTTATGAGCACGATCATACACGTCTGATCGGAACTCCATCAGCTCAGACTTGGTATACGCAATATCAAATTCCTTGAGGCTTCTGATCTCGTCTTTCAGTTCCTTTTCCCTATCCTTGTGCCATTCAAGTGTCCGCACAGCATTGTCAGCCATTTCCTTAAGCTCGACGTTACGAGCTGCTGTGACATCTAATGCCCTCTTCAAGTCAATCACTTCATCAAGCAGCTCATGTATACGCGTGACCGCTCGTTCATATCCCATCTAATCAACCCACCCTGGTGGAAACGTAGTCAGCCTGAACTTCTCGTCCCCTAACGTGCCGCCGCACACATGCTCAGGAACCAACTTGAAGAGTTCATTCTTAACCTCTCGTGCCGACACTGGATCAAACCAACCGATCACATACATAACCAACTCTTTGAACGTCATTGGACGTGCATGTAACGCACGCATGATCAACACGTACAGGCCAGGAAAAGGTTCAACCACCTAAATACTCCTTCCCTTGTAAGTAATCAACCACGTCATCATCTGGATGTCCGTGAACGTCATCACCCATCTTGTACAGCCGCTCCAGCGTATTCACGTCTACCAGTGGTACGCTCTCGATCTCTGCCTCATGCTCGTGGTCCACAGGGTCATACGGCCCTACAAGTTCTTCGAACTCACTTGGGTATAGTGACACCCTATACACCGGCTCCTGGGGGTCTGCATTCAGCTCACAGGACAGTATGGTGAACTCCTCCATAGCCTCATCAAACAGTTCGTCTACGGTCAGGTGAGTGCACGGTACGTTAGGGTACTTGATGCTTACCACGTCCCCATTATTCAAGAAGAACTCAAACAGTATGGTGAACAGGACTTCTGGTGTTGGGCATTCGTCTCGATCTAAAGTTGCCATGTCAATCCCCTAATGCCAGTCTGTGAGTTCGTCCGCACCCTTTTGGGTCAAGTAACTGTCTGAAATCGCTTTCAATACTTTACGACCATTCCAAGACTGCTTCTCATAAACATCCTTCAGAACTACCCCTTCCCGTATTTTCTGGCCGCCCACAGTAGAATCTCCTTCCCTCATTGCACTAATCAACGCAGGTGAATAAGTTCCTAGATACAAGAAAGGCACCATAGGCAACTCTCTCTCCTCACAGAAGGCCTTGAACTGCTCATAAGGTAAATACTTGTAGTCCACCTTCACGTCATAGACAAACAAGCTGTGCTCTCCAGGTCCATGCCCGTAGTTGTACTTCGCCTGAACTCCATCACCTACAATCTCCCCATATATTGCTTCATTGGGCTTGAGTTTGCTAGGGATATCGTACTGCTTGGATATTTTTCCATATATGTCAAAGCCGTAGTACAGCTCACCTCTCTTAGGCTTACGTTGCAGCTGCACATTACGTGACCCATAGCAGAACTGATAGGCGGGCAGTAGTCCAAAGAACTTTCTGATCTTGTCCCATAACGTCGACGCAACTGAGGGGAACAAACCAGCCCTATATGAGGTTCCATGCAACTTTTCGGAAATATAGACTGTGTCTTCATCCGTAAAGATCTGTGGGTAGTTTTTCCAGTTGCTAATGTCGTTATACTTCTGGAAGGCCGGATTGTTTCCAGGCTTCCGTTGTCCGCTTCCGCCGACCTGCATATGCTGAGGCAGCGAACTAACGGGCGGCTCGTACTTGGTGATCTGAAGAAGCTCAGTAACATCATCCCCCAACTTAGCCTTACTCAGCGCTGGGTACATCTCAAGCAACTCAGGACTGAAATCGACAATCATGCCTTGGCTGATGGCACCACGAAGTTTGATTGACTTCACACGGCTCTTAGAGAGAGTGACCTTACTTCCTATTGGGAAGAGAAAGTCCTCCAGTTGCTTAGGGAGCACTGCATCGATGGGAATGTAGATAGTCTTATCGCCCACCTTGTAACGGGGCTGCCCATCCTCTGTCCTTGAGGTAACCACCCGCCAACCTCTCACTGCAACGCAGTCAAGTCTGTCCGCATTGGGATGTCTCTCAATACTTTCTATTGCTACCACTTCAACTCTGAAATCGCTTCCCATTTTTATTCCTCTGCGAGTGTTCCCGTTGCTTCATATGTAAGCTCCGCAAAAGGCGCAGGCATAAGAATGCTGTCTTCGCCACCTCCTTGATTTGCCGGATCTTCATAAACTGCATTCAATGCTTTGGAACCGGTGCCGTAGTTGACTTTATCGTCATCAACCACCACAACATCTTTGGTCAGTTCCTTCGCTCTATTGATCAGATCCTCGTCTACTAGAACCGCCTCTTCCTCTGCCGCCTTCTGCGCAGCTTCAAAGGCTTCCAGCTCTTCCCGCACATCCTTGAGCGACTGCGTGCCTTCGGCTCTAGCTACGAACTCATGCCAATCACTTCCATCACGGCGCCGCAAGAAACGCTCAATACGCTCCTCAGGAAGTCCTGACAGGAAGGCAATCTCTTTCGCGCTGTACTTGTCGAACACGTGCAAATAAAGTGCCATGCTGGCTGTTCCAAATTCTGAACGTGTCATCGTCATCTGTGCTTGTGTACTCATTCGTTTATTTCCTCAGTTGTTTGTTTGTCTTGTCCGTAAAACTCTTCAATAATCCGACCGTTACTGGCTATAATTTCTTCGTTTGACATACAGCAATTACAAAAGTCAAACGAAAGCACTCCGCCCTGTATGTTTGCGTGCAGCGGCCTTGATAGCGTGATCACGTCTTCCGTATCTTCTTCCGTCACGCTAAGTCCTCCCACTTCTCCAGTAGCTGTTCCTGGACCATCTGCACAAAGTCTTCAAGCTCCTTCTTGGAGCAGTCGAAGTACGTCACTATCTTCCGGCCTTCAAACACCACAAAGCATGCATCACCGTCACTGTTCTTTCCAACGATCATCAGAGGGCTAAACTTCTTACCGTCCTCTTCAATCTCCTGACCACGTAGATGGATGCTTGTGTCACAGTCATATTTGACCAAAATCGGATTTGACTTCATTTACTGAACCACATACCTACAATGCCGACCACAAAAATGCCCACCAGCACTGTCAGCTGTAGAACCACCTGTGCAAGAAAGGGGACAATGCACCACATGTATCCAATGTGGATAATCTTTAGTGCTTCCAAAATAACCAGCACGAATGAAAGCCAAGCTAACATGGCGTCTACCTCCCAATTAACTGTCCTTAGATCCTAATAGCCCTGATGTGCGTCGAACTGCATAGCCGTCATATCATCTGAGTCTTTCTCTTCGACCTCTATGGGTCCTGCATAAAAGCCACTGTAGTTCTGCATGGCACCGGAACGCCATTGGTTTAACTCATTACGTGCCGCTTGCAACTCACCCCTCAACTGTAACAGAGCCTCTGTAGGGGTTGGTGCTTTTCGCCGTCTTTCGTCCATAACTTCTGCGTCCATCTTTTCGACCTCTATCCAGGCCATGCGGAGTTTCTCTTTGAGAGATTCATTCTCTGTTCGCAACTTAGAAACTGTCTGCTCCAATATGACTTCTCTCGGTTCCTTCATCTCAATCCACTACAAAACTTACATACAAACAGTACTACTGCACACATACACACAAATACTCGCAGCATGACGAAGGCGACTGCCTTCAGGGTCTTCCTTGCAAATTCCTCAAACACTTTTCTTGACTCTCTCATTGTTTAGGTCCACACGCTTCCGACACCGCGAGAGGGAACAACTCCTTGACACACAACAAGAATTCAACAATCTCTGTCTTTGATAAGTAGAACACCACTCCCGGATTGGGGTCTAAATTCACTTCGACGCGCAGCACATCAGTCTTGTTTAGAAGCCTATCCCCTTTGGATATGTGCATCTCTACTTGGGAGCACTTTAGGTTGAATTCTTTGTTGATCATCTCAACATATCCCACAGCTTGGTCTTGAGTTCCCGCTTAGCATCTTCTTTCGCCTGCCATGCCCTGTAGTCGTCTAAGCAACGCTCATCTAGTGTCACGTCAGCAACTCTCTTGATCATTCTGATTGCGTCCAACACAACCTGGACATCGTCATCTCTCATGGGCTTGTCGAACGTCACTACGCAGCCGTTATATCTATCTGTCATTCATCCACCCATTTAACTAGTTCTTTACTCCAAACCTTTCCAGGAGGGCCGTATGCTATCGCTATTAATTTGGCCCCTTCAAAGCTGCCCTCTTTGTTGCCCCAACTCTCTTTAGTCCCTTCAGGCCATGGCTCTGCCTTAGCTTGTTCATCTATTCCGCTAGCATATGCTATGAATGATTCTTTCGGCACCCAAGTACGCAAATGATTGACATGCACTTCTCCAACAAAATCCTCCCACTCAGGCGTCAAATTCCAGCCCCAATCAATGTCATTCATTCTTCCACCGCACCCGTAATGAATTTGAGTGACCTCACTCATCAGCAATAAACGAGCCTCCCCAGGTCATACTGGCCCGTCCTTCATTGCGTCCTCTAGTGTGTCTAACATAATCTGAGGCATGGGTCCGAGATCTTCAACAGAGCATTCCTCATTAGTCATTATGTTGAGCGCTTCCGTCAGGCCCAACACTTCCTCATACCTTTTGATGGCAGCGAGCACTTCTTCAGGAGTCATCTCTACTTAAACCCCATTACGAAACAATTTAGCCTTGTCCCTATCGACCATCAATACACCAGTCCTAGTGCCATAAGTAATCCCCATCTCACGCAGACCAAGATCACCAGGATACTTAGTTTGTCCTTGACCAGGAACAAGCTCACCTGTGTTAGCTTCGCGCCACACGTACACACCATTCTCCTGAAGGTGCATAGTGGCAAGGAAGGTGCCCTGATCGTTGATCACCAACTGAATCTTAGGGTCAGTTCGCCTTTTGTTCTTATGGCTTGGCATGATGAACAATCCCCTCGAAATAAAGACTCTGTTCTCTAACCAGGCACGACACAAGCGGCTGAATATCGCGCTTTGTCCGCTCCAATGAAGCATAAGCGTTAGCTTGGTGCCGTTTAGCTTCAGTCCCCAAGCCTTCCATAGTGAGCAACACTTTCATAGCTCGCTCAATATGCTGGTCTGCTTCCATCGCCAGCCGCATCCTGATCTCTTCTGGTGAGTATGCTGGGGCTATTTTCTGTTCTGTCATTTTTCGTCCTCTACCTTATGGAACCCAACCGTTCCTTCCTTCTGTCTACGGTAAAACTCTTCTCGATAGGGCTCCAAAAACTTGGGCACATATCCGAATCCCCGCAAGTACCACCCAACCAGACCGATCAATGCATCTTCTCCAACTGGCTTCAGTATGTCGTCGACTTCCTAGTCATTCGCTGTCATAATGCACCGTCTGCGAGTAATAGACGCGCTTGTCGTCGTTGTTCCAGTCTTGTTGCAGGCACTGTCTCAGTCGTTCATACAGTCCTTTACGTTCCGACTCAATCTCCCCAGTCCTTGGTAGATAGATCACGAACTTGTCGTAATCCTCATCACTTATTGGGGTGTCGCCAGACTTGACACGAATAGGTGAGCCTATGTTCTCTTTGCCGAAATAGACTTTCATCTCCAGTGCATCTCCATGTATAAGGTCGCCCTTGCCATTCGTTCGACGGCCTCAAGTCTCTGGTGCACCTGGAAGAACTCCAGGCCTGTAACAATCGTGCCGATACTCAACAGCATCATCACAAAGAACACACCCTTATCGTGCTTAGTGTCCATCATTCTTCTTTCGCCTCAGCATTGTCCTCTGGGTACAAACCAGCGGAGTAAGCAAACGACACAGCCCTAATCAAATAATCCAGGTCCTGGTCGTTAAACAATATTGCCCGCTTCATGCGGTCTGGGTCTTGTCGTAAGTCCTGCTCGTCTTGCAACAGGTCTGTCACATCTTTCATTGATTTTCCTCTTCTTCCTTGATTTCCGACTTAAGCAAGCTCTGTGTCAATTCCCGTGATGCATCTTCAAAGCCAGGACCGTCGCTGCCCCACTCCTCAATCATGTGTTGTTCTGCCAGCTTGAATAATTCGGGCATACGCCGCACTAATTGACCAAGCTCTGTCTCAGCTGCGGACTTTCGCCACTGAATCAACTCAGCAGACAAGGGACTAACCGCCCAATCTTCTGACAGCTCCAGGACCTTCTGTTTGGCCTCTCGCAGCTCTTCTTCCATCTTACCGACCTGCTCAACAAGATCGCTGCCAGTCACAACCACAGCGCCACCAGCGGACAAGTCATGGCTGGCCGTCTTCCAATAAACCGAGTGCTGTTCTAGTTGATCAATGATTGCCTCAAGCCTTCGCACGGTCTTGATCAATAAACTCTGCGCGTTCGGGTCACCTTGGGCATGGCAATGTGCCAATCCAACAATCGCGTTTATTAAATCGCTTGTCAGTTCACTCATGGACCACTCACCGTATAAGCCTGCTTCAGCCACTTCAAGTACTTAGTCAACTGCAACGCTTCCTCATGTCCTGGACCTACGAACTCTTTGATCGTCCCTGAGTCTGGGTCAAAGCAGTAACCGACTGACAGCTCAAGCTCCAACCGTTCCGCGCATTCAATTGCTTGGTCTATGGTAAATATGTCGTCGCTCATTACTTATTCTCCAATGCAGCCTCTATCGCTGCTTCCGGTAACCATCTAGGGTCTCCAGTGATTGATATTGGATCATCGTACAAGCGCTTTAACTCTACTTCCCAAACAGGAGATCCGTATCGAGGAAAGTGAACGGTCAGACCGACACTGTACGGGTCTGGTTCCTCTATGTCATTGTCTAAAAGGGCAGGCATCCTGCGGACCAACTCTCCAAGCTTCTCATTCTTTAAGGTCATCTCAGGATTACACGTGTGCTCGTCGACCTGATAGGCCTCACACAGAGGGCACGCAGAGGCCATTTCAACTCGTTCTCTCAATTGCTTATTTTCAATCTGGAGTCTGTGCTCAATGCGCTGACATAGTTCGCGTATACGGAAAGACGCAGCCTTCCAATGGGCAGCCACTTTCCTGGCTTGCATAAGCTCAGCATTCTCTTTCTCAAGTTCAGTACACAGCGCATGGTATGCAGCATCACTAGCCATCAGTTGATCCGGTCGTGCTACGTCATAACACGCTATTCCGCGCTCTGATGCAACAACCGCATTTATCAACGGTCTCCATTTATCACTGAGTGTCATCTATTAAAGTCCTAAGCTGGATGATTGTATTGACTGTCTTGCAGCTCCGCCGCTTTCTTCACGTCTTCATGAATGAATGTGCTGCTTAAGTTCTCTATGTTGCTTCAGGATGTCGATCAGGTCATTGACACCTGAAGGCAAAAGGAGTAATACGTATGTCCTTTGTTGGATGCCTGTTCTTATGCACAACCAACAACTCAAGCATGTACTCAATAGATAGTGTTTCTGCCACCGGTTCTTTCTCCTTCTCGAAGATCTCCCAAAACTTACTCATACGCTTGTCCACCTCGATTTATACTCAACACAGTGAGAGCACGAGAACCATGCGTAACCAACTTTACCCATACCACAGTTGGTAAATATTGCCTGCTTCCACTTGATGAAGACCCATTTATGCAGCCCTATGTCACATAACATTGTCACCACCCACAATGCTGACACGAGTCACGCTCATGTATAGGATAGCCACACTTACATAGCTGTGCATCCGTTCTCTTCATCGCTGCTCTCGATATCACATGTACTCCAGGGACTTCTGGTCTCGTATCAGCCATTTCAACCAACTTGTTAGTGAGTTGTTTGATGTACTCAGCCTGTCCCTTTATGTGCCTTTCCATATCGTCAATTGCTTCTGCAAGCTCTCTAACCTTTGCCGGTATTACATAGATAGGGGCATGCGCATAGTCAGACATCTTGTAAGGCTGCCCAGACTTCTTAGATGCTTCCTTGATCTCAGTAAGTAATCGGTCAGTCTTCTTACTCATTCATTTGCTTCCAGGAACGTGCCGCCTGCAATGAGATCCTTACCCTTAATACTTTCTCCTGCCAGGAGGGCTGAGAACTCCTGATGCTTTCCAAACTCAGGCGCTGCTTCAGGAATGAGTACAAGCTCTGTGCCTTCCCATCCATACACAAACTTGCCTTCCAGGCCTTTGCCCTTCATGCAATTTGCATTCTCTAGGACATAGAGCAAGTTAGGCATAGTGATCTCAAACTCAAAGCCGCGAGGGTCATACACACGTGAGTAAGTCTGTCTGGCATCCCATCCTCTGCAACCACCGCCTGCCATCTTATTGAGCACGAATCCTTCAGTAGGCACATTGTCATATTCAGTGTTATCTATCTTCTCATCACGCCAACTCTGCCACGACTTCTCTTTACGGAGCACGCCCTTAGCGTCGTAGTAGATGACGTATGCAAGTTTGCCTGTATAAGTACCCTTGCGGTCCTGGTAGCCTACGTTGATCCGCTTGGGTATGTATATTGTGCTGTTCATCCGTTCCAATTCTCCTTGCCATACACACGCATCTTGTACAGATCGTCTCGACTCATTTCTATAACCTCTTTGGCATTATTAGTCTTCTTCCAACCACACCCCCAACCATCCTCTTCCCACAAGCAGTCGAAGCATTTACGGCGCGGTGGAAACGCCCCTCCCATATTCAGGGGTGTGTACTCACACTCTGCCACTTTGGTGTGCTTGCACTTCCTCTGTGTCTCAGCAATGAGTTCTGACTGTTCTTTGATGAGCTTATTTATTCTATCTTGCAGCCTGTAGATAGGGGGCTTGATTGTTTTGGTCATCCGTTCTCCCAGAGCTTGTCTGTTAAAGCTCTACTAGTCCGCTCGTGCTCCCGTTTTAACATGTCATATTCAGTGCACAAGGAAACAATCTCCGCCTCTAAATTACCTTTAGCGCGAATAGCATCGCCTACTGCTGCCCCATATTCTGGCTTATTGACCAGCATCGACTTTATTTGATTAGCGGACACTAGATCATTAATGAGCTTGAGTATTTTCTCTGCCCTATTTACAGAATCTTCTTTCATTCATCTATGTCCTCAAATGCTGCTTCGTAAGCATGCGCCCACGACTCCAGTTCTTCTAGCCGTTGCAATGGCACCCCTATCTTTGCCTCTTTAGGATACTTAGGGTCTGCCGCATACGCCTCCAGCTCGTCATGTAATTTGAGCACGGCCATCGGAGTATTATAGTTGATGGCCTGCATGGCCTTCTCAGCCCTGGTCAAATACTCATACCTGTTCCTGGATATGAACTCGCCTATTGCACCACTGTTCTTACAGGGCTCACTCACCATCAGATAGATCCTGGCTTCCTTACAGATCTTGTCTGCCTCTTCTTCATTTGTCACAGCCCTAAAGCTGTTTTGCAAAGCAGTCGCACGGAAAGGGTTTCTGTGGTGCCACTTATCCGCATAGAATGAAGCCACAAAGGCGCCGTCCATTACAAGTATCTTGTCGCCGTACTTGGTCTTCAATACTTTTCTCATTAGACCGACTCCGTGTCTGTGACTTTATAAGCTATACGCTTTGAAGCCTCTTCTATCTTCCCTTCACGCAGCAGACCCTCTAGCTCAAAGTACAACACCTCTGCGTCGTCCTCTGAAAGATCGTCGAAGCTTTCATCATTGAGGTCAAATAGGTGTCTCTCATACGGAAGGCCAAATGCCTTAAGCAAAGTAATGGCAGTGTCTAGACACCCTATCTCACACAAATTTGTTGCTTCATAGATCAAAACATGAACACCTTCACCACATTGGTGATACACACTGGTTAATTTGTACGGCGTTGTCAGCTCAATCATTACTGCAACCCCGGAAGTGCGTTGATGTACTCCCACACGTGATCTGAACTGCCGGTCTCGGACTCGTGCAATGTGATGTTGACTATCTCTTGGAAGTAAATGTTCTCGTCGACACTGTCACTGCCCTGACATTCTTCAAGCTCTTCCAGCTCGCTCACCCACCCTGCAATCATGTCCCGTATTGCGTCATATCGCTCCGCTTTCTCAGCATCGCTCAAGTCTTCAGTAGGCCCGAACACCTGCGCATCACAGTCGAACTCTTCTTCATTTGTTGGTTCCATTTATCTGCTCTCCTTAGTACTTCACCCAGTAACCGTCCCTTGCAAGGATGTCCTCATTAAGACAAATGTCCGTGTTGCCCTTAAACAGCAACCGTCGACTCCCTATGTTAGCCACCTTCGGTAAGGTGCTTAAAAGAATGAACATCTCTCTTCCACAATCCAAGTAACCAGCTCCAGCGCCACTAATCATGTCCATCAACGGCCACTGTAGAGTCAGCTTATGCTCCAGATACGAAACATATTCCGGGGGCTCTCGCTTCCATTCAAAGAATGGCGTCTCGCTTTGTTGGGAGAAAAGCATGAAAGTCGCTTCGCACCACTCCTTCTGTTCCAGCTCTTCGAACTGCTCAGTCAGAGAGTCTTTGTATTCTTCTGCACTCATCTACTTACGTCCTCAGTTGTTTAAAATTGCGGGATTCGCCACTATCGCAGGCGTGGCCCGGACCATCTCTATCGGCTCGATTTTAGTGGTGCGCGTTCTGCAACGTTTACGCCGTATTGCGTTCAGGTCTCTCACCTGGCAGAGCCACTTTTATTTCACGAGCAGAGTTTGTAACGCCCACTCTCAATACGACTGATGTCAGACCTCCACTCGGTGGAGCTGGGTTCGGTATGTGCACGACCAGGGCCATCAACAGCCATTCTGACGTATCATACGAATAGAACCAATCAAAAGATCGTTATTCATTCTTCCGTCAAATTTTTTGGTGTCTGTTGCTTTTTTAGAAAGCCTTCCCCCGTGTAGCAATGGATGGAAAGGCTGATTCGCAGGTAACTCACAACAGACACCAAACTTCTATAATTGAGGCGCCTTCTTATCCCCGAAAAACGCCAGCAAGGGTCCGACTTGTCTAGTGATCAGCATCGACTTTACGGAGGGTGCTTTTTCGTCGCACACCAGGACACGCTAGAATTCTTATTGTTATACACATAGGTCTTCTAGGACCTTCTGCATTTTTTCGCCGTATAAAAGCAGGAATTGCAGCCTTCCTTCTGGGGTTTCACCTTAGTGGTTTGCTTTTCAGTCTACGTCACTTCAGGTTCATCATCCCCATACCATTTACTTACTGAGTACAGCAGCCCCGCTTAGTTGTTTCGACAACTCCCAAGCTACCTCAGAACTCATAGTGATGTACTCACTTGTAGCTCCAGGAAGGGACTCGTAGTGACTTACTATGAAGGCAAGCTCTACTGTTCCTTTAGTGTGATCAACACTAACGCTTATGTGCCGGTTCTGGTTATCTCTAATCACTTTACTCATTATAGTCTGCGTTCCATATTGTCGGCCACTTCTGACCATGACTGAGCCCACCCACTTTGTCCTTTTATGTCTGATGCTTTATATGTGCAGAGTTCAATTTCTCTAGCTTGAACAGGAGTGATGTTGAGTAGTTTAGCCGCTTGAATATAGGCAGTGTTTCTGTATCCGTCAAATCCCAAACCATTATTGGTTAATGCACACAGTGCACAGCCACCAAACCGGAAATCAATTGGGTCGAAGTGAGCCTGATTTCTTAATCTCATGAGCAAATGAGGAATCATGTTCATAGCATTTACTACGACATAAGAGGTGGGGTTGAACCCCATCTTCATGTTGCGTATTCTGTTAATCAGTTCCGCCTTCTTAGACGGGTCCATACCAGTATTAGTTGTTGCCACCTGCGGTTCAGCAGGTAGTGTGAGCTGTGTTTGTTTATCTACTATAGTTACGTCCATCTAGTTTCTCCTTAAAATGTTTTTTGTCATTGTGTGATCCCCGAAAGTGCTCTTAAACAATCTCTGTATTAACTATATGTGCGTCGTTGAGGGAGGACGAAAATTATGCAACCTCATCAGGTAGAGCAGGAAAGGCAATCTCTTTATCTTCACTGATCTTGTTACGCAGATCGATCAAGGCAAGAGTTGTTTTAACCAATCTATTCTCTGTCTCAGCAGCAGACTCACGCGCTGCATGATTGAGTGTGGGATCAACAGCTAGTTCGGTAAGCAAGTCGCTCGCCTTAACTAGATGCTCGTCAATCAGCCTCACTGTCTGTGTTCGATGTCGTGTCGTCATTCACTCCTCCCTGCCCTTCAAGTATGTGGGCTAATAACGACTCTACTGTTTCCAGTCGCTCATGTAAGGAAAGGGTGGCATTCTGCATGTCGTCGCTTTTGTCAAACAGCGCATCCACATTACGGATGCTCATGACCTTGAAGTTTTTCAGTTCTGCAATTTGATCTGCGAACGTATCGAGCAACTCTTTAAGGCTATCTAAGCCCTCATCAGATACTCCCATGCCACGACGGATAACATTGATCAGAGCTTGATTCCTGCCCATTCTCGGCTGAGAACTGATCCAACCAAGAATCTCTTTGTCGTGACATCTAATTCTTATTTCTGGTGGTCTTTTAGCAGCCATGCTTATCCCCACAATATCCGCCATTACGTTAACTCTTGGTATATCTCTACTAAGGTCTACTCAACCTATCCTCAACAACACACTGAGGAGCATGATCTAACCACTTCTCTTCTTTCAGCACAGGCATTATCCCAGTAGGGACACACTTATTTAGCTCACTCTGCATTGCCATTCGACCATACGCCATAACATCACTGACGCCCTTCCCCTCAGGCAGCTCAAACCTTATCCTGTGATATCTTGGATGTCCGCCCTCTTGAAGCAATGGGCTCTCGACCATCATGTACACAGTTCTGTTATCCACATAGACTTCAAGCACGTAGGGCATGTAGCCTAACATTTCTTCTTTAGGCATCTTCTCTCTCTCTCTCTCTCTCCTTGAACACATAACTCCATTCACCCTGCGATACCATCAAGTGACCACTGTCATCTCTACTGAATATAACAGGCAAATCCCGTTTGGTTATACGCAACACTGTCTCTGTTATGTCCCTTCTTACTAGGGGTGTGTCATCCTCAAACACGTAAAGCCACAGAGCTTTCCTTAACGTATTGACCTGCTCTTCTGTGAGGCAATATTCCTCTAACTCCCTTTCAAGTCTTACCCTCTTCAGCCCACCATTGCCATCACTGTATACAGGTACAATCACGTGAACACCATCAGGATCAGCGTTGCCTAACAGCTCTCCATACCTTTTAAGTGCGCTGTGTATTTGATCTGGTCCCAGATTGGCAGGGAACTGCACTTCATAGATCTTCGGGGATGATCCCTCATCTTCCAGTACTTTGACGCGCTCCTGAAGCTCCAGGAACTGTCCTATGAGCTTTGCCATACCCTCATTGGATATTAGCCTTGAGTTGTACTCGTTCTTAGGGAAGAAGGGGTTAAGCACCTCGTACTTATCAATCGTCTTAGGGTCTAATAGTCTTTCATCGCTATTCATTAGTATTCCCTCAAGGCTTTCTTCAGTGCAGGCAGTAGTTGGTTGGAGTTAGGAGTGAAGTCCTCCGATGTGTGTATCTCTGCTGTGACAGTGATGTCCCTGCTTCCATGTTTATATCGGTTGATGTTCACGAAATGATTCTCATTGAACAGTCTGATCACTCGCGTTCCTACCTCAACAGCCTCTTTGTTGGTACTTGTCTCTTTGAGCTTTACTTCCAATAGACCTAGAGCTTTAGTCAACTCAGCAGGCGTTCCCAGCTTTCTGTACTCCATTAAGTCATTAATGTCTTTACTGCCTACTGGAGTCAGTCTGTCGAAGTCTAATTTAATACATTCATCACTCATTTCAGTTCTGCATCCTTTGTTTGTTCGGGCGCACTGTCACAGCTGAACGTCATATCTAGTTTCAGCGGCTCACTGCCCCATTTGTCTTCTATAGCCTTCGGATAAACACCAAACAGTCGGAATGTTCTACCACCGACCGTATCAATCTCCAGGTCAGTCTTCCCTGGAGCAGTCTTTGAAGGCATCACACGGATCTCCTTCCAGCGGACTTCAACCATTGCCATAACCATCCGAGTTATCAGTTACTTCTCCCATAGGGTAGAAGGCAGACATATCAACCGACTGATTCGTTTGTTGTTCAAGATTCACGTACCATGGATAAAATATTCCATCAGGAGGATATACCCAGTCTTTAACGTCTACACTGCCAACTTCTATGCGCGTATCCACGGGAACCATCTGATCACCGTCATGTATATAGACTGTCTGATCAATGATCTTATCCATCTGAGTACTTAGTGGATTGTTCTTCTCTTCTTCCATCAGCTCTTTAACTCTCTTATTTAACCATTCACGAATGTAAGTAGGTTGTATCTCCAACAGTTGTTCAAGAGTCACTGATTTCATGCTGTACCATTCTTCGACTTCATCACTCATTGCTTGCCTTCCTCGCATCTTCTAATGACTTCAACAGATTCTCAGCAAACACTGTGGTTGCACTTTTACAGATCCTGTCCTTGTGTTGTCCTATATGCAGGTGCAGTAGATTGTGCAAAAGAGTTCGCTCTTCCTCGTCCAACTCAAGATGAGTAGTTATTTCAGTAGGTCCTCTATCCATTACCTGTCCTCCAAAGCTTTACACAACAATCATTAGTCTCTGTCCTCAAGAACCTTGTCTAGATCAACATAAAACTTGTCTGCAAATCGATCTGTGTTGCTATACTCCCTGCCCATCTTATGTTCTCCAACAATCTCTTGAAGCATCCGCACCTCAGATACTGCCAAAGAGAAATGAACCAACTGCTCAGGTGTTTTTGTTTGTTCGGACATAGTTGACTGCGCCTCCCGCATTAACTCTGCATATGTCCATCATGGGACAGGAGGTCAGTCAGTGGCGAAAATATCTAATAAGCAACCAATTGAACTAGATAAGCAGATGCATACTGCTCACCCTTTTAGTAGGCGTAGAAGTTAAGTGTCCAGTCGGCCACCGTGATCGCTGCTGATGTACCGGTTGATTTGTTGTTCACCTGAATCGTCGAGGCGCCCGTGATGACACTGAAGGTAGTGCCGCCATTATTCAGGCAGAATGTGATTGACGCCGTGCCGCCACTGTTGCCGATGTTTGGCAAACCATAAATAATGTCGCCAACAGAATAACCATCATTGGCCGTTGTGCAGGTCAATGTGTACCAGAAATGCTGCGGCTGGAATCCAAGGCCGTGGGTGAATGGGCCGAAGACCGTAACGTTAGCCCATGTTGTGTTGGAAGATTTAAACACGCCCGGCGCGGTCACTGTCAGGGGCCGTCGCGGCTCAGAAAATACTTCTACAACATAACACCCCGCGCGTGGATCGAACACGCATAAACTGGTTTAGAATCAGCCGCGCTACCACTGCGCCAATCTGCGATATTTGGTGGACCAGGCTGGATTCTAACCAGCGATCTATTTCAGCTTTGAGCACTAAGCTACCGGTCCAAATGGCAGAGTGTTTATCTCTTAAACTGACTCCCTCTAAAACATCACTGCTTATCGAGCGGGCCCACTCCATGCGGTTAATTTAGCGCATCCAGAGCGGCAATAAAAAAAATTACCAAACCGACACTGGGAATGACGAAGGCGTTATATTTGCCGAGCCGCTAGAACCAGCCGTGGCCGGTTGAGTTGAAGAGCCAGTGCCAACAGATCCACCGGTGACGACTGTCGTGACTGTGCTTGTGCTAGCGCAAACGCCGTCAATTATTCCGCCGCCACCACCAGCTCCCTCGCCGCCAGTTGTGCTAAATCCATTGCCACCATTGCCGCCGGTGGCCGTCCACGTACCGGCCAAGGTGCTGCCACCTCTAACGAGAATAATCCCAGCACCACCGCCGCCGCCGCCGCCGCCATTGGTTGTCGCATTTCCGCCCGCGCCACCATTAGCGGTGATCGTGGCGTTAATTGCTCCGGTTGCCTCAAGATAGAAGCCGCCACCGCCAGCACCACCGGCGCCGCCAACACCAGAAGCACTTGTCACGCCGCCGCCTGATCCTGACGAACCTGAGAACTGATCGCCCCATGTATAGGCTTGACCGCCATAGCTCTTTTGATTGGCAGTAGACGATCCGCCGTTACCGCCAGCGCCACCAGATCCGCCGCCAGCACCACCAACGACGCTCGATCCTGTGCCGGCCCAACCGACTTCCCCTGCACCAATACCAGCGCCATTCTGAGGCGGCTGAGTAGTCAGGGTTGTCGCTCCGAAGCCTCCTGCGAGATTCGTGGAGACGACAACGCCAGATCCGGCAATAGCTGTAAAGGTTCCGTTGCAATAAATGCGCGTATTTGAAGTTGCCGTCAACGTACCTGTAGAAGTGTAATTGCCAAAATGATAATAAGTGCCCGAGATCGCGCCCGATGCCGGTAGTTGACGACCGTTGGCCAAAATACCGGCTGACTTTAGAGCCGCTAAACCGATCATTGTTTGGACTTGAGCGGCCGTTAGATCTGTCGGGCTAGCCGTTGATCCGCTGACGTTGCCCTTGATCGTGTTGTTCGCCATGGTGGCAAGGTTTGAGTTTGCGACTGTTGCTGAGGCAAGCTGCCCTCCGGTAATCCCAGCCGTTGCCGAAATCTGCGATGTAGTTATTGTAGCGCTAGCAAGCTGAGAGCCGGTTATACCGGCAGTTGCTGATATCTGCGATGTAGTTATTGTGGCACTAACAATATTGGCCGCCGCAACAACATTAGAGCCAAGAGTTGTAACCCCCCCCGCGCTCATTGTTATCGCGCCGCTTAGGCTAGACCAAGCCAAAAGACCGTTTGTCCCACTTTGCCCAATTGCTATTTGCCCGGAGGTCGGCGTGACATAAGGCCAAGTGACCAAAGCCCCAGCTGTTCCGCCCGCTGGCACTGAGAAGAAAAGGCTTCCCGATACTGCTCCGTTCAAACAGAGAGCGCCACCACCGGTTGATGGACTTGCAACAGTCGCTAAAATTTGCGCCGAGCCTAATATGCTCGTCGAATTACCACCACCTTGCATCCCGATAGGTGATAGGAGTACACTTGTTGTAGCATTGAAAATGGCCGCCATCTGGCCTTTGTTGGCTGTGTCCCCCAAGTTTGCCGATGAGCCAGAGTTGGTATAAACAGCGAGACTATATTGAGCCCCAGTTGCAATTGTTGAGGCAATAGTAATTGAGCCGTTGCCATTCGTAATGTTGATACCTGTTCCGGATGTGATTGTGGCCAGATTGTAAGTACCGCTTGACGTATTACCGATCAGCACTTGGCCGTCGCTCGGGGTAGTAGCTAATCCCGTGCCACCATTGCCTAAAGGCAGTGTGCCAGTGATAACACTGGACCCCCCCGCAAGACTCAGTGCCCCAAACGCAGGCGTTCCTGTTCCAGACGTTCCACTAAGCAACGGAATACCAGCACTACTAGCGGCGGCAATGACTGTGGAGTTAGGTAACTCTCCGTAAGGACTAGTGCCATTGAATAACAGATAGTTTGCTTCAAGAACGGCTGACATGGATCACCAATACCCCTTTCCGATCCAGGCTTAGGCTACGAACCAGTTGGTTCCGTCGTTGTACACGGTGAGAGAGTCATACTGTGTTAGAATCGGCCAGTTAGACAAACCATTTATAGTCCCAGAAGCAGGTGTAACAAGTACCTTTCCTGTGCCATTGTCTTTCTTCATGATGATGTAGGGAATCCACTTATTAGAACTCGATGCAGTAACAAGAGTGGCTGTAATAGTCGATGTACTTGTAGTCACCTGAGTGATGTAATCAGAAGCACCCTGAGTGAAGTTAGCAGATTGACTGACTAGACTTGGTTGCAGCGGATAACCGCCAAGGTTAGCTAGGGCAGTACTTGCACTTACAGCACCAGTTCCTCCCGCTCCTATAGAAACCGTTCCAAAACCAGGGGCAGCTGTAGACCCTGTGAAGTTACCAAATGCAGTGTTGGCAGATACTGTGGCGTTGCCCGTTCCGCCTTGAGCTACTGCGAGAATGTTTGATCCAAACGCAGCACTATCAATATTTGCCCAGCTAGCGGTTGAACCACCGGAGTATAGAACAGTGTGGTTAGCTCCTATTCCTAATCTTGTTGCAGAGCTGGAGCCATTACCAATAATCAAGTCTCCAGTTGTTGTTATAGGAGACAAGTTGTTGAATCCACCAGATGCAGATGTCGCACCGGTTCCCCCATGAGTTGTTCCAACTGCTGTACCTGCCCATGTTCCAGAACTGATCGTTCCAACTGTGGTTATAGCAGCTTGCCCTGCCCACGTTGACAAAATTCCAATACCAGAACCAGTGACAGTGATCGACGTTCCATCTCCAACAGCAGTAATGATGTTGGACGAGATACTAATACCATTGCCTTGGGAATAAACCTGACCACCTGAGAACTGAGAGAAGCTGATAGAGGTTGTATCAAGAACAGCAGACAGACCAGGAGTAGCAACGAAACCTTGACCTCCATTAACTGATCCGGTAGTGACAAATGTGAATGCACTCTTCTCAACCTGAGCACTAGTGTCGTAGTCAGTGGCTCTTGTTAGAACAGCAGCAACACCGATAGCACCAGCGGTAGTGACAACATAAATACCGTTTTGACTGGCAGTCGCCTGGTTCTTCACCAAGATTCGGTCGTTGAGCGCAGTTAAATAACCATCAATGGTCAATGTTCCTGTAGCTGTAACAGTGAAAGTAAAGGTAGGTGTTCCTACGTATGTTCCAGCAGGAAGTGCAGTTGTAGTTGCGCACATACAGGCAGCGTGGATGTCCAAACCAACTACAGTGTTGTCTACGTAGTTCTTCGTTGCGTAATCGCCGGAAGCTGTAGGATCAGCTGCCCCAGTGACTTTGAAGCCTCCTGCCGCAAGATTTCCACCAAGAGTCTTCCCACTAAAAGTCTGTGAAGCTGCCAACATCATGAAGGTATCACTACCACCAGCATCAGGAACAGTAAGAGTGTGTCCTGCTGATGGGTTCGCAGCAACTATTGTTGTATTACCACCGGAGTTCAAGAAGACCAGGCTTGTCTCAAGAAACTGTGTTGGTAATGTGGTTAGAAACGCCATCTGACGGATACCTCTTGAAACTCAGTTCAATAGTAAGTCCGCCAGACATGGGTATTTTCTTTTAGCTTAATTGACTATATCAGCCAATTTCGATGTGCATAAATTTTAGATTTGAGGAGGGCTGAACTCTTCTACCTGCTCCTCAGTCCTAACGGCTTCGAGTTTGTGCTTATTCTTTTTATCAACCTTAGACTGGTGAATACGTCTACTCACCTCGCCATTCTTCTCTTCATCCTGATACACTTCATCTCTGATACGCAGCTGTTCTAACTGCTCTTCTCGCAACTTAAGTTCACTCTGAAGTCGAGCAACGTCCATGTTAGCTGCATTTAAATTACCCTGTGTGTGTCTAAGTTTAGTGACCATACGGTCATAGTCATTACTGAGGGTAGTGAACAGAAGTCCAATACGTATGAACTCATCCTTAGCCAGGTGTACTTGCTCCCACACCTCAGGCATCGTCATTGATTGTTGTTCTTCCGACATCCCACGTCTCCTTATGTAATGCGCCACTTGGTCTCGTCGCTGGTAATCTCTAACGAGTCGATATTGCTTCGAGCCACGTAAATAACAGTACGATCTGCATTCTGAAATGTAACAGTGTTTGTGGATGGACCAGCAATTCTATTCAGTTTTATAGTCTTACCTCCTCTAGTCGAAGGGTCTGGGACTGTAACTACTTGATCGTTGTCAGTGCAATCGAAGTCCAACCAATTTTCGTCGACAATTGTGTACGTAGAGTCAGTCACAGCTGGATTATCTACTTCCCAGTTCTGTCCACCTGGATTACCTTGAGGTCCTTGAGGTCCTTGAGGTCCTTGGATTCCTTGCACACCTGGGGGACCAACCGGTCCTTGGATTCCTTGCACACCTGGGGGACCAACCGGTCCCTGAATACCAGGAACATCCAGGCTCAAAACAGTGTCATCTACCACGTCAAGAGTCATTACACAATCAGTAACGTCGAAAGTCAAACAGATGGTAGGAATATCATCAGGCATATAGATCTGTAGTCCAGGACGTAACTACATTGAACTGTCCATCTGTAATTGGAATCTTGAATCCACTTCCGTCAATTAACCACAGGTCCCAATTCAATACGCCTACAGGCCACGACGCTGTGACGGCATTTACAATCCAGATCGTAAACTTCCCATTCACTGCATCTGTTATTGTAAGAGAGCCGTTACTCAAAAGAGTGTCGCAGGTCGCCACAAGAATGCCGTCCGCTGTTTTGACTTCCATCTTCAGGTTGCAAGAGGTTATGTCCAATGGCCCCTTGACCGGAGGAGGTCCTGGACTTGTAGTGGTAGTCAAACTACCTAACGCACGCCAATCCTGTCCTACCTTAATCTTTATAGCATCCACGTAGACAGGTCTCCATTCTTACAGCACTGCCTAATTTTGGAGCCAAAGAAACGCGCTCCGTATTTATGTGCTGTATTTTCTTTGAAGATAGTCGACTCGGTCTCTCAGAACCTCATTCTCTTTCTTGAGCAACATGTAAGCCTCATACAAAGTACACTGACCACAGGCCTCTCCATCTTCTGTAGGCTGCCAGCTGTTAGCCCAGCATCCATCGCAGGTAGTACCTATAGAGCGCAAGATGATCTGAAGGCGGTGGTTATCCTTCCTAAGAATGTATATCTCCCTATCCTTATCGTCCATCAATACAGATATGAGTTCGGCTGTAGTTCCCCATTCCTGAGAGCGTCACCAAGCTGAAGGAACTGTTCCTGAACTGCATCAGGATCTGACAAGGTTACTGGCCTGCGTTTGGCGAATATCAGATCATCTATTGCATCCGAGTGGAACTTACTCATGACCATGAAGGCATAAAGTAGAACTATGCTAGAGTCTCGACTAAGACATCCATCCCGCAATATCTCCTCTCGGAGTTCATTAACTGTTGGTACGTCGTTGATCAATATTATCGAGCCTTACGTTTCTTACGCTTGCTGCGTTCAAGTCTAGTGATGAGTCGATTCAAGTGTGCAAGTCTTGCTGACTCCGCATTGACCCTCTCCATCTCTTGCTTGTTCAGGATTTCCTTGAACTTCATTCGGGTCATCCAGAATGCCACTTCATTCTTAGTAGGCTTCTTTGCCTCAGGGTTTGATACTGTTTGATGCTCTACAGGCATGAATTCAACTATTTCATTAATAGCTTCCTGTATCAAAGGCTCGTTTAAAACTACATCACTCATGTCTTGCCTTTTCTCCTGGTATGCCTGCCTATATGCCACTTGCCACAGAACTTACATGTATATGGCTCATGCTGTGCTGTGTATAGCTTCTTCTTTCTTCCTTCTTCTAACTGATAGAGGGCTGAGTAGTACGTCCTGTACGGCCTTTTACGCTCACACACTTTCCACACTTCATCATTTTCGTCGTGGTGATCGGACAAACAGAAGCCTCATCCATAAAGAGAGTTCTCCACACCAGCACACGACAGTAAATGGTGCATATGCTTTGAACTATCAAACCTATCGGAATAGACAATACCTTCAGCTATCTCTACAGGACAGTTTTTGCCATTCTTGTTGGTGAGGAAGAAGATGCTCTCTCCACAGAATCGACAACGACAAGTCTTTGGAGGCACTAGCGGAGTCTCTTTAGACGGAAGGTCCTTACGTTTCTTTCTGAGGTCAGCAAGGAACCAGGTGAACTGGTCGAGCAGGGCGGCGGAACCTTCGATCTGCTCCTTCAGGGTTAGAGGTAATGCATCAACAGCACCTCTCAGTACCGACAGGGAATCCACCTTCACTGACTCAAGGGCTTTAGTCCACTGAGTTTCCAGGGATTCTTCCTGCGTCAGCGAAGCGGAGCCGCATTGGTCTGCTAGAAAACTAGAATCAAATTCTTCTTCTAACACTAAGTCTTGTTCACATGTTCTAGTGAGGCAATGGGGCTCCACCTGTTTCAGGAACCTAGAAGCATTACGCTTACTGCATTGAGCGAGTTCCACCAGTTTGTTCCTGGACGGTGGTGCGCCGTGAGTGACTAAGTAATTATCATAGACAGCCTGTATCCTGTCGACTGACTCCTGGTGGCTGATTATTTTCTTGTTGTCTTCCGGTGCAACGTGCTTTACCTTTGGCTTCCAATACGCCTTGACTATGCAATCCCATTCAACATCCTCACGGTCATCGTCAGACATCAGCAAGAACTCAGAGTCCTGTCTGTGTCGAGCAATCATGACCTGAGCCCGCTCTTCTGGGTCTTTAATGGCCGGATGCCCCTTCCACCCACAAAAAAGTGTGTAACAGGCTACTCTGTTTTGGCAACGTCTCATGGACACTTCGCCAGAAGAAGAGCCTTCCACAAGGAACCGGACGCCTTGAGCTATTCTTGCTCTTTTAGAGCGTTCCTTGTCTAGCTTTACTACGTTGTCGATGGCCTTTGCCAGCAAAGCTTTTCGCTTGTCTATAGAAGCTTCACTTCTATATTTTTTTATGGCTTCATCGTTGATTGTTTTTGTGGACTGGGTTGAACTCTTGGTAAGATTATTCATGTTGTGAATCCTGATGAAACGGTAAGCTCGTTTTATCAGCCAGGGGAACCAAGACAGTTACTAGCTGTCAGTTCCGTAAAAATATCCAGTGGCCTGCTCTTAAGGAGTGGGCTTCTGTATTCAGAGCTGATTTACCAACCTTATGCCCTCCTTACAGCCTCACTCAAAAACCTACTGCTTTCCAGGAGAGGGCAGAGCAACGTCGCAGAATGACATAGCAAGAGTTAAGGAAGGGCCGACCAATCAAAGCCTACGTTGATCGCAAGAAAAACACGATCAAGCTTTACTTCAGATACGACAAAGACACTATTGAGCGCATCAAGGCGACTGGTAGTGTCGTCTCTCCATATACTAAGACACGAACATACTGGACTATTAAGCCCACAATTGAGTCACTAGAATTTCTTGTAGAGGAAGGGGCTGACTTCCCTGTTCCTGGAGATGAGCAATACGTATTCCAGGACCTGGTCACGCAAATAGAGAATGACCAGTTACTAAAAGAAGTGAAGGTGCTTCTCTCAGATTCCTTATATGGTGATCCTGTTCCACGTTTACAAAAGCTGTGCTCTGTTCCTATAAGAGAACCGCAATGGGTGCCATTGACTTATGCACTAGCGTGCAGTGAGGCGAACTTTCTGCTGGCAGATTGCATGGGAGCGGGAAAATCTGCTGAGGCAGTACTGGTCACGCTTCACACGAAATTCTCTAAACTCCCTGTTCTTATAGTTGGGCCTGCCAACGTTGTTGATAACTGGGTAGATGAACTGGACAAATTGTTCAATATCAAGGCTCACGTTCTGACGGAGCCCTTGAAGGAGTTAATACCAGGAGTCCGATTCTATATATGTAGCTATGGTCAGCTGAAGAAGCAAATGGTCGACGGCAAGAAGATGGTTGTAGTTAAGAAGACTGTGACCGTCGACGGCAAGAAGAAAGTCATCAAGGCCAAGGAGTTAGAGAAAATCCCTTCCCCACTATTTAGAAAGGACTGGTTCATCCTGGTTGACGAGTCACTTGCAATAAAGAAAAGGACCACACTCGCCTACAAGCGTCTGAAGAAGTTTCGTAAGTATTCCACAAATATGATCTGCATGACTGGCACTCCATGTGACCGATCTATTGATCTGTTCACCACTCTTGATCTGCTCATAAAGAACTTCATGAGCTACACAGCATTCGCAGAGCTGTTCTGTGGAATGCACTGGACCAAGGGTCGAATGGTGGTGACGGGATCTACCAACATGGCAGCTCTCAATAAACTCATGAGAGAGAACTGCCTGATCAGGAGGACAAAGGAGCAACTACTTCCCTTCCTTCCTCCTAAGACAAGACAAACATTTAATCTTGGTCGGCACAGTCTGCCCAAATCCAAGAGCGCCCTTCAGATGTTCACAGACAATGCTAAATACAAAGCAGCAGATCCTGACTTTAAAGAGTGGCTAACTCAAGCAATGGATGTGGGAGAGAAGGTGTTGGTGTTTGGTCACCACAAAGAAACACTCAAGCTGGCTGAAACTATCTGTAAAGAGAATGGCTGGAAGTTTGTTCGTATTGATGGGGCAACGTCAAACAGGCAAGAGCTGGTTAGACAGTTCCAGAACGATCCTACTATCCATACATTTATCATTAGTCTAACCGCTGGAGGTATGGGGTTAAACATCACTGCCGCCAACATCAGTATTTACCCTGAATGGCATTGGTCTCCTGCCGTGATGAATCAAGCAGACGAACGAGCGCATAGACCAGGACAACTGCAAGCTTGTTACTCGCTGTATCCGCTGTTGACCACTTTCGATCACTACATAAGAGACATCATGTTCTCTAAAATGGAAAATTCAATGCGTATCGTAGACGGTGGAATTGATGACGACGTTTCATCCTCAGACATACTGAGACAAATAGCAGTGGACTACGACGTGCCACTGAAGTGAGGTCAAATGAACTTATTAGATAAGATCAGAATATTTGATAGTAGGTTAGCGGCAAGAGTACAGAACACTCTGTTCAGATTGTTCCATCCGAAACAAGCTGCGGAACTGGATGAGAAAGTAAAGAAACTAGAGGCTATGAAAGCTGCTGGTGTTGCTCGTGATCGTTTGAGAGAGGATCATTACAAGCAGGTCAATGTCGACATTCTATCTAGGCATGCACAGTGGCTAACCAGTTCTGAGGCATTAAAGTCTCACTACCTAAGGCAATACATAGGTGAATTGGTCTTGGGATATTTGAAATTCAAAGAAGACTACCCATGGACTCGTACAGAAGAGTATTTTGCAAACTATTCCTGGCGCACACCCAAACAACAACCAATCACGAACATAGATGAATAACCTTTGACAGAATAATAGCGCTTATGCTAGTTTGGAGAAGTGAGTGGTAAACGGAAAAAACAAAGGGAACCAGTTCGAACGTGATATGTGCCGTCGACTATCTATATGGATAAGCGATGGTAAGCGAGACGATTTACTTTGGCGCTCTAACAGCAGTGGTGGTCAGTTCACTCAAAGGGCTAAGACTAAGGGAGGGTTTGAGTCACAAGCGGGCGATATCGTGTCAATAGATCCCCTGTCAAAACCCTTCATGGATCTTTGCACAGTTGAGCTAAAAAACTATAACTCCTTGCAGCTACAGGGTTTGCTGTATTTTGGCAAATTTAAAATTACGACCTTCTGGCAAACGCATGTAGCATTGAGTAAGAAGGTCCATAAAATGCCGATACTGATCGGCAAGGAGCTTAGGAAACCCACAATCATACTTCTCCCGCCCATGGCAAGGGATGTCTTCAAATATGAGAAGGCACCTCTTACTAACGGCGCCTGCACAGTATCCCTTTTGGAGGATTTCCTTACCGACAACCCATACAAATATTTTGAAACAAGAGAAATAAACAAACTAATGGAGTAACCATATGGTACTAGAAGAAATCGCCAACACTGTAGACGAAAAAATTCCCACAACCGTAAAAGGTCTGTGTAGCTTCGTGCGGAGAGCTGCTAAGAAAACCTCTGATGTTAAGATCTGGTCCTCTTTGTCGGATGAAGCACAGGACTATCTAACAGCTTGCCGTAAGGCTATGCAAGAGCAACAAGAGATCCCACGTCCTGACGATTTTGTTGACGAGAGCAGTAATGTGAGTGGTACCGGTGAAGAAGACGATGAAGCTCCTCCAGCCAAGTTCAAGGTCAGCTGTAATGGCAAAAACTACTCTATCGATAATGTGCTCATGCAAATGGAGCAAGGCCGTCTCAAACTGCCTTCATTCCAGAGAAAGTTTGTATGGCCTAAGCCTACACAACAGAACTTCATCCGTGCTGTCCTGGACGATATCCCTATCATTGGGTTGACGTTCACACTGGATCTTAAGTACGGGAACGACCGCTATATTATGGATGGATTTCAGAGGCTGTCCACGCTTAAGGCGTTCAAGGATGGGGAATTCACTTTACCTAAGGGACATGAGTTTGCGGGAGTGAAGTTTGACGACCTTCCTAAAGAAGTGAGGACTCATTTTCTCTGGAAGGACATTATGGCTAACGAGGTGATCGCAGACCGTGACGTATGGCCATATATATTCCGGCAGATTAACAGAGGGGGTAATCCCCTTAAAGAGGACGAGATACGTCGAGCTACTCCATGGGGTAAGGATCATCAACAACATCCAGTCATTGAGTTGTTTGATGAGCTAGCAGAAAACCATTCTCAGTGGCTCGAAGTGTTTGGCAAAAACTCACGCTATAAAGGGTTCGGCGCGTTGGTACGTGGAGTTGCCATGCATACAAGCTACAAGCTCTTCACTAAGAAGATGTCACCATTCCTGGACACGTTTTGTAGTTCCCTTGATGTGCTTCAACTGGATGCAAAAAACCTACAAGAGCGCCTTTCTTTGATCTTCTCCGCCCTTGCTGAAGAGATTGGTAAGAGCAGCTTCCGAAATGGTAAGACAGTTAATGCTGGTCTATGCGATTGCATGTTACACGCTGGGTTATTACTCACTGCTGATGCGTCCAATTTCCCAGAGTCAGAGGAGTTAGGCACTAAACTCAAGCAAGTAAAGGCTAAGCTTCTGGCTGACCCTGCTGTAGTCAATGCCATAACTAATGACACCTCTGGTAGGGCGTCTGTAATGACTCGCATGGAAGCTGTGGAGAAAATTATAGAAGGGCTGTAGATGAGTAGTAAGGGAAGAGGGGGAATGCCAAGCATTGAGAAAGACCAATATTTTACTCCTCTGTGGTGCCTAGATTCCTTAATAGATGCTGGCATTCCCCCTCTTCCTTTTGACTCTTCACTACCTTGGCTAGAACCGTGTGCCGGATCAGGGACAATAATAAAAGCCTTCGACATGGTCGACTGGCATGCAGTAGAGCTAGACGAAAAGTATAGGCAAGATCTAGATACCATAGACAACGTTCAGACTGTATCTTGTCCACAAGATTTTCTAACCAAGGATTTCAAACAGAGGTATGCTGCCGTACTAACCAATCCTCCTTATACATTGAGCTTTGATTTTGTACAGAAGGCTATGTCACTGTCAGATACAGTGATTATGCTTCTGCGCTTGAATTGGCTTGGCTCCATTGATCGTTATGACTTTCTCAAAGCGGCAACACCTGACGTGCACATATTAACACCACGCCCAAGTTTTGTTTACGGCACCACTGACTCTACTGAGTACGCTTGGTATGTGTGGTCCCCATTTTCTACCGGTAAGATACACATGTTGAAGATGGGACCAAAGAGAAGTAAGAAAGTATCTAGGGAGTTCAAATTGTACGATGCCACTGGACGAGTCAGATTGGATTCCACTGCTTGAAGAAATGAGCAGCCACGACCTTACTAGGGTTGAGGAACTGATAGTAAAAGTTAAAGCTCACAGGATGTCGTCCGACCGTGTGGGCCGTCTGTTTATGCAACTGAGAGAAGGGTTCAAAGCGGGGGAAAATCCTCGCTTTTCTAGTTCTCAAGTTAATGTGTTTAAGCCATGGGATGCTCGTAAGGAAGAAGAGCAGAAGCAGTTTAAGGAAGCATGGGCAAAAGCGGTCAGTGATTTTACAGACAAGGGTTTCACTGATAACAAGCGGCTTCATGGGCTGATCATTAGGACAGTGGTTAATAGTCCATATTTCAAGGACAAGCTCTTGTGGTCCCTTATGCTGGATTCCTTGAGTCAAGCATATAGCCTCTTCGAAGACCAGTGGCCGTATGTGAAGACGCACGGCCTTACGTTTATAAGAGAAAACCTTGATGACAACAGATCAACAAACACTTCCAGAGAATCTACAACGGAACGTCCTGAGCCTGCTGCTGTTTGAACCGAGACATGGGATTATAGCTCGTGAGCTTTTGCCTAAAGAGGTGTGGAATTCAGACAAAGGGGTGGCTTCTTTAGTCAACTCTGTGTATGGCTTTATTGACCTATACAAGGAAGTTCCCGGAGATCACACTTTCGATCTTATAGACGACCTCAATATCAAGAGTGAGGAGAAAGAGCACCTAGACAGTCTGGTGGAATACTGCGCCAGCACCTACGATTCAATAAACATCCCTTATATATTCGGTCTGATGAACCGCTTTCATAGACAGGCTATTCTCAAGGACGCAATAAGGGAATGTGCTGGAAGAATAGACAAGGGTGAGATTGACTACGTTGAGGATGTTCTTCGTACAGCACTAAAGAAAGAGCTGGTGTCATTTAACCCTGGCTCTACTCTGTCTGATGTTCTTGACCGCATGAGACAACAGGACGACAACAACCGAGACCACATCAAACTAGGCATTCCTGCATTAGATGTACGTTTGATCCATCCACGTAGAAAAGAGTTGTTCGCCCTGGCTGCCCCAGCCAAAGGAAGTAAAAGCTGGGGGCTGATATACACGGGAGTAATGGGCATTATTGGCGGCTTTAAAGTCGCACACGTAAGTCTTGAAATGAGTGAGGATGTAGTCGGCCAACGGTATCTACAAAGTTGCTTCGCCGTTACTAAACGCCAGTGCACAATTACACAACCTCCAGCCTTTGATGGCAACCACGGAGTTAAGTGGGCTCAAGGAGTGGGGGCTAATGGCTGCTTGCAGAATGACAACACGCTTGATGATCTAGAGCGCAAGGTCAAGCACGCGATGTTCGACAATCTGCGCATCAAGGAGTTCCCTACATCAAGCCTATCGATCAACGGACTCAAAGGTTATCTAGACTCGCTTGAACAGACTGGCTTTACCCCGGATCTTCTAATCATTGACTACGCTGACCTGATGAAATTAGGCAACACCAAGGAAGCCGACCAGCGCATAGAGATCGGTAAGATCTACAAAGAGATACGAGGACTGGCTGTAGAACGTAACATCATGGTGGCAACTGCCTCACAGATTAACCGTGCCGGTGCCAGTTCTAAGAAGATTGACGCCACCCACATATCAGAAGACTACAGCAAGATAGGCACTGTAGACACGCTTCTAATTATACAAGCCACTCCTGAACAGAAGGAAGCAGGGTTTGCCGTGTTACACGTAGCTGCTGCTCGTAATGATGAGTCTGGTTTCGACGTGTACATATCTCAGAAGCTAGCTGCTGGACAGTGGTGCATGACTAGCAGTGATAAGCTCACACCAGACTTCGTTGACAAAGTCAGCAGCTTCGTAGGAATCACAATACCATGAGCGGTTGGCAAAGTTTTGTTGATGAGTACGGTATTGAGTACCGCCAGGGAAGCGGCTCTAATATTGAGGTCCAGTGCCCGCTGTGTGGATCAGACGACCGGAGCATGCACCTTGGACTACATCTGGAATCGTCGTCGTATGGATGCTGGAAAGAAGCTGAGCACCGGGGTAAGAATCCTGAGCGTATTATCAAAGCATTGATTGGATGTACATGGGAAGAGGCTAAGAGACTAAACCAGCAATATTTCCGGTGGGAGCATGCACCATACGTTCCTCCTTTGGAAGGAGAGTCGGTTCCAGTATCCGTTCCAGAAGAGTTCTGTAAGTTTGGTCAGGACTCTAGAATGGAGGAACAGTTCAAGCGCTACATAGCCAGTAGAGGAATAGATCCAGGATATGCCATACCCAGATATGATTTACGTTGGTGCGCCTTTGGTTATTATGCTTATAGACTTGTCATACCGGTTATCCACCAAGGTGTGTGGTGGACGTGGCAGGCCAGGACCATCAATGACCATGAAGTGAGATTTCTTGCTGCGCAGACTAAGGACTCTGACAAGAGAAAGGCTGATACAGCTAACAAGCCTAATGACTTTCTCTTTGATGGTGACAATCTCAAAGGTGGAAGACTTCTAGTTCTGTGCGAAGGCGCATGGGATGCGATCAAGATCAACTCCGCGATGATTCCCGGAGTGTCGGCCACGGCATTGTACGGAAAAGTGCTGATGCCAAAACAAATGAC